GTATTGTTGCTACTGATGCTACTCTTGCAAATATTGGTGTAGTTGCAGAAGTTAAGAACGAAAAGAAACAAAAAACAAATGACAATGGCCTTCCATTGTTCACTAACCCTACAACTAACAGACTTACAACAGATGCTAATACTAATGGTATTCCTAATATCCCAGTATTGGAAAACTTCGTTAAAATCACTTATCGTTTGAAATCTGTTGCTTCTGATGGCAATGATGTTAAAAAATTCGGTAAGATCTTGAAAAACGATTTCGGTCATAAACATGAAATCGGTGAAGATGACGAATACGTATTGTTCTTGTTAGCTGATAATGGTCGTGGTGCTTCTAATAAATCTTTCCGTATTTATTCTGACACTACTAGTTCCCATCCAGTTTCCTATGTGCGCTATTTCATCGACATTATCGAAAATGGTATTACATTAGAAACTATCTCCTTCACAATGAACCCAGACGTTGTTGAAAAAGATAAAAATATGGCATTGTCTAATGCAATCCGTATGCAATCTCGTCAACTTCGTGCATTGTTCTTTGATGATGAATATGATGCATTCGTAAACAACGTAGGTTATTTAATCGGCGATGATGACTTCAAAATGGCTGACGTATTGTTCGGTACAGACTTGAATGGTCGTGATTACAATAACCTTGCTGTAGACGTTTCTGATGGTGTAAACCTTTCTAACGTAATGGGTATCAGATTGCAAAATGGTTCCAATGGTTCCTTTGGTGATCGTCCTATTAAAGCTAAAGAATATGAAGCAGAATTGATCAAAGCTTTCGACGGTTCTTTCTCTGATGATATCTATGACTTGGATAATAACCGTATTGACTGTATTTTCGATGCTAACTATCCAAAACCAGTTAAACGTGCTATTGAACAATTAGCTGCATTCCGTGAAGACTTCGTATACTTCCGTGATATGGGTCTAAATATTAACTCCATTGAAGAACTTCGTATTAAAGATTATGAAAACGCTAAGAATCGTTATTGTGCAACATATATGAACTCTTACGAAATTTATGATCCTTATACTAAGAAACAAATTCCTGTTACAGTTACTTATGACTTAACTCGTCTATTTGTTAAACACTTCATCAATGGTCGTAACCGTCCATTCTGTGGTCAAAAATATGAAATCATTATCCCTAATGATACATATGTTGAAGGTACATTGAACTTTGCTCCTAAACATACTCCATACGTTAACCAATTCAAAGAATTAGATGATCTTCGTATCAACTACTTATCTTTCTATAATGGCGATGTATTGACTATGAACTCTGAGTATACTTCTCAAACAAGATATACTCAATTATCTTGGATCAATAACGTTCTAGCCGTTCAACAAGTAATCAAAGCTATTCGCGAACTTTGTCCTAAGATCCGTTATAGCTTCCTTGATGGTGATGACTTGACTAAGTATAAGAAAGACGTAAACGACTTGATCGTTAACCGTTATTCTAACTTGTTCTCTTCCTTCGAAATCGAATACGTATCCAATGCATTGTATAATTCCAATAAAATTATCTATGCTTGCTTATACGTTAAATTCCGTAATTTCGTTCAAACAGAGATCTTCAAGATTATTGCGTTGGATTAATAGGAGGGTAATAAATAATGTCTAAAGAAACCGTAAGCAATATTTTTGACAGTACCCTCGACCCTCGCGATGTAACCAAATATACATTGATGCGTGGTGTAACAGACTTCACAAATCTTCAACAATTTGATTTGTACGAAACTGGGTACTCCTTCTTGATCTGTCTTGATATTCCTAAATTCTTGACAGCTCTTAGAAGCCGTAATAATACATACGATACTTTGATTCGTAACTACCGTCATATCTTAGAATATGAATTCCGTGGTGCTCAAGGTATCGAAGATATCGGTGCAGAAACTAACCAATTAACAAATGGTATCACTGATCTCAATATTATTACAAAAACTACTGAACAAGGTGGTACTTCCTTCAGCATGAACTATTACGAACGTTCTGGTTCTTTGATTACTAAGGTTAACGAATTATTCATTCGTGGTGTAAAAGACCCTCGTACTCAATTCAAACGTTACAATGGTTTGCTTAAATATCCTGAATACACAGGTAAAGACAATGCTGGCCTTACTAAAGGTTACCAATCTGAAATCTTCCATTTCTTATTGATCGTAACTGATAACACTGGCTTGAATGTTGAAAAAGCATACATCCTTGCTTCTTGCCAACCAAACGTTGCTAATACTTCTATTTACAACGTAACTCGTGGTGAAATCAACTTCTCTGAAATCGCATTGCAATTCAATGGTTTCCCAATTCCTGGTCGAATTGTAAACCAACGTGCAGTGGAATTCTTAGATTTCATTAACAAACACACTTGCTTCGATGAAATGGAATTCGGATATAATATCCTCAACAAATCCTTGCATCCTGAAGCAGCTGTTGAAGTATATGCTGGTTCTGCTGACGCTACTGTTGCAGATTCCCCAACATATGATAGCATTGTTAACCTTAAATCTACTATCTAAGATTAATAATACACAATCTATCCCTCTATACCGTTTCGGCGGTATAGAGGTTCTTTATGTCAAAGTGATTAAATAGTATCCCCGGTACATTAAGGTAATTATTGCTAAAATCGACATTTTATTTTTAGGAGGTACAAATCATTGGCTGACGACAATAAAAAAGGAAGACGTACTCCGACACCAGATGAGCTACCTATTGTAAGCATGGATACAAATAAGAAAATTGCTGGCAGTATCCAAGCTAACATTGATGACCTATATAAGAATACATATTTTACGAATAATGATAATAGTAAATATATCGATAGTATCAAACGTAAGATGGATGATGACTTAGAAGGTCTTATTGATAAAGCCAAAGCTCAAAATGGCGGAACTAATATGGCTGATCTCTATGCTAGAACATTAGCCAGAAATGATACTGATTCTCTTAATGAAATCAGATCTGCATTAGAAGATGAAACAGTATTAGCAGATATCATGGATATCTATTCCCAAAATGCTTTGGTTAGAGATCTAGATAGAGAAATTGATACTGTTTGTAAATATATGCCTAAACTTGATGAGGCATTAGATATTAAAAAGGATAATGTATTATCTGCAGACCACTTTAATGATGATGCTGTTCGTATTAGTATCGAAAATGTTGCTGGTGCTGGAATTACGAATGATAACAATAATAAATCAGAAGCTGATGGTTCTGATTTAGAACTGTTTGCTAGAAAATATGATTTAGAAGCTTTTAGAAATGAGTTATATTCTAAGACAGCAAAATATGGCGAACAGTTTGTATATATTGTGCCATATAAAAGAGCTCTAGAAAAACTTATTGCTAGAACAGATGGAGCAAGTCTATTATCTGAAGAAGGAATTCTTACAGAAGAATCTATTAATGAAGGATTGCAATCTATTAATGAGACTCTAAGTTTTAGATATACTGATACTGATGAATCTAAACTAAAATCATTTGGAGCTCAAGAATTATATGATTTATCTGAATCTACTTTATCCGATTCAAGTTTAGAAGGATTAAAATCTAATAATATCGAATATTCTGGATTGGATATTGAAATAAACAAAACAGGAGTAATTCCTGGTATCATTGCTCAGGAATGTAATATGAGACGCATTTTCAGTGAAACTGTCTCTCTATTTGGTGAGGAGTCGCTTGGTTCTGCACGCAATGCATATCTTTCTAACTCTCTTTATTTTAAAAATATTAATAAAAAATTAAAGAAAGCTGCTCAAGGAGGAACTTTAGAAGGTCCTACTAGTTTAGCTGATGATGGTTTAAAAGATCTAGATGAACCAACAAAAGCTAATGATGCAGAACAGTTGGAAATTCCTGGTGCTGTATTTGAGATCTTAGAGCATGATAGAGTAAAACCTATCTATATTAATAATACCTGCCTAGGATATTATTACATTGAAATGAATGATCCTAATGGTGGTAATGCAGAAGAACAAATGACATTCACTTCTACATTAGGTGGTATGAGACCTAGAAGAACTGCTAGAGAGAATGAAGCCAATGGTGGTACTTCTACTCAAGATAATGAAGTTCTTATGAAGATCGCTAGAAAGATTGCTCAAAGAATTGATAAGAAATTTATTAACTCTAATCAAGACATTGCTAAAGAGATCTATACTGTATTGAAATATAATGCAGATAATAATGGCAAGACTACTAAACTTCGTATTAGCTTTATTCCACCATCTGATATTATTCATTCTTACTTTGAATTGAATAAGAAAACTCATCGTGGTGTATCCGATATTGTTAAATCCTTATTCCCAGCTAAACTATATACTTGCTTATATATCTCTAATACAATTGCATTATTAACTCGTGGTTATGATAAACGATTGTATCATGTAAAACAAACAATTGATACAAATATCACATCCGTACTTCTTAATGTAATTAACCAAATCAAACGTTCTAACTTCAATTTACGTCAGATTGAAAATATGAATAATATCATGAACGTTACTGGTAGATTTAATGATTTGGTAATCCCTCAAAATGCTAATGGTGAATCTCCTGTAAGTTTTGAAATTATGCCTGGTCAAAACGTAGAAGTTAAAACAGAGTTTATGAATATGCTAGAAGAAATGGCTGTAAACCAAACAGGTGTTTCTTTGGAAATGGTAAACAGTAGATATCAAGAATCTACAGCTACTCATCTTACTATGAGTAATTCTAGATTCCTTATTAAGGTTTATGCTAGACAAAAACTATATGAGCCAATCTTATCTGCTATCTATACTAAACTCTATCAATATGAATACAATACGAATTCTATTATCAAAGTAGAACTTCCACCTCCAATCATGTTGAACTTTACTAATACTTCTCAAATCTTATCTATGTCTCAAGAGTTGATTCAAAATATCGTTCAAATGAAATTTGGTACTACTCAAAATGAACAAGAAAAATTAGCATTCACTTCTCTTCTTATGGAATACTATTATGATTCCTTCTTACCAATGGATAAGATTAATGCAATGGCTGACAAGGCTAAAGCTAAAACAGCTGCTAACAAACCTGTATCCGCTGGTGGAGATGGAGGAGATATGGGTGGAGCCCAATATTAATTCTAAATGAAAATCCTAACTAAATAATAATGAAAGAGATTTTAAAACTTAATAAAAAAAAATAGTGTTGTATGAAAATACATTTTTAAGGTGAGTATAAATTAGACCAAAAAGTTTTTCTAATCAGAAAATGCTCTATACATTATATTCAATATTTAGCTTCACCTTAAACTCTCTTAAATATTATGACCTACTATTGCAAGTTTTTTCACATACTTTTCCAACTACAATGGTATCGTAACATTTAACTTTCTCCAAAAGTATTTTGCAACAATTCCTTAGTTGATCTCTTTCATAAAATCCTATCAGATTTTAATCAAAATCCTACTAAAGAGCACGGTATTAAAAATAAATAATTATTTTTCCACACAAAACTTGTTACAACAAATCAAGGATAATTGTGGTCTAAATTTAAACAGTATTCTCATTACCTCAAGTAACCAATATTAAGAATGTATAATGACAATACATCAAACCTTTTATATAAAACTGTAATGAAAGAATTCTAGCTTAATTTAGAAACTGCTTAATTAAAAGATGATAGGTTCATTTTTGTACATTTTATGATTCTATTGAGTTACCGTGGTGTAAACTTTGACCAAAATGTATGTTATGACATAGAAACACAATACTTGTAGAAAAATTTCAATTTACTGCACAAACAAAGGATTGGAGAAGGGATTAATTCCCTTCTCCATCTTTTTGTGTCAATTCAACTACTTGTTTCAAATTAGGTCTATCTTGTATAAGTTGTAATCTTCTCTTTTCTTCTCTTTCAATCTCTAATAGCTTTTGATTAATATCATGATCTGATAATTGTATTTCTACACAATCTGTTGCAATCTTTTTAAATAGAGGTTTCTTAGAAGCATAATAATGTTTTAGAGTAGAGAAACCAACATCTACTACATCTACATATCTTGTATTATGAGCTCTAGTCCTACCAAAGGTTTGTTTTGTTAATACTTGAGATTTAAATGGTTCATTAAGAACGATAGTCATTTCTAATCCTTGAATATCTAATGCAGCACCGGCTGATTTAGTAGTGGTAAGAATAATTTTATTATTAAGCTCTTTAGTCTTACTTTCTTTTGGAACTAAGGATGAGAATAACCCTATACTTAAATTAGGATAATAATACTTTATCCAATAATAAGTTCTCATGATAGCATAATTAGTTCCAATATATATTAGAACTTTACCTTGTGGTGATACTGTTTGTTCTATCATAACCATTAATATCTTAAGTATCTTATAATAGTTTTCTTGGAATGTAAGATACTCAGTATATTTAACTCTATCAAATCCATAGATATTACTACAAGCTGATATATCTGTTGCTTTAGGATGAGAATTAAACAGCATCGATATATAACTAGTATGAGGATCTTTATCCTCATCAAATAAGTCAATAGATGGAACTGTTTTAAAAGCTGTTTGATATATTCTATTATTAAAGAAATCAGATTGAATAGGAGTGGCTGTTAGATAATAAGTCTTTGCCACGTCTGTAAAGAAATCAATCATACAGATATTATCAAACCATAGATGAGCTTCATCATATATCTTAACACCGATTTCTAATCTTCTAAATAGAGCAGATACCATATCCCAACCATATTTCTTAGCAAAGGATTTAATAGTACTATGAGAGCATAAGAAGAATTTAATCTTAGATACATCTTTCATACCATTAATAAGTTTAGCAATAGATCCAACACCTGCTATAGTATAAATCTCATCATCCCTAAGATTAGTATATTCTTTGATCTTTTCTCTCCATTGGTCTATCCAATCTAATGAAGATGTGATCATCATAGTTCTCATAGAAAGATATGCAAAGGTTACTATAGCTACATATGTTTTACCAACACCAGTGTTTAAATTTACTTGTAACTGAGCAGCTCTTTCATTCTTTTCATATGGAGGCATTCCTAAACAGAATTTGATAGCCTCTTTTTGCTTTTCATCTCTTGGAGTATATTTTAACTTTACTCCACTTACCCTAGCAAATTTATCAGGACCTACTTTATGGAAGATATCTCTACCAAAAGATCGTTCTATGTAATACTGCTCTATACCAGCAGGAAGATACAAGTCTTTCTTTTCTGCATCATAATACATACCCTTAGCTTCTAATCTATGATATGCTTTGTTGTATACTGAGAATTTGCGTTCAATAAACTCATTATCACCAGGCTCATAGTTGTGGATAATTGTAGTAGTTTTGCGCATTTCTATTTTACTATTTACATTATTCATTATATTTCTCCTTAAATTCGATTACTATATCGTCTCATTTCTCATATTTATAGTATACAACCAAGATTGCAGATAAAAAAAATAAAGAGAGCAGAATTGATCTGCCCTCTATTCTTTGTTAAGGTTTAAGAGTCTTTATAACATTTTCTATTTCCTTCATAGTTCTATGATGAACCTCTAAAGATAATAACAGTTTTTGACTATCCAACCCAAGATCTTTGGATACTATTTTTATGAGATCCATTTTATCTTCTCTAGTACAAATTATTTTAGAGAACGTTACAAACTTTTTATCTTCATTTTTGAAATCGATTCTTTTATTATAAAGAATCTTGCTAAGCTCTTTAGCATTATTGTAATATGTATCTGTCATAGTACGACATTTTTTAAACAATACTTCAGTCATCGCATAGAATGATTTAGGACTCAATGCTAAAAATTCTTTACGTTCACTATGATAAAAATTAATCATTTTTTATTAAATTTCCTTTCAAATTTTGGAGTTATTCTCATAACTAGTTTTAACTTAGCTGGATCTAGTTTTACAAACTCCTTTGCTGTGTAATCTACTATTGTGCTGCTTTCTATATTACTTATACCATCACAATACGCAGGTTGTCCACTGCTTAATGTAAATCTCTTTTGATTATAAAGTATCTCATGCAGAGTTACCCCTAATTGGAAATATACTTCATCAGCCCTTCTACCCCTATTCATTCCAATTGAATCTTTATTAATTTCACATTTGAATTCAGCTGTTTCAAAGGCAGTTTTTAAGGTTGGTTGAATCATATCAAAGAAGTCTTCTACCCCAACATTATTAGGAACCATTAGATCAGTATATTCACTTTTTATCATTAATACTACCATATGTTTTCCAACTTCTTTCCATATAATTTTACACATTCTGCATTAGTATCCCTAGCAACATTCATTGCATTTAATCCTAATTCCTGTTTTAGGATAATAGCTTGTTTACAGAATGCATATACAGCTTTAAAATCTTTAAGTTTGAAGTTGTAGTATTTACAAGCTTCTTTCATTACAAGATTCTCATCACCTCTAGCGAATGTTACATTTAGAATATGGCTTCTATGCATTCCAGTAGATGATGTAAAATAAAACCCATATAGATCTTTCTTATTCATTACCTTTGCTATAACCTTAGCAACCTCCACCATCATATTCTTTGGAGAGTTTTGGTATTCAATAAGATAATATCTTTTATCTAACAAAACAAAAGCTTTGATCAATCCTTGTACAAACATTTCTGGCTCAAATGTATAATCCTGAATTCTTTCGACAGTATTCTTATTCTTATTCGTTACTTTTAATTTAAATCTAATCATTTTCCCTGTACCCCTTTTTATTATTCTACTACAAACTTTGGTTCCCAGAATCTTTTCATATCTTCACCATAATAATATACTATAATGGATTTAATATGATTCTCTAAGAACTTAAAATCTCCTTTTACGAAATACTTCTTAGAATAAAGCACATCATAAAATCTTTTGAAATGAGTTTTAAAGAACTCAAAGAATTCTTCACTCAAGACTTTTTTAATAAGTTCTCTTCCATCCGATTCTTCTAATGATATAGAATCAAAGATGATATGACCGTAAATAAAACTCCCATCAAATAGAATTTGCCCTAGATAGTTTGCTACTTTGGTTACCATTGTATCAATGAAGTCATATTCGTCTATCAATGTCCCATCTCTTTTAAAACTATCAGCTTTAAAAGCGAATGATAACATCTGATTCTGCAAATAATATACCATTTGATCTGCATTTAGATATAGATCATTACAATCTAATATCCTCCTAGAGTCTAAAATATTACATACAAACATTTTATTTTTCCTCCTTAAAATTAATATAATACTTCATAATTATAGTATATAATTATAGCTGAAATTGTCTTGACATTTAGATGAGGTGGTATTATCTTTCCTTTGTTTAAATAATAAGCCTTTGTTAACTTGTTACTTTTAACTATTACTCTCCTTAAAAGTAAAATACCTCCTTAAAGAGTTGCTTGCTTACTCTGAGGGACCATTCACAATTGGCAACACTTTTGTGGATCAGAAGAACTTTTTCATTATAATACCTTACGATTAATTCTAATACTTTTCAAAAATTAACCTATAAAAAATAATACCACTTCAGACTCTAGTCAGGTTATCTGACTAGAGTTCTTTTCATGTGTAGTAACCCAGAAAAATATCTTTAAAAACAAAAAAAAAATAAAGGCGGATATTAACCGCCAGGAATTGATCCACCTTTATTTTTTGAAGACTTCTAACGATTAATATTAATATAATTCGTCATCATCATCTTCTGTTTTTTCAATGTGTTTGATACGATCAAACGTACGTTTGAAGTCCGCTTCTGCTTTTGCTTTTGCTTCCTTGCGTGCTTTTTCAGCTTTCGCTTCAGTCTCGATTTCTTTAAATGCAGAATTTAATTCTTTCTTGTAATCAATATTGAAATTCTTGATTAAAGATTTGATATTCAAAGCTAAGCCTTTAATTGTGCATACGATGCCGTTAATTGTATATGAATATTTTTCGTATACGCTTGCTGCAGCCAATGTCAATTTCTCATGACTTTCGAAATCGATTGTAGTTTTACCACAATCTTTACACAACCCAGAATATTCAAAGTGTCCCGCAGAGTTTCCTTCGCGGTATTTTTTTGTAAGGTCAACTTTTCGCATATTGCCTTCAAAGTCAAACTTATGCATCAAATTAGCTAATACCATGGATTCTTTTTCTGTAAATGTGATTTGGAATTTCATTTTTGTTCTCCTTTTTAAATTAATATACTAAAATGAAATATATGAATAGATTCTCACTTTCTTCTATTCACTACTATAGTATACAACTGAAATAATAGAATTTTACAAAAAAGAATAGGGGTAGGGAAATTAATCCCTACCCCTCATTCGGTGTATCACAGATATTTTACCATATATTCTAGTCTAATTCAGTCTTAGGTTCATTTCTAAATGGTGCTAAGAATGCTTTAATATCTCTAGGAGCTTTCTTACCTTTATGATCATGATTGAATGCAATAGGGCATTCGCCTTTCTTGATCTTAGGTTTATTAACCTCAGCCCATACTTCATGCTGAGCATTAAGGAATTTCTTAGGTTTATCCATAAAGAATGGATCAAGAATACTAGGAGCTGTTTTCTTCTTATTCAATGGATAGAATAATGCCTTAGCAAGCTTTTGATAATCCAAAGATACGATTACAGACTTATTATCGGTCAAGGCCTCATTGAGGGTTAAGATCTCATACTTAGCGTCGGGATTTGACCAATCAGGCATCTCTAATCTGCTCGTGTCCGCACAAATCTGAGAGGCCATTATTGTTTCTAGATGGATAGATTGACATTTTACACCACCTTGGATAGCTGCATCTTGTAATGCTTCTACAATTGTATCTTTATCATAAGATTTAGTAACAGCTTTCTTATTAATTGTATCTGTAAAGATATCAAGAGATTTACCCAAGTCATTGTTTTGAATTTTCAATAAGAATAATTCAATATCCTGCAATTCATTCAATGGAATATCTACATCGATATTATCAATGACAATATCTTCATCTTCAATAGCTTTAGAAATCATAGCAGCTAATTTATTAGAAATATATAATTTCTCATCAATAGGATTTCCATCTTCTCCTACAGCAGTTATTTTAGTATATACCTCATCATCTGGAGTAATAATTTCAAAGCTGTTGATAAATTGATCTACAAATGGACCATCATCTTCAGATGTGTGCATATCATCAGAGAAGGATCTATGTTTAAAGAATTCATCATCATTTTCTAATTGAATATCTTGTGTCTTGATTCTAAGTTTCCAACCAGACATTTGTTTATTCTTAAAGATATCTTCTTTAAGAGAAATTTCATTTACATTTGCTACTTCAAAGAAATCATTAAATTGAGGAACCCATTTGATAATCTTGATAACGGTTTCTAACAAATGTTTAGCAGATAAACGTTTTTGAGTATATTGGGAAGTGATCAATTCTGTGGCAATACGACCAATAGAAATATCTTTGTTTGTATGACCTAGATCACCATAGCACTTATAACATACACCATGTCCTTCTGCATGAGATTTACAAGTAATAGGACTTCGTAACCAAATCTTTTGTCCTATTAAACCATAATCTGTTCTCTTGATCTTAAATTCAAGACCATATCTTTCAAAGCGGAAATATCTATCATCAAGCATTGAAAGATGTTTCTTATCCTTGACTGTAATATGAACAAAGTTCTTTGTGCCACAATCATAATTTTTATCTGGATGGATATGTGTATCCATATTATTCAAACCTAGGATACGAGAGAAACCACCAGACTCACCAACGTTCTTTTTAGAGATGATTTGTGCTACACGAGATGCACCATTATCAATATATTGAGCAACAAGGTTATTTAAACCACCATTGATATAAGAGCTATTAATAATATCATGATAGATAGATCCTTGACCATCTGGCTTGGTACCGATGTTGATATTGTTTTCTTTATACTGTCTAATATTGATACCCTCTTGAGCACCAAAGGCATATTTAAGACAATGATCGTATCCGACGATCTCATTAGATTTCATGATGTAGTTATCAATAGCATCATGAACTAATTCCATACCTCTATCTTTTACTTCACCAATAGGAACATTGCTAAGATCGGCATGTAATAGATTAAAGTAATCTTTACTCTTTTGCATGATATCAATATCATCTTCTAAGTTCAAAGTGTTTGCTAAGAATAAAGCAAATTCATCAATATAAGAGAAATGATATACTGTATCAGCAATAGCATTATTAAGCAACTTATTTTCAATAGAGATCTTATTTGGATCGATTATATTCTTATCGATATATGCTTTGATAGCATCGGCAGTAGTGAATTTCTCAAAAAATAAGTGCTCTGGTTTGATAGTTTGTTCTATATAAACTATCGGGAACCACATCATGAGATTCAATAAATAATCCATGATATTAAGTTCGACCGATAAGCTTTGATTTCCTTCAAAGAAAGGTTCTACAAATAAACTTTGCACTGCTGGTGTTTCTATACCATCTCTTAGGATATTTAATACTCCTTGAAAATGATGATTCCAATTATCTCTCGTTATGGCACGAGTATCAATTTTTAGTTTCCCTTTTTTCACTAATTCCGCATAAATGTAATAATTAGTGAAGTTACTAACGGATTGCATTTCTTGCATTTTGTCCTCCTTAAATTAATCACTTTTAACCTTATAAGGTTGTAAACGTGATTGTATAAATCTACTACCACTTTTATAGTGTATATTTAAAATACAGATTGACACAAAAAGGTAGACTACGGAAATGAATCCGTAGTCTTATTGTGTAGATATTTTTAGATTTTAAGAGGTGGTCAATATTTAGGTATTAGCGACCGATTTTGTTGAAGTTGAAAGCGTCTGGAGTCAATTTGATAAGACGTTTTTGAGATTGCATTGCATCACGGCGTACACGGTTAGCATATTTAGTGTAGATCTTTTTCAACAAACGGCGTTCATTAACACGGTTTTTACGAAGAGCTTCCCAGTCAGCGTCACCTTGTTCACGAGCCATTTGAATGGATGCCAAGTGAATACGACGGTTCAAGTCATCTTTACGAGTCATTTTAACTACGGAACGACGACCCAATACACCAGCTTCAACTAAGTTTTGGAAATCAGCGGATTCAGTATAAGCACTAAATTCTTCGTCAGTCATACGGTTCATTTGATCGATCAACATGTTTTCCAACAAAGCGTCTTGATCAACGATACCAGCACCATGAGATTCAACTACAGGTTCATGGGATTCATTAACTACGAATCCTTCGTTTTTGTCAAATAACATAATTCTTTTACCTCCTAGGATAGTAAATTGTTAATAAAAGTTGAGTTATAACTCTAAATGTGTGCGATATATGTGCTCGCACAAGGAGTTTACCAATATGTTCCTCATATCAAATGCATAAACACTTATCTAGTTATATACTATTAAAATGTAGTAGGATTTAAACACCTTAATAGGCGATAAATATATAGAGGAGGAAATTAAATGCAAAATAATATTGATATGCCGAAAGGTATAACAATTCAAAGATATAAAGAGACAATGCTTTATGTGATGGAACGTGTATGCCCTAAGCTATCTAGAATGGAAATACTAGATGCTATAGATTATAGTATTAATAAAAGATATAAAGCTGGTACTGCTAGATTACATAATAACTACACAAAGACTGAAGTTAATATGGATTTCATTAAACTAGCAAATGATCTTCTTAATAAGAAGGCAATCATGACAACAGAGGGTGTATTGTTTGGCAAACATGGCTCTGTAAAGAATCCATTCTATAATTTGATTCAATATCTAGCAGATAAACGTGATGAAGCTAAAAAGGAAATGAAGAAATATCCTAAAGGATCTGAACAGTTTAATGCATGGAATCTTAAACAGTTGAATTACAAAGTATCTGCCAATGCATTATATGGTTGTGCTGGTCAGTATAGTAGTATTTTCTATAACCTTTATCTGTGTACCGCGATAACTGGTCAAGGCCGTGGTTGTATTTCCGCATCAATTACAATGTTTGAAGGTCTTCTAGGTAACAATATGAGATTTGAATCTCTTACAGAAGTGCTGCAGTATATTGATAATATTGTAAATGATCAGAAAGAAGAACGATTCTCTAAGTTCAATGATTGGGATGTATTGGATAGAAATATCACAGTAGAAGAATGCTATCTTCGTATTATGGATATTTGTGGTACTAAAAACTGGATCCCATCTCAAGAAGCAAGAGAAGCTATTTGGAATACTATCTGTAATCTAGATCAAAGATGTATCAATATAGTTTATTATAAGAATAATCTATACAAGTTCTGTGAGAATAGAAGAGTTATCAATCTTATTCTTCAAATGCTTACTAAGATGGAAGAACCATATCTAGATCCAAACAAAGTTCCAGAGACTATAGAATATGAACTTAAACTATTTAAAGATCTAGTCTTTGAATATATCTATTACCGTCATATGTTTATAGATAAACTTCCTAGAGTATATGAAATGCAACGTGATATTGTATTGATTACAGATACAGATTCTTGTATTATATCTTTAGATGAGTGGTATCAATTTGTATTAAAATATACAATAGGTATTCCTATGAAGATTAAATATACTCAAGCTCAAATAGATGAAGAGTCTGATAAGCTTATTATGCAATACAGAAGTAATGAGCCTAAATACGAATATGATTTCTATGATAGTAAGTTGGTAGAGGCTAAGAGAAAGAAATATCCATTAGTTGTTATTGAAGAAGATTCTCTAAGATATAGTATTGTAGATATCATGTCTTATGTAGTAAGCCAACTTATCTTAGACTATATGATTTTGTTTAGTGAAAACTATAATACATATGCTGAAGATAGAGATTGCTTGCTTATTATGAAGAATGAGTTCTTATTCAAATCCTTATTACTTACAAAAGGTAAAAAGAATTACTCCACTCTTCAATTAGTTCAAGAAGGCAACCTAATTCCAGAAGATAAACAAATGGATATTAAAGGTATGCCTATGAGTAAAGTTGGTACTCCAGAATCTACGGCTAAGAGACTAGAACAAATTCTAGAGTATGATGTATTAAGAAACTCATTCATAGATCAAATAGATTTGGTTAAGAAGTTTACTGTATTGGAAAGAGAGATTTACGAATCCCTAAAAAATAAAAGTAAAGACTTCCACAAACCTGCTCGTATCAAATCTATGAACTTCTATAAAAATCCTATGGCTGTCCAAGGTATTAAAGCTGCTTATGCTTATAATACTATTAAAGATAGATCAGAAGAAGGTATTAATCTAGAAGAACGTAATAGTGTTCTTATTATTAAGACTAATCTTACTACTAAGAATATTAATGAGATAGCAAAATCTCATCCAGAACATTGTATGAGAGCTAATGAGTTATTAAAAGATCCAAACTACAAAGCTGGTATTACGTCTATAGCTATTCCATCGAATATCGATATCCCTGACTGGATAATTCCATTCATTAATTATACCGATATCATTCAATCAAATCTAAGAAACTTCCCATTAGAGGAACTTGGTATTAGTAAGATGGATAGTAAGAATGTAACTCATACAAATATCCTTCAATTTTAGGAGGTTATAATGCTTATAGGAATAGAAGCAGAAGTTATGGCTGGGATTATAGCAAAGAAGATTATCAATGCTTATAATTCTAAGCTTGAGACTGAGGTTAGGCTAGCATTAGATTCGATAAGGTGTTTAATAACTGAAACTGAATCAGAGACTGAGGTATTAAATATACTTAGAAATAAATATGGTATGAGATTGGTATTTAAAAAAGTCCATGATAATGCTACTACTCATACATATATTGCATTGGAATATAAAGATTTAGCATTTAGAATAGAATAAGTAGAGAGGGATCATCCCTCTCTACAAATTTTTGTATAATTATATACTATAATTATGAAGAACATACTTCAAATATATGTGATTGAGTTTATGCGTTAATATTTTTTATTTTGGAGGTAGATGAAATGATCAAAACACAAGTAAGTTTTAAAGAAATGGTATCCCATTCAGGAGAGGTATCTGGATTTAATATTCCTGAATATTCAAGAAAGACTTTATATAGAAGAACAAAAAGTGGAGATAATAGAATTATCCCATCTCAACATTTTACAATCTTTGCAAGTTCTGTAGAAGATAAATGTATCTATGAATCTGAAGATGGTAGAAAGATTTATATTAAACCACTATTAGATCCAAAAGATAAAAGAAATGAAAAAGTTTCTAGTATTATGAATTCTTTAGAAAAAGGATTTAAGCTTCTGGGATCTGAACTTCTTACATATTTAGATTTTAGATATAATGAAGATGAAAGTCGTATTAAATACAATGATTATCATCTAATCGTTGCAAATAAATTACCTTATTTGACTCCAATCATTCTTATGAATTATGGACCATCTGATCAGGTAGTAGTAGGAAGTTTAGGAGATATTTTCTTTGATGCTTGCAGTGATCGTATCGTTAATGAAGATGATTCTTGGGCATTCGTTCATGATGATATCAAGCCAGAAATGATTGGTTATTCTAAATTTGGCAAAATGCTTTCTAATGAAGAATATAAAATAGAAAGCTTCTCTGATTATGATGATGATATTAAATTACATATCGGAGAAAAAATGTATATTCGATCCTTCTTAGTAAATCAAATTGAAGATAGTTGGGATTTCCCATGTGATAGAGGTTATAGGAATTTTCCATTATCTAGATTATACAAGAGATTAGAATATGATGTGTTATCTCGTTCCTTTAAAGAACTAACCAAGTTAGAGCAAAATAGAGATCATGACTTTATCGCTGTTGATGAAAATGAATATTTCAGTGATGATATCGATTTGACTAATCCAGAATTTAAAGGATTTGATAGACGACCTGTGTCTAAGTTGAACCCTCATGATAAAATGACTATTGGTAAATTGTCTAATAATATCAGTAACGAATATTTGGATGCGGTTACTTCTATCTTACAAGAGCATCGATATGAATTGAAAAATGCTATTGCGAAGATCTTGCTAAGAGGATATAATGATACTGATGGTATGAGAGTCATCGATGTTCCAGATCAAGATACTTTTGATAATCTAGAATTATATTTGGCTAGGGTTAGTCATATTCCTTTAACATCGACTATTGAAAATAGCGTCAAAGATCTATCGGATGATACTAACTTTATTCATGTAGTGTTATTAAAAACATGCGATCCTACAGAAGATGATTATGGTCCTGTATATATCCCATTATTTAAAATCAAAAGTTATAAGTTTACTCCTATGGAAGATTTTGATGGGAATAAATTACAAGAGACCTATATCGATTATCCAAAAAATGTATCATTTAGAACAATGGTAAAATATGATACATTAAAAGCATTAACAGGATTCTTCTCTGGAATGATTCCTAATATCAGTGGAAGAACTCCTATGACTCTTGATAAAAGAGCGGCTGTATTATTAAGTGATAATACTTTATACATTTCAGATTTTACCAAATCAACTAGTATAACTAGATGGTCTGTAGTAACTGAAACTGATGAGTATTTGATTTATGGTAATATCAATGCATTAGATGTTGGGTATATGCCTGAGTTTATAGTGGATGCTGTAAGTATAGAAAAAGAAGATTAGAAATTTGAAGGGCAGTGCAAGTTATGAATGAATTTATTACAATTAATTTAGGAGGATACCCAGTACGGGTATCCTCTTATTCTCGTCTCTTACATCGTGAACAAGGAGATGATATAAATGGTTTTGAACCATTGAGTGACTTTGGTTACAATTCTATTTTATTCCATAATCTAGGTTTTAATACAGCTCCAATTGGATTGCAATGGATTGAATCTGGAAAGCCAATTGAATGGATTGCTAAAGAATCTAATAATGTATTAGATATTCCTATGACAAAAAATAAACTAATGCTATTAGGACCAACAAGTCTATTAGACTTAATACGTATTGTAAGATTATGGGGTGCTGGTCATGTAGAGAATGGTAATATTTTAGACTATATTCATTCTTTCCAATTACCAGAACCAGATCAAATCAAATACCTAATAGAAAATAGTTATAAGGTTTCTAGGAAACCAATTATTAGAAAGAAAACAGATAGTTGGTTGACTTCCAATATTGAGATGAGAAGATTGTACAATATCAATCCAAATGTAGATGAGGAATATTATGAGAATTGCTTCCGTAATTATACTAAGTATTTTAGAGAAGCAATTATAACAAATCCAATTCCTTTATTTGTAGCTTCTATTATCGATCCAGACTTCTTATTTGGATTGATCAGAGAATCTGAGATTCAAGCTGCTAAGATTGTTAATGCTCAAAAATATGATGATATTGCAGCTCTTAGAAAAGATGAAGATATGTTTGATGAGTTTATCAAAGTATTTTCAGTCTTTGAGGAACAAGTAAATGAAATGTATGCTCAAGAAGGAGCATTTGCATTTACTAAAGATCTTAGAAACTCTATGGAATTTGTTCCATCTGGTAGTGTGTCTATGATGTATAGAACTCATAAGGCTGCTATGGAAGATACAAAGGCTAATAAGTTCTACAAACTTATTAGCGAAGACGATGTTATTGCGGACTTATCTATGGTATCTGATTATACCGATAATGAGCTAGTAGAGAATGATAGACAAGAGATCTTTAAATATATTGATAAGAAGTCCCTTCCTACATTCTTGACTGATATGGTTACAAAAGAAGATGGATCTAAGGTTCAATCTGATGCATATAATGCTGTTATGATTAGATTGAAAAGAATTATTACTTGTCTTAAAGTAAACTTCCCAGACATGTTTGATTCTAAAGATAAAATGATCATAACCAAACCATTCTATATGGATGAGAATAGATTTGCATTATATAGCAAAGTAACTAATGAAGTTATTATCGCTACTAATGATAGAAAGATCTATATTATGAGTCCTAAGAATGCTATTGATCTTTATAAGTCTTTATATAATACAAAGGTACTTTTAGATCCTAAAGAGATTCCACCAGAATGCTCTCCAGCAGCTCCTAGAATGAAATTAATTGGTGAAAAGAATGAAAATGTTCCACCAATAGTTTCTGAGCCTATTCCAACTGGTAAACTAGTCAATGAAGCTTATCAAACTCCTCAGTATGATAATGTGATCGGCTCTTCTGGAATACAGGTTGATGAAGATGGTATGATAGGAATTAATATCTCCAATTACGTTGAGCAATAGAAAATAACAAGAAGTCTGACCTCTAAATAACTAGAGGTCAGATATTCTGTTTTAAAATTATTTGAGGGTGAAGGGGAGATATTTTTTATGTTACCAGCGGATGAACGACGTATGAAAGAGGTCGTATTATTATATAATAAAGTTCAAGATAAAATTATGTTTTTAGGAATGAATGCGATTCTTAAAATGAACGTGGTTCTATATACTGGCGGATATATGGATCCAAATAAAGGGAAGAAATATTATTATGGAGAAGTAAAATATACAGATGATGAAGGTCTTAATAAAAAGAAGATAAACAGAAATTTTGATGCTTATCTTACTATAGAAAATATCAAACCTACAGAAGCTGGTACAAAAGAGAATATTATAATAAGAGGTGCTCAATTAGAATTAATGAGATTAACCTTACTTCCAACTTTAGAGAAGATCGTATTACAACCAGAATTGTTTTATGAGTCTAGAAATAAAAAATTATATTTGGGAGAAGCTCCAGCAACTACTATAGAGTGCGGTAATAATAAGTTTCTATTATTTGCTCCAGGTATTCATAAACTATACAATGAAGATCTACAGCCTTGTGTAGATCTATATTTAAGTAATGAAACAAATATATCTAGTATGAGTTTTAATACTGTTTTGCAGTTTATGAACTTTATTAGAACCTTTTCTATTTATCAATATGCCTGTACTATGATAAACTTCTTACCAAGACCAACTCCTGGATATAATATGTTTGATATGAGCATTCCATCTGAAGCTCCATCTTACTTCGATACACACAAGAACAAGAGAATGCAGTAATTGCATTCTCTTATATTTTTTTTGATTATATACAATAATTGTGATCATAATAATTTTAAAGTTTAAAGATATATAGAAGAGAGATAGAAAGGATATTTCTATGGATCATATTGATATTCTAAGAATGATTGTAACCGCAATCATAATGAATTTGGTTAGAATACTAATCGATTTCATTGTTATGAAAATCAAAAAGCATCTGTGATTAACATCCATTTCTATTGGATAAAGGTAAATACCTCCATTGTATATAATCAGTGTTTCATTTACCGATCTCTTTTCTATATATCTTTATAAATAAGTTATATACATCATTATCTATTATTTTTTTTAGTTAATAGTCATCATTGCTGGTTGGTTTCTATTAGCAGCAGATACAAATGTATTATCAAGCATTTCTACGATTTGTTGTCTATCTCTAGCCTTTTCTTCTAAAGAAGATAATTTCAAATCTACGTTAGCATATACTGTTTCTAAGTTATCATACATTTTTAATTGTTCATATAAGAATGTAGCAACGTCAGCAGTAGCTAATCTTTCAAATGTCTCCATTTGTGTTGGAGGGATAGTTTTAAGATTATCAGCATGCTTTACAAATAAGGAGATAGGAACTCTTTGGAATTTGGTTAAGAATGAAGCAGAGATAGCTACGTTTAATTGTATCTTATTGGGTGGGATCCATTCTACATAAATACCATTAGAGAATGCAGATACATGGTCAGCCATCATAGTAATATCAGCATAGGTTCCAAAGTCTACAGAGCTAGTCATCATATCATATGTATTTACACCACCATATGTAAGACCTGGAAAATGAGCAGACCATCTATGCCAGTCAATATCACCACAACCTAGAATAGTTTGACTTTCACAAATAGTTTCATCAATTAACCAGTAATCACCTTTTTGGTTTTCTGGTCCTAATGTATAAGGAACTTTATTTGGAAAGTATCTTGAGAATGTATCTAATGTTTCATTGCAGATTACATCTCTAGCCCATACATCTTTAGAGAGATAATCTGGTAAATTCATTTGACTTGTACCTAAACGTCTTTCAATCTTGTTAAGAAGTTTAGTCATTTCATTTGCCATTGGCATATATTTACACTTCCTTTCTTATGGAATATTTTCTATTATCCTAATGTGGAAAAGCTACTAAATGAAAAAAAAATAAAGACTAGTTTAATACTAGTCTTTATATGCTGGAATCTCACCATGGTGAGTGATTTTCCATTGAGTGTTGTATTTTGCTTGTTGTCCTTGTTGAACAATCTTCTGCTGTTGTTGAATGGCAGCTTCTTCTGCCATTTGGTTTTCATGAACGTTTTCTACAACGCCCATACCAATAACTAATACCATGCCGATCATAATCAAAATTGCTTTCATTTTAAAATCTCCTTTATATTTATAGATAATAATATACATATTCACCATTATAGTATACAATCGAAAATCAGAACTTTACCAAAATATTAAAAGGTAAGACTTTAATATAAATCCAATATAAGTATATTAATCATTCCAGGAGGTAATCAAAATGGAAGATTGGAAAATTAGACTGATAGATGAGCACATTGCTCTTAAAGAACGTGTTTCTAAATTAACTAAATTCTTAGATGAAAATAAAGATCATGAAGATTTTGATATTCTTAGTAGACAACTAGTTGCTATGATGGATTATCTGAAAGCTTTAGAAGAAAGAATTAAAAAACATTGCCACTAAAATATTCCCCATAGCTATAACAGCTATGGGGTTATTCTTATCTTAAAATTTCAATGCCATAAATAATACTGTTAACTTGCATTTCTTAGATTTCTTATAGATATCATACTTGACTAAGAATCTATTAGCACCTTGGCTATTTAGATTATCTCTAATCTCCATAGTAGTAGCATCACCTTTAGCAATATTGAGCATTGATTTATTTACATAACTCATATACTCAAAGTTTCTATTTCCATTAGAATCTTTAAAGGTAAAAGCAAAGATACCATCAGATGCTTTGAAGTTATTCATTATATTTTGGAATTCTTCATCAGAATCTAAATCATAATCCTTTAAAACTACTCTACTATATTGATCTTCAAAAGCATAGAATGAATAGTAATTTACATACTTCAAAACTTCTGTTGCAGGAATGGTATTCATTTGTGCAAAGATATCTTGTTCTGTTGTAATAACCTTATTTGTATGAGGTTGTCTTTCATTATGAACTACATGCTTTGTTTGAGTCTTAATATAATGGCAAGCAACGAATGGTTGCCCATTCATATCATATTGTTTTAAACCAAGAATAAGATTATCAGTTTCCAATCCATTATCTTTAATAGACTTAAAGAATGGATTTAGATCTTTAGATAAGAATGCAATATTATGCAATCCTAAATCTCTAGGAAGGATATGAATCTTATCCTTTATCTTTTCAAAATATCCTATAGTAGCTACAGAGTTAAAACTTATACCGCATATAGAAGTATCTGGAGAAGATTGTAGTAACCATGCTGGAATAATAGATATCTCAGACTTTAGGTTTTTAGACTCATCTAATGCTGCATAGAGATTAGCAGAATCTATAGTGATTTCAAATATGCCATTATTAATCATTATAATTTTTCTCCTAATCTCATAATCATACCATCTACTCTATTTTTAACCCATTCAGGAATAGGTCTTTGAATTCCTATTACTCTATTTGGATTTATTAGATTAACAACAGATCTTCTATTATCTGTAATTTGTTTAAACTCATTAATATCTTGCATACACTCTTCTACATTTGCCAATCCTACCCATCTATGGCAGAACTCAATATAGTTATATGATGCTAGATTCTCTGTAAATGTACCACCAGTACTTAGTTTCAAATATGATGGATCTTGGAATGGTGCATCATCAATAAAGATCTTGCCTACTTGAGTATTTGGAGCCATATTAAATTCTTGCATTAAAGATGGATATAGACGTTTATAGTCGAAGTCATTACCATTGTTAAATTTAGATATATAAATACCATTTGCCTTAACACGGTTCTTATTACTAATCTTAGTAGCTTCTGCTACGAATGCACCAGCAAACTTTTCTGTAGGTTTCTTACCAAATCTATTTACATTATTACCCATAATAACACCTTCGTGATGTTTATAGAATTCAGCACCTTTTGTAGATAGATAGTTTGTTTGTCTAAAGATCTTTTGATATGGAGTATTCATTTCAATTACGTTGTTAAACATGTATTTGAAATCTTCTGTTTGAGCTTCAATACAAGCCTGAACAACAACGTCAATGATATTATATAACCAGAATGTATGGAAGTCTATATAAGGAAGTTTACCGATATCTGTAGTGATATCATGATAATCTAATTTTCTTACACCACATTCTAAACCACCAACAAAGTCCAATGCATAAGAGTCAATAGCTTTTTGACCTTTACGTCTAGATGCATAAGATACCATTTGATCTAGATATACTGTTCTTGAAGAAATGAATGAATAATCACCACGTTCTTGAGGATCATTTTGATTCTTTTCATCCACAAAATACTCACAGAACTTAATAGGAATATCTTGATCACAAATAAGATCTTTAGGGTCTATATTATTAGCTTCTAATCGTGCAATAAGAGATGGAAGGTCATATGCGATATTATATGCTGCTGCAATATCTGGAGATAATTCATGAACTAGATTAAAGAAAGCTATAATCATTTCAGCCTCTGTATCAAAGAATCCTGTTGATAATCCTACATTATCTAATTTATATTTTGATACTTTCTCTTTAGATCCTAAATCATATTCTATAAAATCTCTAACCTCTTCAGTATATTTATTGAAGTCTTCTTTCATCCCATCTTCTAATTCTTTAATCTGTGGATTATTTGGATTTCTTAAGATGAAATTATATAAAGTATTTGTCTTAGTAAAGTATGCGGTAATAGCATTTACAGGACACTCGCCGATTGTGATGACGTCTGGATTTAATGCATTGATAATATCAGATTCAATATCAAAGAACAAGATATCAATATTGCATACAGGATTTTGATATAATTCTGCAAAGACACTACGAATGTAATTTAAGATATTCATATCAGCAGAGAATGCTCTTGGATGAGCGAAGAATGCATCATTCATTCTATAATTTCCAGAATACATATTTTGTTTATAAAGATCTTCATTTCCAGTCTCTACTGCTATAGACTTTTTAATATCTTTATATTTACAAGTTACAGGATCTACTTTCTCTCTTTCAATAAAGTGGAGATTGTAATCTGTTTGATATTCTTTCTTCAATAGATACCAAGTATATTCTGGTTCGTAATATACTCTAAATTCTTTTTTACCAGTTTCATTATTTTTAAATATAATAATAGCAAAGTCTCTATCAAATCTACCAGTAGCTTCATTTCTAGTTGGTCTTTGATAGAATACGTTCATTATTGTTAAATTGGATCCCCTAGGATAACCAATTACCTCTTCTAAAGTCATTTATTTCCTCCTTCAAATTCTATTATAAGTAAGTCTCCGAAATTCTCAAAATGAAATCGGTATGGGAATAACCCCATACCGACTTATTATATGATACCAAGACTCATCATAAGAACTCTAACAGCTAAGAATGTTGAGCTTATAAATAATACTCCTTGTATTATAAAGCATAATATTCCTATAGGAATAAAGTACCATTTTATTACTATTATCTCTTTTCTACCAAATCCGCATATTTGTCTAATAGCACACTTCAATGCAACAGATACTACTGATATCCCATAGAAATATAACAAAGGCTTTTCAATATACTCTTCAAAATGAAGTTTTGGTAAGAATATTAGTGCCATTGTTACGACTAAGCATATCGTCCAATAGCATTCTGAATAATTATACCACCAGCTACTCACAACATTTCCTTCTTGCTTTTTCATTATAACACCCCTCAAAAATATAAAATAAATATTCTACTTATAGTATATATAAAGATTACAACCTCTATACCACAAGAAAAAATAACTCCTAGTCTATAAACCTTTATAGAACTATTAAAAGTACCATACCTTTGTAAGGTATCCATACTATCACTAAATATAATCCCTACAGTCCCTATTAATATAATAAAGATTGTTCCTAATATTCCTATATCATCTGTTATCATTAACCCTATTATATTTAATAGAGTAATAATTGCAAAGAATAATAAATGCATATTTCTATCTCCCCTTGATAATATAGTGCATTAATAATATTACAAAGAAGTCAAATAGATATATACACAATTATAGTATACAACTGAATAGTTATTTTAAAGGTTCTGACAGGTTAGTAAATAATTTTCCCATGATATTATAGAAAATATAAGGAGTTGAACTCTTATGGCTAAAGAAATAGTTACATTCGTCACTGTAGAAGACGATCATGATGAAGATAGAACTTATGGTTTTAGTTCTAATAATGTAATAGATGAAAGTAAAGTTGTAGAAGCTGAGATTATCGATTCTACAGAACAAAAGATCTCTAAACGCAGAGGTCCAGGAAGACCTCCTAAAGATGGTTCTAATGTAATCACTTACACAAACTTTGATGATGACGGTAAGAAGAAATCTTCTGGAAAAGGATCTGTAGTAAAAGAATTTGAAAAAGGTTATGCTGATAATAGTAAACTCTTATACGGTGCTATTGCTCAAACTGAAATGATTTACAATAGCATTGAAGATGAATTAAATCACTTTAGAGCAAATAGAACGTATGGTGGTAAGATGCGTCTTCAACATATGTCTAACTTTATGAATACTCAAGTAACAGTATTGAATACTAAGATCGCTGCTGTTAGAGAGCTTAACTCTACTCGTAATAAAATTAATGATCTTGTTCTTAAAAGAGAACAACAACTCAAAGACGTTAAAGATGAAAACTCTGATAAAGTTATTACTGATGCGTATTATGCATTACTCAATGCTCCTAGATATGGATTACCTACAGTGGGTCAAGCATTAGCTCCTCAATCTATCAATACTGGTGTAAATCTATCTGGTAATATTATTGAGACTGCATCTGTTGGTGGTGGTGTAGCTCCTACAACAGTTAATATGAGTGACATTGTACCTGCAAATGCTAATAATATTATTCCTGCAAATAATGAAGATCAAGCATTTAATGATTATATTGGAAATCTAACTCCAGTACAAAGAAAGATGATCTCTGAAAAAGATCCTAATATTCAAACAGTAGTTATTTATAATCAAGCTACTGGTACAAAATACTTTGATGTGGTAAATGTACAAACAGGTCAATCTGTTCCAGGTATCCAAAGACCTGGTGAGTTCTTATTAGATGATATGAGAATTGACCAAAGAAACGGTAGAGCAGTAAACTCTAATGCTAATATGAGTTTCCCTCTAGTAATTGTTGGCTCTAGAGCTATGGATGAATTATAATATATAGATAAAGATATGGAGTAAGGGATAATCCCTTACTCCAATGATTTTATAAAATACTGTATTTAGGAGATTCGGTAACATCTGATCCGTAATAAATATAGAATCCATATCCTCTAGATTTATATTTGTTAGCAAAACAGATTAGATCATATAATTTCCCAGGAGTTACTGCAATAGTGGTATAAGGAACATCTTCATTTCTTTTTCCGCCATTAACGTATGTATCAAATGGTATTATTCCAAATGATAATTTATCTGTATCAAACCAGTTATTATATTCAGTATCACTCATACCGATGCCACTAATAACCAAGTCACTAGCAGCAAAATGTTCAACAGCATGTCTATCAACTTTATAATGAAGACCTTTTACGTCTAAGTGTGATGTTTCACCGCCACCCCAATCACTTGAGATACCACCAGCCTTATCAGATCTATCATTTCTCAAGTCATAGTTTTCTCTATTGTAGAATTCAAAATCATTATTTATTGTTTTGAGTTTTTTAATACCATTACTAGCATTTCTCAATGGACCTCGTTCATCACTATCAAAATGCCATGTAAAATATACTCTTACTTTAGAAAGTTCTTTAGGGAATTTGATTTTCTTTCTACGAATACTAGCTTCTGCTTTATGATCATGAATATCATATAAAAGTTTACCACCCTCTGGAGCCCATGATACATTCATAGGAATCATACCTACTATAAATTTATCCAATATAGCAGGGGTTGCAGAAATGGTCATATCCTTAGTAGGAACCCCTCCAGTATATGATAAAGTTCCTGTTCTATAATAGATAAAGGCTCCATTATTATCTTCAGTATTTAAAGGTACTATTTTTACATCAATCTCATCTCCACCCATGATTTCGAAATTAGATGTATATTCTTTACCTTTATAAGTAACAATGATCCTTTGATTATCAGATTGAACTATATTAATCTTGAATCTATTAATATAATTAAAGTTGCCTTTAATCTCAACAGGGTATTCTAATTCTTTTTTTGCTAATTCAAATCCTTTAGAAGTTAAGATAATTTGACCAGCACCATCACCTAACCAGTTTTTATCATAAGATAGTTTAACAGGAATAAATTTGTGAAGAGGATCAGAATCTTTCATATTAACAGAACCGAATATAATAAGATCTTTATCGTATCTATATGGATCTTCAGTATATCTATGACCATTAATAAGTTCATTGAATTCAAATGGGTTTAAATCAGGAACATTGACTCTTTGCTCTGTGTCTGTTACGATATTATAGCTATTATACATCATATTCAAACCAGGAGAGAAGTCTAGATCGTTTCCATCATATTTAGATTTTACATATACCATACCAGTGAATGTTTTAGCAACGTTTATATGATATGGAAGAGTTGTAATAACACAACTCATTTCACCACCAGCTAGATATCTAATCCCATAATTATAATAGTACCAATAGGTCATTATATCATTATTATCATATAGGGTAGGATATCTAAGAGCCTGATTATCTGGTTCTCCAAAGTTTCCTATTACATAACCATTACCAGTAAATGCTTCTGGAACTGCTTTGATAAATAAGTGATATACTTCATCTTTAGAATTAAAGAATAGCTGTTGTTTTTCACTAGATACAAATGTTCTAGTATCATCAGGATATCCTAAGAATTCTTTCAAATCTGCTTTCATAAATAACTTATGATTTGTATATACGGATATCTCTTGTTCTTTAAGATCTATCATCAAACCAATTATATCTGGCTGCATAGGAGGGATAGGATTGTAAACAGTTCTTATAGGATAATGAATTTCTTTATCACCTAACTGAACGTTCGCATAATGATATTGATATATCTTATGCCATAGATCAACAGAGAAGGATTTATTTCCTATCTCTTTTTTACCCATATAATCATTAGTATCTTTTACTTTAGTAATACCAACAGTTAATGGTATACCAGTATAACCATTATCCATAGGAGCTTCTTTACATTGTATTTCAAAATAAATCTTTTGATCTACAGGAATAGGATATGGTAAGAAAGCATGATCTACTGGATCTTGATGCTCAGAATCTATAACAAATGCATCATTATTATCTGGATCATATAGTTGAGATGGACCAAGATTAGGTTGGATATAAGTATCTCTTAAATGTGGATTTGTGAGAGGAGCATACTTATTCTCTGTTTTGATATTAGCAAGGAAATCAGTTCCTATAGATCTCCTATTAGCATAATAATAATCCACTTCATCATTACCAGTTGTAAATTGTAAAGTACCTACAAGGTCTTTTTTCATTACATATCTATCGACGTAGTATTGGTTCATATCCCAATATCCTTCAGGTCTATATTTTAAAGGATATGTACCAAAGTTTATATTACCAGATATATTAGCATATACTTTAGATGCTATTGCGAAATAGAAATCTCCATCTTCATTTAGGTTGAATTCTCTAGGTCTAAAAGAATAGAATGGTTTTCCATCTGAATAAATAGTAATTTGATTTCTTGTAGAGTTTACTCCAACTCCAATAATAGTTCCTTTAATAGGGAGTCGGGATTTAGTTGTAGGAACTTTATAGTGTTCACTATAAGAAGCCTTATTATATTGCTCATAAGTTTCGAAGTCTTGTCTTCTAGTATAGTAAATACTACCTAAACTAAAATCAGTAGCAAATATACCAGAAGATGGTTCTTTATGTATACCTACATATAAAGGTAGGTGTCTAAATAAAGGATTCTCTTTATACTCTGTAATCTCAAACTCAAAATATATATTCACATTTTTAGGAATAGGTTGGCTTGAGAGTATTAAAAATGGAGTATTAGCCGTAAATACGGTATCAGAGATCATATCTTCTCTATAAGTACTCTCATTGTCATATGCAATAGGAGTAATCTTCATTTTGCTCATAGGTTGTATTATCTCCTTTATATATAGTAAAATTTAAGTCGTATTAACAAAATGTTTGGGATAGGCGTTTTAATCGCCTATCCTCTTTTTACTTATCTTTATTATTGAGAGCATCTATTGCTTCATTAATATTTTTAATATCAATTTCTATTCTTTTGATATCTTGCTTTATATTAGTAACCTCTTTACTAACTTCGCTTAGAGTATAGGCTTTCTTTTTAGTTTTTATAAATTGTTTATGCATATCACTATTACGATCATTAATAGATCCTAATAGTTCTATAATCTGGCGATTCAGTTGATCACTTTGTAAGTTTTTCATCTTTTCAAAGTAAATTGTTGAAATCAAAATTCCTATAACAAATATAACTGCCACCAATAAGATGATTGTATAATCCATCATCAAAAAGTCCTTTACTTTTAATAACACATATGATATTATTAAAATGTAGACTAAGCCCAGCAGAAGGGCTGAAAACATCATAATAAAGTCTGAGTAAAGGAGGTAATATCTATTGGCTGAAGAAGTTAAAGAAGGCTTATTTAAGCAATTGTTTTATGAGGACAATACGTTTTCACTAACTCGTTTAATATCCTTTTTAGGCTATCTAACATTTATGATTGGTTCAATCTATCTATTAGTTAATAATATAGATTGGGGAGGATATCCAGTATTTGCTACTTATACAGGAGCTGTTGGGGCAGCTGTGCAAACTACTAATAAATATATTAATAGTAAATATAATAGTCCTACTGGATCTTATGGATCTGAAAATACAGGATCCGTTCCTAGTGTTAATGAACAATCTAATACTAAAAAACAAAATGATCCTAATATAGGAACAAAATGATCTGATATATTTGTGAATATCAGCTATTAACTAAAGGGAAGGTTTAATACCAAATAAGACTAATAAATACTTTACTAGATGCTATATTTCTCATAAATATATCTTACAATTCTCTCATAATTTAGAAACGGAGGACTCATAGATGTAATTATGGAGTATCTTGATAATCAACTCTTGCTAGAAGTTACAATCGCTGAGATATTTATCTGTTTCTTTTTTGCCTCCATAGGGTTTAGCTTGAGAGAGCTTATTATTAGAAGGGAACCTGATAAAAGGAATAATAAAAAAGCCTTTATAGAATCTATTGTAGTTATAGGATTTGCAGTAGTAATCTCATTAATGATAAATCCATTTATTGACGATTACTCTAAGAGATTAGTTGCACTCCCTCCATTTATACTTGGTGTAATTGGTATGGACTTTGTTAAACAATTATTATCCGTAAACTCTCTATTTAATCTTATAACCCGAGCATTTAAGGTGTTCGGGTTGTTTCAGGGCAGAGAGGTTAAAGATGATGATGAGGATAAAGAAGATAAGAAGCCTAAAGCAGAAGGGGATACTTGCCCTCCTTCTTCTAGAAGAGCAACTTATAAAGAAAATCCTTTTTTAATTATTGACCATGATCCCTACGGCGATTCTATTAGGAAAGAAGATTATAGTATAGATAAATATACAGTTCTTCACTTATTAGAAAATTCTATTAATAACCTTGATCACGAAATAGAGTTTATCAAATCGACTTATTATCGTACACATGACCACAAATCTTTTTTAGAAATGTATGTGGAGATTGAGAAGCAGTATACAACGATTAGAGATATCACCTCCTCTGTAGATGACGTCCCTTTGATCATATCTAACAAAATTGTAGAACTAGTAAAGAAAAAAATTAAATTAGATGAGTTCTATAAGTCTGAAGTTATTGCTTCTATTCATTCCGAATATGGGGAAGAATAGGAGTTTTCTACCTTGAGACCTGTCAGAGCTCATCTGACATTATTATAATTATTTTGCCTCAAAGTGCCAAAATTTGATGCATCAAATAATTATATTAATATATTAATATACTTTTTTATAGGAGGTAAGTCCATATGTTTCCTAACGATTTATGGATCGTTGATCCTTATAAAGGAAAATTGATGACAGTTGTCAATGATGTACCATCCGAAGTTATTCAAATCGAATCTTCTTCTGATGTAACTCATCTTTCTACTACTGTGAAAACGACAACTGTAAACACGACTACTACGAAATATGATGGCACTGTAGAATCTAATGAAGAATCTACTGTTGAAACTACTCGTACTGGTAACTTGGCTAATACAGCTTTAGAACCATCTTCTGTAATGGTATCCCAAGACCGTGTAAGCGTATTCGTTGCTTCTCGTTCTAAAAACTGTGTTTACCACTACAAGAAAAGCTCTGAAACTGGCAAAATGGAATTGTTCCAAAAAATTACAGTAGGCATGCAACCATTTGCAATGTGTGAAGACCCTCATGGTAACGTTTACGTTGCTAACTATGGCGACAACACTGTATCCAAAATCGAAGTTCCATCTTTCAAAAAATCTTCTGCTATTGCTGGTGAAGAAGGCCAAGATAAAGTAGTTAAAACTATTTCTGTATCTGCTGGTCCTCGTGACTTGGTATCTGACGAAGATGGTGCTATCTGGGTAGCTTGTTATTTGAGCCACAAAATTGATTCCAAAACTGGTGCTGACTTAGGTGGTATCGTATCTAAAATTGTTAACGATAGTGTAGTAGATTCTATTACTGTAGGTCTTAACCCAGCAGCTATCACTTGTGACGAATCCGATACTATCTGGGTAGCAAACTCTGGTTCTAACACTGTATCTCGCATTGTTAAATCCAAGAAAATTGCTGATTATCAAGTAGGCGCTCGTCCTATGGCATTGGTTTGCGACTCTTACGGTAACGTATTCACAGCAAACTATGATGCTGATACTGTAACAATTATCGAAACTTCCACTAAAGCTCTTGCTACTGGTAACAACGTAACTACCGTTCCTGTAGGCGATGGTCCTAATGCTATCGGCGTAAATATGGAAGATGATATCTATGTAGTTTGCGGTCTTGAAAATACAGTTCGCAAAATCGTAGATAAACAAGTAGTTTCCGTAATTGCAGTATGCGACTCCCCAGTTGCATTTGGCGATTTCACTGGTTGTGCTGCTTACAATACTCAAAACGTAATGGCTAAACCTGAAAAAGGTACAACTGACGAAAAAGTACAAGCTGCTTTAGATAAAGTTAAAAACTGCGAAACTTCTGTAGCTGATATGCAAGCTAAAGTAACTCAAGCAGTTGCTGACGTTGCTGAAGCTAAAAATGCTGCTACAGTTGCTACTGACAAAGCTAAAGAAGCTGTAGATAAAGTAGCCGAAGTTAAAGAATCCTTGGCTAACACTGATGGTCGTGTAACAGCTGTTGAAGGCACTCTTGAAACTACCAAAGCAAAAGCTGAAGAAAATGCTACTGCTATTGAAGGTATCAAAGAAGCTGCTCAAACAGCTAAACAAGCTGCTGATGCTGAAGCTGAAAAAGTAACTGCTTTAGAAAAACAAGTTAAAGAATTATCCAAACCTAAATTGGATGTAACAGTTACTGCATCTGAACCAATCGAAGGTTCTACTGATACTAAAGTTACATTTACTATCGGTAATAAAGCTGTATCTCCTACTCAAGCTCCTACAGTAAAACTTCAAGATATAGAAACTCCTGTTACTACAACTAAAGTATCTGAAGGTGTATTCTCTGCAATCATCCCTAATGCTAAATTAGGTTCTACTGTTAAATTTGTAGTACCAGTAGATGCTGAAGAAGAAAACAACTTGTCTCAAGATGTTTATGTAGAATCTTTAGCTGGCTTGGCTGATAAATTCACAGTATTCAACTGTGGCTTCGCAGCTATTGATAAAACTAATGCAGTTCAATGGGATGCTGATCAAAACGCTCCTGCAGCTGACTTCTTCAATACAGTAACTGGTGGTACTGAATGGAAATTCAATTCTGATTCCAAAGCTGTTGAATCTAAATTTGTTCCTATGGCAACTGGTAAGAAATTCTTCTTCATCGCTGCTGAAGCAAATTATGTAGCTGCTCATGCTGATTTGACTCAACGTTTATTCTTAAACAAATTCAAACCAGTATTCACTGAAGCTACAACTCCAACTGCTGGTACATTATCTGGTAAGAAAGTATTCGTATTCGAATTATCTGAAGCTACTGGTGTATTGGTTGAATATGCTAACCTTGATTTCTAATAATTAAATTATCATATTCTCATGGGAGGAAAGGTAATCCTTCCTCCCATTTAATTAAATAAAATTCATATTTCAAATATAGAAAGGAACCTGATTATGTCTAATAAAAAAGGCGTTCAAGTAATTGCTCCTTTTGTAGCTCCTGAAGGAACTCCTGTTGCATATGTATCTGACATTGCTGGTGCTCATAGAGTAGTTGCTACTAAAGCAGATCTTACTGCTATTCCTGCAGCCCTTTTAGAAGTTGGCATGACAGCATTTGTTAAAGATGAAGGTAAAGAGTATCGTTTAGAAACTAAATCCGAAACTCCTGTTACTTCTGATTGGTCTAGTGCTGCTCCTTCTGTTGCAGATATCAAATTTAATGAAGATAAATCTTTAGCTGACGTATTAATCACTAAAGACGAAGTTTCTACTAAAGTTAGTGATGCTGTAACTGCAGCTGGTGAAACATACCAAACTAAAGAAGATGCTTTGGCTGCAAAAACTGCTTTAGAAGAATCTATTCATGCAGTATCCACTGCAGGTTTGTCTGAAGAAACTAAACAAGATATTCAAGCTGCTAAAAACGCTGCTGCTACTATTACTGGTTTCCAACAAACTTTAGATCAAACTAAAACAGAATTAGCTCAAAAGGTTGAAGAAGCTAAACAAGCTGCTTTGACTCAAGAAGATAAAACTGCTATTGCATCTATTGCTGATGTAAAAGCAACAGCTGAAGCTGCTAAAGCTAAAGCTGAAGAATTAGAACCTAAAATTACAACTAATAAAGAAACTTTAGATACTTTAAAAACTAAAGTAGATGCACTTCCTGATTCTGATGCTGTAGATACTAAAATCTCTACTGCTAAAGAAGCAATCAATAGCTCTATTGATTTAGTAAAAGAAAGTGTTGCTGCTTTAAAAACTGTTGTTCAAGGTTCTGAAGATGGTGCTACTAAAGGTTTAGATGCTAAACTTACAGAAGCTAAACAAGAAGCTGCTGATAACTTAGCTGCTGCTAAACAAGCTTTAGAACACTCCATTGAACAAGCTGCTACAGCTGGTCTTCCTGAAGAAACTAAACAAGATATCCAAGCTGCTAAAGAAGCTGCTACTAAACTTACAGAAATGACTTCTAAAGTTGATGATGCAGTAGCTAAAGCAAATGATGCTGATACTAAAGTTGGTACTTTGGGAACTAAGGTTACTGCACTTGAAACTTTCAAAACTGATGCTGAACCTAAATTAGCTGAAGTAGATACTGTTAAAGAAGCTGTAGATACTTTGAAAGATACTACAGTTCCAGCTATTGATACTCGTGTAACTGCTTTAGAAGGCAAAGCCGCTCCTACAGATTTCACTGAAGGTCAAAAGACTAAATTAGATGAAATTCTTACTGGTAAACATTTTGCAAATGCAGATGATATCGACAATGCTAAATCTGAACTTAAGAATGAATTAGCTACTCAAGATTCTGTAACAGAACTTGCTAACCAAACTCTTACAGCTGCTCAAGGTAAAGTTACTGAAGCTAAAGAAGAGCTTGAAGGTAAAATTACTGAATTAAATACTAAAGTAGAAGGTATTCATGTTCCTGATGTTGACACTTTGGCTAGCAAAGTATCTCTAGATAAACTTGCAGTTGGTTTATTGATCAAAAATCTTAAAACTTATACTAATGCCTCTGGTGATAAAGTCATTGCTGTTAAATTTAACGAAGAAGTAATTCCTCATAAAACAATGCCTGTTAATGAGTTATTCTATGAATTACATGATACATATCATGAAAATGCTATTACTCCTGATATGCTAGCATCTACTCCAGATACAAAAGGATATTATACAATAACTTTACCAGCTGCTAAAATTACATCTGGCGATATCAATATTCAATTATTGAATTTGATTTATCATACTGACGAGTTTGGCGATTTGTCTACTACATTAACTCTTTATGATAACGATTTCCCTAGAGAAGCTGCTGCTAAAAATGATAAATATATTGTAGTTGTTGAACAAAATCAATATAGATCAGGCAATACTAAAAAACTAATCGCTCCTATCAAAATGGTAGATGGAGTAAATGATTATAACTTTATTGTCAAATTACCTACTGGTGGTCCTACTAATATCAACGTATTGTTTGGTACAGTAGATCCTTTAACGGATCAAGAATTTATTGATTTGCCAGCTTGTATGACTATTAATGGTCAATATGGTCAATTTGCTTCTACAGATATCTATAGTAGCGATTTAGCTCCATATATTGCTGATGAACTATACGACCCAGCAGATAATAGAGATTATTTAAGATATCCTAATGGAAACAAAGTTAAATTTAATGGTTATAAATTAAAAACAGAGTTGACTCCAGATGGACAAAATGATACTTATATCGTAACTTATCATAGACCTGTTAATCACGGCTAATTAAAAACAATGATGTACAAGGAGAGTAATTCTCCTTGTACACATCTTATTAATGGCTATGAATATGAAATATAAGTTATGATTTTTATATATGGAGGTGTTACTAACTTATGGCTCTAAATGACAACACGTTTGTTATGTCGGTTAATAACCAAAAAAACCTTATTGAAAATAAAGGTAGCCTTCCTGTAGCAGATAGTAATGAAATCAATGGTGGTAGAATGATTGTTTCTACTACTGTAGAACGTAATCAAATTGTACCTACAAAGCGTAAGGTTGGTATGGAGGTATATGTTTTAGAAACACAAACTCCATATATATTACAAAATAATGATATTACTAAACAGGCTACTGCTGATAATGATTGGATTGTTTTAAAGAATGAATCTTCTAAATCTTCTGATAAACTAACCACCCCTAGATTGATTAATGGCGTTCCATTTGATGGTACACAAGATATCGAATTTACATCAGAACCCTATACTGCTAGAGAAATTGTAGATCTGTTTGATGATGGCAAAGTAACTATTAAAAGATCTTATGATTTATTATTACCTAGATTTGCCACAAGAATCTATAATAGAATCACTGAAGAGAAATCTACTCTTGGGGAAGATAATGTAAAAAGTTTAGTGGTTAATACTGGCGATACTTTGATTGTAGATGTATATGACATGGTAAAATCCATTAAAATGCCTTTATATCAAACCTCTTATGAAACTAATAAGGTTAATAATAAAATGAGCGATTTTAAACTTGCTCTTATTTCAGACCAAGGGACTACCGTATCTTTAGGAAGTGAATTCCCAGCTGCAATTACTTCTACTTATACCCTTAAAGATACCTTTACATCTGGTATCTCTATGAGTTGCATATTTGAAGATAATAGAGTTTCTTATTTCAATATTCTTAGAAAAAGAAATATGTCAGAAGCTTTACAAGAAGTTAGAGTTGTTCCTCAAGGCACTTCTACTTTAAATATCACTGTTGCATTTAAAATTAATGGTGGTAATCTGGAAGATTCTATTGGTTTCTTTATTGCCATCCCTTATAAGACTGATGAAACAAATGTAACTAAGTTTAAATATAAATATGCTAAACTCACAAAGAACAGTCCTGGTTCTTTAGTATATGAAGGTAAAATTACTGGTATTACTGGAAGTTACTATAACTTCTTAGAAAATACAGATGGAGAATTAGACAACTTTGCTGTTCCTATCACTATTATATCTAAAGACAGTGAAGTTACCCCTGCCTTAAAAGCTCTTTAATAGCACAAGAAAGGAAAGAGTAAATGAAGATAATTACTTTAGAAAATCTTAAGTATGCTCTTGGATTGGTTAATACCAGAATTCATACACAATGGGTTACTTTTACAACTCTTCTAGGTAAAAAAGTAGACGCAGTTGAGGGTAAAGGGTTAACAACCAATGACTTTACTGATGATTATAAAAATAAATTAGAAGATGTTAATACGAAATCTGCTGGGATTGAAAACATTTCTATCTCTGAAGAAGGCGTAATGACAATAAAAAATATTCATGGAGATGAAGCTAATAAAGCAAATGTAGATGTATATGCAAAAATTGCCCATAAATTAGCCACTCCTAGATCTATTAATGGCGTACCATTTGATGGCAGTGAAAATATTGTTATTAATGCTGGTGGGACAAATGATGTTCCTTGCACTGAAGGGGAAATCAAAGAATTATTTGGCAATGCCAGTCCTAGTAGCAGTTCTTCCTCTTATACGTATATGGCTCCTATGGATGACAATTTATAACAAGAAAGGGTTAAATAAATGGCTGTTAAAAAAGATACAATCGTATTCAGTACTTTAACCACTCCAGATCCTGCTAATGATTCATTTCCTATTGTTGTTGATGAGGATATTGCTGGTGGTTTGAGAACTGTTCAACATAAATCTGATATGCTAAGCATTCCAGAAGAACGCCGTAAGGTTGGTATGGAAGTGTACATTGTTGGGGATCAAAAGAAATATAGATACACAACAGAAGTATATGGTCCTACAACAACAATAGATGCTTGGACTGAGATTAAAGAAGCATCAACAGAAAACACTCCTACTTTTGAAACTGTTAATAATAGCGAAATTGATTTTCCAGAACTATTGTAATATTTATAATGAAAGAGGTATATGAATGGCTAAAGTTGTTAGTCTTGATAATTTAAAGACATTCCTAGCAGAACTTCGTAAACTATTCGTAGTTCAAGAATCTGGTAAAGTATTATCTTCTAATGATTATACTAATACAGAAAAAGATAAACTTGCTACAATTGAAGCTTCTGCTCAAGAAAATAAAATCGAATCTATTACAGTTGGTACCAATGTAGTTCCAATCGTTGGTAAAAATGTAACTATCGATACAATGCCTACAGCTGATATTAAAGCATTGCTCCAACGTATCCCTAAATTTGATATTCAAGTAGTTACTGAATTACCTACACAAGATATCAGTGCTTCTACTATTTATCTACATAAAAACCCTGGTGAACAAAGTCAAAACTTGTATACAGAATATGTATACGTTAATAATGCTTGGGAACAATTGGGTGCTCAAACTGTAGATCTAACAAATTATGCATTAAAGTCTGAAGTTAAAACGAAATTATCTGAATTAGAGAATGATGCTGGATTTATTAAGAAAGAAGGCGCAGTTATTTCTACTTACAAAATTGAAGATAAAGGTGCTGGAACAACTCTATCTATCTCTAAAGCAGATTTGAATACATCTAGTGTATATAAAATCGATCTTGATGGTAGTGAAGGACAAGAGTTCAATCTAGATCTTCCTAAAGATTTAGATGCAGGTATGCATACAGTTTATGTTGATGCTATCTGGAATAAGAATACTCTTAAAATGTCTCAAAATACAGTAGTATTTAGTAATGAATTGAGATTCCCAACACTCAAAAGATTTAATGATGATGCTGCTAAGACTGTTGGTGAGGTTGTATTTAAATTTGTAACTTTCAATGGTGGTACAACTTGGTTGTGCGAACGTTGTGATCAATATTACATTGCGGTTAAAGTATTAACTCCTACTAATGGTAGTATTACACTCAATGGTGGATATTCTCAAAATAACAGATTTAGAGTTGGTAGTAATGTAACTGTTGCTGCTACTGCAGATCCTGGATATTCTGTGGCTGAATTACATGTATCTAGTGAAGAAGACTCTGACCAACCAAATGTTTAAAAATTGATGACATATAAGAGGGTGGGTTAATTTCCACCCTCTATATTTTATCCTTGTAAAAGTAAGTAAGGGGAGGTATTAAGTAATGTTAGGTTTGACAACAGTTGCTAAATACAAATCTTTAGAGCGAAGAGTTAAAGAATTAGAAAATCTTAATTCTAGTTTATTAGAAGATAAGGCTCGTAAAACTAATCGTATTGAAAAATTAGAAAATCAAAAAAGAGATTTAATTGAAGAAAATAGTGCTCTTAAATTATCTATTCAAGAAGTAAATGAGTTTAATCTAAAACTTCAAGAAACACTTAGTGAGCTTAATAAGAAATGTGAATCCCTTGAGTCTAGTCTAAAAGAATTGGAAAGCGGTTTGCAAAGACAAGTAAATGAATATGATAAAGCTATCAAAACAATCTCTGAATTGACAGATAAGGTGTCTGAACAAGAAAGTCAAATTGAAGCTCTAAAAATTCAATTAAATAGTAAGGAAGAAAAAACTCCTATTATTAAAAAACCTATCACACCAGTTAAACGTAGAACTAGTGTTAAAATTCCTAAACGTAAAGTAGTTGCAAAGGCTGAGGCTGCTAATTCTAAAAAGAAAAAAGCTTCAACTAAAGCTAAGAAACAATAAAGTAATCTAATAAGATTAGAGTCATTTATTGTTTAATCATACAGGAAGGAAATCATAATGCTTGGATTATATAGTGCAACTCAATATAGAGCACTAGAATCTCAATATAAAAAAGCTGATAAATTAGCAAAAGAGTTACAAGCTAGAGTTAATGACTTAGAATCTAAGGCAGAATCTTCTAAATTACTAGTAGATTATAACGAATTAAAGATTAGTCATCAAGCACTTGTAGCTAAAGAAGCTATTGAGGCTAAAACTATTGAGACTTTAGATGCAGCTGTTCAAGAATATAAAACTAAGATTGCAGCTTTATCTTCTGATACAGGAGTTCCTGCAAAACCAAATAGTGAATCTAAAGAAAAGATTACTGATATTGCTAAAGAGGTTAATAACTATAAAGAAGAAATTAAATCTCTTCAAGATAAAATTATTTCTCTTAGTAAAGAAAATGAAAATATCAATAATCTTTATACATCAACATCTGCTAAGCTTGAAGCATTAAATAAGAATACAGATTCTTATCAGCTTACTGCTGCTAAATCTGAAAAGCGTAGTAGAGAATTAGAAGAGATTAATAAAAATCTATCTAAATCACTTAATGATCTTAAACAAGAAAATGAAAACTTGTCTAAAGATAAAAACATTTTAATTACTAAAGAAGCTACTTTTAAAAATCGTATTGCTGAATTAGAAGCAGAAAATGAAAAGCTTCGTAGTGAAGCAAAGAATGTTAAAACAATTGATACAACAGCCTCTAATGCAGATTCTTCTAAAGGAGAAGTTGTTACTATCAGAGTTAAAGAAAGCAAAGATTCTTCTGTAGTATTTAAAGCTAATGGCGAAGTTATTAAAGACTTCGTTCAATTTTATAAAGGTTCTTCTGTTACAATTGAATGCTATAAAGATGGTAAACTTACCGATAGCTTTATTGTAGAAGAAAATTAGTAGTCTTATTTATCGGAGGTTAGTATAGTCATGGTTAAAATTTTAGATAAAGTTGTTTTCAATAATATTAAAGACGAATTGATTGGTAATGTAAACGAAATCGTTACTAATGAATCTAAAAAATATTTCACCCGTTGGTTAAAAGAATCTGGTCTTCCTCAAATCCAAGAAATTGCAGATGTTTATATCAACAAATTGAAAGAAGACGCTTCTAAAGATACTGGTTGGTGTAAAATTCGTGATGGTATTGTTTTACCATTATGCATTACAATCAGTTTGAACATTTTAAACTCTGTAGTTGGTAAAATTATTGAAAAAACTGATGATGTAAAATAATAATCAATCCATCAAGTATCTTAATTGATACTTGATGGGTTTTTGTGCTTTTTTGACAATAAGTAATGAAATTTAATATATTTAAAGAATAGTGGTGATAAAATGCTAGATCTCCCAAAAGCTCCTAGAACTAAAGAGTTTAATGGAATGCTTATTGTAGATAGAGGTACAAAACAAAATAGAAATGCTATTTTAGATCCTACCTTACCATTCACTTTTGAAGGTATAATGAATAAAGTTAATGATTGGCACTTATGCTTAGTCCATCATAATGTAAACGAATCCAGAAAAGAGAAGAATATAAAATACACTGTTAAATTTTTTAAAGATGATTATACTAAAATTCCTGATATGATAAATGTAATCACACAATTAAGCTATCCTACTAATGATAGAGAATATAATAGTGATACGGCCATTCTTATGGGTAAAATCCCTGCAACCTTGACTGAATCATATATAGATGAACCATTCGTATCTATTCCACTTAAACTTATTAAGAAATTAGATTTTCTTGGAAATAATGATGCTGATGGCATACTCTGCTCTCTTCAAATAAATCCTTCTTCTAATGATGATATAGAAAAGGTGTATTATAATATGGAATCTACAGGATATGAGGATTCTAATACTGTAGGTATATTTGAATGGATTATATCTGATCAAGAAAATGGTAAAGGTCATGTATATTATAGAAAGACTATTTATCTAAAACCAGATAACAATCCATATCCAGATATAGCTCCTGGATCTGATGAAGATGATGATGATTATGGAGCATAGGAGGTGATATAGAATGTTTAGAAGAAGAAAGTACTTTAGTATTATCAGATTTGATGATGAAGGAATGAAAGATGTTGGTCTTGGAAAAGATAGTTGGTCTAAGCAAGGTTCTATATCCTTTTCCAATAATACAGCTATTCAGGATCCATATATTTCTACAAGATTTAAATCTTGCTATTGTATGAATTCCAATTCATATTATCATAATACAGAAGAGTTTGAATTAGAAAAAGATGGAATGTTTTCTATTTCATTCTGGTTTAAATTGCATAACTCTGCTATTATAGATTTCGATAATAATAAGAACTCATTCATTCCTGGTGTAGAATTTACCGATGGTAATGGAAATAATATCAAACTAATTCCTGCATATCATGGCTCTGTAGAAGGGAAACCATCTGCTGCATTGGTTATCAATGATAAATTAATTTATGATTGCCCATATACTCCAGATAATGAGTGGCATAATATTTTATTCTCAAAAGGTGCATTAGATATAGAACGTTTCTTCCTAGATGGTAAGAAATGGTGGGAATACAATGATAGACATAATTTTGGTAGGATTTTAAAGGATATCAAGTTCGGGAATCCATATAGTGCGCCTAAATCTGGTGCATATGAATATGAATTAGATCAATTACAAATCTGTAATGATGGGACCTACACTGATAACTTCGAAATGGTCGATATAAGACAAACAGTAGAAAGATTTCCTCCAGTGGCTGTGCAAATGCCAGATGATGAAACTAGAGTAGAACCAAGATTTGTATATGGTGCTCCATTTAATTATAATGCCAATCATACTAGATGGGATAATGTAGTTGATAATGTAGAAATTACACGTCCTGTATATTTTAAAAAATCTAGTACTGCCGAAATGGAAATGATGGAAAAGATTAGATTCGAAGAAGATAATGAAGTAGCTCATAGCAATTTCAAGTATTATAGTTATCCTGAAAAAGATGAATAAATAATGGGTAGAGTCTTAATGACTCTACCCATATTTTAATGATTATTCTAATAGAAATTAAAAGTTATACCATTGGTTGGCCTTCCCTTAAATCTAAAGGTGGTCGTCTTCCTCTGCTCCCCAATCTGCTACTAAAGAGGTCATAGTATCTCCACCATGTCTAAATTCATAGTATGTAGGATGGATGTAGAAAGGATCAACTATTTCATATTGACCAGGAGTTAAACCGGCTCTGCCAAAATCAAAGTCTGCAGGAACATTCTTTAATTTCACATCTGTGAGATTATTACAAGATGAAAACATACTGTTATAATTTTCAATGCTTGATAAATCTATTACTCCATGAATTTTCTTTAAATTGCTGCACAGTCCAAACATATTTTCCATATCAGTAATTTTAGAAGTATTCCAATTACAAATATTAATTTCTTCTAAACTTTTACAATTAAAGAAAAGAGAAGAGAGACGTTCCAGACCAGTGATATCCCAAGTAGTTAATCCTTTAATTGCTTTAAGAGATATGCATCCTGAAAATAAAGCATCTATAGCTTTTATACGATTAGTCACCTTTAAATTTTCAGCGACATAGCACCATCTTAATTTTTTGCAATTCATAAAGAATGAAGATGCTGTTTTAGCATAAGAGATAGATATACCGCCACCATTAGCTCCAAATATTGGTTCAATAGCTTTCCATGTCATACTTTCCATATTTGCTAATGGAGACATAGCTGTATAATCTTCATCTTCTGTAAGATAATACGGTTCTGTATCAAACTTGCCTGCATCATGATTATCTTTAGTTTCTTTATAAATAGCTTTAAATTTGGCATTCAATGGATCTTGTGGTTCTGAGAATTGAACAGAGTCGTCAAATGGGTTTTTAACTGTCTGGTAATTCAATATGTTATACATACCCCAATAACCACTACCCTTAATAAGTCTATCTTCTGAAGGTTCTTTTTCTTTTACTTTATTAAATATAATATATTCTTGATCTCCACCATTAGTAGGAGATATAGTAAACGAATTATTATTTTCTGATTTCATAATTCCCCCCATATTAATAATCGGTAATGTCTATAGGAAGATCCTTAACAAAGTCTTCATATACTAAGAAAAATCCATAAGGTCTAGATTTAAATGCTCCAGAGAAACAAGCAAGTTTATAAGTCTTACCAGGAGTAACACCTACTACAGTATATACATCGGCACCATATCTTGCTGCTTCAGGTGGTAGCTTCCATCCAGATGGAATCCATTTGCTTTTACCTTTTTCAAACCATCTAGTCATATTATTATAATTGAATATAGCAGTACCATTATATCTTCTACCGAAACCTGTCGGACTAATCGAAATTCTATTTGCAGCTATATCACTATTTAATGTAGCTCTATCATTCTTATAGCCTTCATATGTTTTTCCACCTTGTTCTAGATCCCACCGTTCGTCAGATCTATAATGCCAAGTATATACTACTAGAATTTTGTTTACACCATCTGGAATGGTGACATCTTTAACTTTCCAATATTTATTTTCTCTTGTATCTAAATCACTATAATTAGCATTCCATGGAATAAGAGCATTAACGTATACTTTAGGAACAGCTTTAGATGCCCATACTGTTGTAGGACCTGTGATAGTAGCACTTGTTAGATTTAGTTTACCAGGCCAATATCCATTCGAACCTATAATACTAGCAGTAATCTCATCACCATGTGTTACCCAAACCTCTCCACCAGTATAATCTTTTCCATTATAGCTAACAGTAATAGTTTGGTGTTCAGACTGTTGAATGGTTACTTTATATTTAGGAAGATAATTAAAGGTAATACCATTTCCTCTATCAAATAACCACATAGAGAAATCTTCTTTGAATATTTTGGTATCTTTACCAGTAATGAATAGAGCTTCTATTTCATCAGCTTTTAGATATAGTTTAATACCTGTACCATTAGGCCCTTCAAATAGATCTTTCTTTAACTCAGCACCTTTATAATCTAATATTCTACCATTAATCCATTTAGTAACCTTTTTCTTTACAATCCCTCTACTAATAGGGCGTTTGAATCTAGGTACTAATGAATCAACTCTAGGACTTAGATTAAGTACTTCTAGGTTATATCTAGATTTGATATCTCTGGAAACTTTATGAATATTATTAGAAATATCTAGGATATCTTTCCTTTGAACAAGTTTACCATTAACAAATACAGCCATCAGATTCTTATTAAGGTTTCTATCAATTTCATATTTATTGAAATAAATATATCCACTCATAGGAAGTTCTGGAATAGCTTTATTGTACTTGGTGCCAGTATAGAAACAAATAATATCAATATCATCGCGGAGATTTATCATAATATGATCTTCAAATTTAATATAACCTCTGTATATATTGATACTATAATCCTTACCAGGAACTAATGCTTTTCTATTTAAGAATACTTTAAATCTAGTTCTAAGATCTAGCATAGCATAATATGGAGAGTCGATATCATACTTTCTAATACCCTCTTCCCCTACTATATGGAGATCCATTTTTTGAACGGCATATTGTCCTTTATTATGACAGAATGTAAACTTAATATCATCCTCTTCTGTAATACCAAATGGTACTGCATTTTTAATACGGATAGTTCTTTCATTGATTCTATCATAATAAGCTTGAGGAATGAGTCTTCCTTCATTGTCACTAATGAAGAATTGCATCTCAGTAAACTGCTTATAAGGGAATGGAATTTCAATATCTAATACAGCATTATTAGGAGCTACAGAGATACTACAAAAGAATTCTTTTGGATCCATCTCTGCTTGTAGTACTGTTATTACAACCTTACCTTCAAAGGTTTGAGTATTACCGCCAGTAATAGTTGCTGTATCTGTGAAAGACGGTCTATCAGAAAATAGTTTGCAGTCTGGATCGCCATTTATAAATGAAGATCCACCACCGCCTCTGATATCACCACCTCCACCGCCATTCCATCCTGCACCGCCACCAGGAGCGCCGCCATGAACTCTATCGGTTAAGGAATCACGTTTACCATGTCCTCCATTAAATGGAAATCCATTAGATTCTGGAGTAATGGTAAATGTAGAGAATTTATCTAAACTGCCACCAAGTCCAGGTTTGTCTTGAGTACCTGGCTGGCCAGCATACCCGTATCTATACCAGCTATCTCTACCGTCATAATCTATATTACCATTAGCAGTAGATATTGGTTTGGCTGAATATCCACCACCATCGTAACCTTCAAGATAAATGGTATCATTTTTATAATCTATATAATCAGTACCACCACCACCGCCAGCAGCGATCATGATAACACTTTCTTGATCATCTTTTTTTAATGAAATACCAGTGGAGCCACCACCACCATATCCCATCATCTTAGAGAATTCTGGATATCTGGAATCTCCACCTTTACCAAATCCAAGACCACCAGATCTACCATTTGGTAAACAACCAACAGTAAGAAATAGAGATTGCATATTTCTTGTATCTAATATACCAGTAGTATAGCCACCTCTAGATCCTGTCTTATTATCACCACATAATGAACCTGCTCCATAACATTCTATTTTTATAGAGAGAATCCCAGTCAAGTCGAACTCGACTGGGATACCATTATTTTGGTTGAAAGTGAATACTGTTTGGCCATTATTTTTTTCGACTACACTAGCCATGTGTACTCCTTTCAAAAACTATAAATAATTAACTCTTGCATTTGGTGCGCCCCATGGAGCATTTTCTATAGAGTCAGAAGATAGATCAGATACATGGGATTTAGGATATTCGGCAATGTTAATAACTCTCAAGTTAGGACAATTAGCAAATGCATTTCTCCCAATAGTTTTAACAGATGCTGGAATAGTTATTTCAGTTAATTCATCTGATCCAAATGCATAGTCAGCGATATATTTTAGACCCTTACCTTTTTTACCAAGTTCTGGTTCAACGGCTGGTTCTATAACAACTTCATTCAATTTATCGCATCCATAGAAAGAATATTCTAAAATAGATTCGATAGAATTAGGAATTACAACTCTAGTTAATTTTGAAGCACCTTTGCATACTCCTTCTTCCATAGTAGTAACCGTAGAAGGAATAGATAATTCATTTAAACCACTGTTAGCAAATGCTCCACTGCCAATAAACCATAAATTTGGTTTTAATGTAAGGGAGGATAAGTTTGTACAATTCTTAAATGCTGCAGGAAGAATCTTCAATACTGTATTTTCTAGTTCTAATCTATTAATAGAATTAAATCCATAGAATTGATAGGATTGAATATTTCTAACACTCAAAGGAACACTAACTTCATTAATGGTTAATCTATTCTCTGGAGTATTATTCATAATATAGTTTTCAGAATTTTTATCATAAGTTATTCTTATATTATTAGAAGGCTCAAATGCATTATCTGCAACTATAGCATCTTCTGCAATATATAAGTTTTCTAAGAATTTAAATGCATTCTCTTCTACTTTCATATTAGGAACAAGTTTAACTGTTTTTAATTTAGGAGTAGCGGCAAATGCATAAGAGCTTATACGTTTATTATTCTTATCGAATGCAACGTATGCTAATTTAGTCATACCTCTAAACGTATAAGGAGTAATAGTTTCTAAAGATGTAGTAGGTTCAAACTTAATAGCAACTATATCATCATTATCTGTAAATACAGAATAGAAGCTACTATCTGCATTAAGTTTAGTATGAATAGAAGCTACATTATTTGCTATTAATACATATTTAGCCATATCAGGAAGTTTATAGAATGTATCAACATCTTTACCATCTAGATTAGGACTGACTTTATACCAATTTACATCTAAATCTTCAATATCACCATTGATATCTTTAATATATGGATCTTTGTAATAGATTTGTAAATCACCTGATATGAAATCTAAAGATATAGGATATTCTCTAATATAGTTTAGGTTACCTTCGATAATAACCCTTGTATACCAATTAGATAAATCTTCCATATATTCTAAATTACCATAGATAATATTCTGTGTAAAATCTAATGTCTTACCAGCTAATACTGGTTTAGCATACATTTCATCGAACCAAATATCATCATGATCTCTTTTCATATCAAATAAATCATAAGGACCTTCTATTCCATCTTCTGCTGCAGATACTTTCTTCTTATAGAAATAAAGAACCGTAGCAGTCTTACCAGCAGCAAATTGTCTATCATTCTTATATTGAGGAATGATAACATTTTCTTTTAGTTTATATCTTTCTGGATTTATAAAGGTACCATTGATGAATAAAGCGATATTATCTGGACTTAGTTTCATATTATCAATATACCAGCTTGGTATAGAAATAATAGTTTTAGAAGTGATAGGGAATTCTATCTTTTCGAAATCTACCCTCTCAGTAAATCCTCCTTTGGCTTCTATATCACCTACTGTAATAACAGTTAGAGTTCTACCAGCTTCTAAGTAGTATTCTGGTTGGGTAAGAATTAGTGTTTTTGTTACAGAATCATATGCATATCTTTCACTCTCATCAAGAGAAAGACTACCAGCAAATGCTAAGAATTTAGAATTATATCCTATATCTTGAGGAAGCTCAAATGTAACTTGTTTTTCTTCAGTAGCAGTAACTTGTTGTACTCTAATATTGAATCTTAAATTTTCAGAAGTATTTTCTTTATATTCTTCAAGAACACCAATATTGTTGAATATCACCATTACATACTGAGCATATCTAGCATGCCTTATATCTACTGGATCTAATAATTGGATTTTATTATTATTGACCAATTCATATCTAGATGGATCTATATATGTGGAGTTGCCGAATAATAAGAAGTTATCTTTGGTAAGTTTATAAGATTTAAATTCTGGTTTGAATTCTACTAATCCAGTATTAGTACCGCCATCAGCATAAGAATAATTGAAAGTAATTCCAGAGTTTTCAAGTTTATTATCCTCAGTATATTCTCCATCAACTTCAAATTCAGATCTTACATATGGGAATACGAATACTAGATAATCCATAGAACTTTCAGTTCTTTGAAGTGCTCTGGTTTCATATAGAGTAATAAAATCAGCATCTTCTGATAGAGTATACTGCTTTCTTTTATCTAGATAAATACCGTCTTTATTAAATACGAAGAAATATTTATTTCCTCTAGGGTAAGATTTATATGGATAAGGAACCCTTACAACAGTCTGATTATTCTTTTCTGCATATACTACCTTGGAACTCATATAAACGTCGTGATTATATGGAACATGAGTAAAGTTATCATCACATTCAATATAGAATACGTCTACATAATCCCCTTCTTTGAAAGTACTTGCAGAATAAACCCTTTTATATTTAACACCATTTGTGAAGTTAGGTGCTATAATCTTATAAATAGAATTGTTCAATAAATGACCATTTTTAAAGATAATATATCTTTTAGTATCCCAACCAGATTTAAATTCGTCTTCTAAAGAGATATAATTTGAATTTCTTTCAATATTAAATCTCTTATATAAGAATTGCCGTTTAGATCCAGCATATAATGGAAGATTAGCAGCATACTTATTATCATCAAATGTAATTTTTCCATTATCATCAATTACATATTTTAGAGGATATAAATGACCACTAGTAACTTCTGCAAAGATTTGAATATCATCAAATTTAATACCAGTGCAATTATAACAATGACCTTTATATTTGCTTTCCAATTCTTTTACTAATTGAAAATCTGTAGTCTTTTGATTATTTTTTCTAAGACTTTCAGGATCTACTGGTCCATCATATCTAATCTTTTCAACTACTGTAACTGATAATGGAAATTCAAGATCTTTATCCTGTTTATCTATTTCTAAACTACCATTGATTACATCATTACTTAAGTCATTCTTTGTATATTCAAAATCACCAGTAAGTAATGGATCTTCATCAATATAGTTTTGAAGAGTACCATATTCTACTTGAATATAGCATGGGTAATTCCCATTTTCTCTAACATTCAATGCTTGTTGTGTAGGTTGAATATTATATCTATAAAACTCAGTATTTGCAGGATCGGCATTATTAGTAATATACCCATTAATAGCAAATACAGAGAATAAAGAACTTAAGCTATATTTAGGAAGTGTTTCAATTATAGGAGTTCTTTGTTCATCAGATCTATAGGTTACGACACATCCATCGCCCTTTAGAAACTCAACTGTAAGTTCAAAGTCATTGATTACAGTACTACCAGTTGGAAAGGCATCTATATTGGCCATTTTAGATAATTTAGGATAAGCCTTTTTTAGCTCATTTTCGAAATTATCTTTATCTCCAGCTATAATATTTACTAAAGGAGTAGTAGTATATTTATCAAATATAGAGAATATACTAGTAGCCCCAATAGGAGAATCTATGATTGAAACATTATTCGGATCTCTTGTTGGTAGTCTGTCTAAAAATATTTGATTACATTTAAAAATAATTTTTAAGACATTCTCATTTGGTTTTGGAATATAGACTGCCGATAGATCAAATAGAGTAGAAGAATTTATCTGAGTAGTGGAAAATGTTCTATCAGTAGTAGTATCTCCAGACCGTCTATCTCTTTCCCTCCAATATTGATATACAGGATAGACTTTATTATGAATATCAGCAGAGTCATTTTCTATTTGAGCAAGGATAAGATCCTTAACCCCATCTATTTTTTTACGAGGATATGTTCCATCGAAATAACTATCTTTAAAAGGGATTGGAATTGTAACCACTTTGGTTACAAGTTTAGTGTACAAAAGCTCTCCCTCCTTATACAATAAAAAAAGCGAAATTTATTACTAGTATGTACCCCTATACGAAATTATCGTATAGGGGTTTGATTGTAATAAAATTATGCTTTAGTAATTACAATTGGAACTTCAATCTTACATGGAATATCTGTAGGAGTAAAATCATAAGAAGGATCTACTTTACAATAGAATTCATAAGATTCACCACTAGTATCATAAGGATCTACATAGTCCCAGATATAGAGGTCTACATTACAATCTATATCAACTGGAGGTATATCAACCTTAACTTGAATTTGGGATGGGATATCCAAGGAGATATCTCTTTCATAAAGAGCCAAGCCTGGTTTAACTCTAATAGATGATACGATATCATAAGTCTTAGTCTTTTCTGGAACGATAACGATGGATTTGATATCTTTATTAGATACTTTTCCTGTTCTAACCTTTCCAATGAATTCTTGTGTATTATTATTGATATATAAGATTCTACTTTCTAGAGGTTCTAGGAAATTCACCATATTATGGCAGCGAATAGATTCTAAAACATCTACACTAGACGTAGGTCTATATGTACCATATACAAATCTACTAGTACCTCTAATAGTAAGCTCTTTTCCTGGATCGAATTGTTTTAACTTAATACCCTTGTAATCAGTATTAGCTGTATCAAATTCAGATCCAAAGATAACCACAGTACTATGAGAATATGGAATAGTAAGATATACGGATTCGATAATCTTTCTATTTCTACTTAGCACAAATCTATATACATCATCAGAATAGCTTATAGTTAGTCGTAAGTTATTTCTGTTTTCTATATCCTTTAAGTTGTAACTAAATACTGGGGTATGGGGATTTAAAGCATTTAATGAATGCTTATATTCCTCTTGATTGCCCATGTATAAGTTACAAAGAGGCTCGCCAAAGCCACTCATAACGGTGATAACATTGACAAGACCGTTCTTACTATTGTAATCGAAATCAAAATCTATAACTATACGACCAAGCTGCTCATTTCTTCTTGGTTTATAAACACCTTTTACATCGATAAGAGCAGATCCGCGGAATCTATTCTTACCAAAGTATTCTTGCTTATCTCCATATTCCTTAAGATATAAGTCATTAATATCTTCTATACCAGTAGATTTTTCTCTCTCAAATGGTATAGGTACAATAATGTTTTTAGTTTCAGTAAAGATTTGTTCATTCTCACCATTTTTAAGTTTGGTTGGAGTATGAATTGTAACCCTATTACCAGAATATGTTGTTTGATCATACCACTCTGGAACAATACCATTTAAGAAATAGATAGGATAGGTTCTATAATATCTGCTCTTAAATAAGTCACGTTCCATTTCATATGCAGTATCACCATTAGCATCTAAAGAAGATGCAGCATTTAATTTGCCTATATCGAATGTAATTCTATCAGCAGTAGCTCTTTCTTCATAAACCTTATCAAATTTAATTTGTTGATAGCAGGCCATATAATCTAAAGCTCTTGCAAGATTCTCACCATAATGCTTACTCTTATAATATCTAACATTAAAATCAGACATTAGTTCTTTGAAATGATCATCCATTTCATAGAATTCTTCGAATAAAGCAATATAACCATTCATGAATGCATTATTAGTTGGATGAACTGCTAATGCTTCATTAGGCAGAGAATCATCTAACCAAATACAACTGAAATAAGTTGGAACCCTTAGCATCGGTTCTCCAGTATACAAGCATTTTATAATATTTCTATTATAAATCTGACCAAATAGATCGGGAATGTATCTACCATTTTGATCAAATGCTACTAGATTATCTAAAGTTATTTTGAACTTCTTATCAATAGTCATATCGTATAATACAAATCTACGACCAAGTGCAAGTTCTTCTTGAATAACCTTATATCTTACATTCGTAGGGTCATCATATTCACTTACTAATTTAAATAAGACAAAGACAGCATGTTGTCCTTTCTTTATTCCATCATTAGCCTCCATGAATACAAGCTTATCCCCTTCGATTCTATATCTTCTAGGAATAACCAATTTATCATCTATAAACAACATGAAATTGTTTAGATTATATTTAAGACCAGGCATATCTGGAAGTGTTATAGAATTGCTATTAGCATCTACTTCTTGAGAGAAGAAGAAAGGTTTTAAATGAAGAGGGCCATGTTGAGAACCTTTAGTAATATTTACAAAAGCAAATATTAAAGTATCTCCTTTATGGATTACCTTAGCAGAATTGGTAAATGTAATAGTGTAATTATCTCTATTAACTACATAATCATTTTGGTTAAGGAAGATACTACCATTGAATACTAAGATTTGATTGTAGTTATTTACATCAGGCCAATCTTCTACAGGAAGTTGGAATACGATTTGTTCATCTTCCTGAGCCACCATAGAAAATACTTTAGAAGTGGCATAGTCTTCTATTAACCAATCAGAATTATCAGTAATAATCTCCATTGTATATAGAGCATCAGAAGGTAGATCTAAAGTTTGATAATTGAAGAACTCAATTAAGTCTACACCCATAAGACGATAATTCTTAGGATCTATAGGAACATTGTCTCTATATAGAACCATTTGATCACCAGGTTTTACATAACCATGATCCCATGCTCTAAAATACATGAAAATATTTCTACCATGAATTCTTTTAGTTTCTAGATTACCATATCTCCATACATAATGAACCATTTCATCGTCGCTATGTCTTATACTACCACCCTCACTATCTACATATGAAGGCATAGTTTGTTCATAGATACCATTAGTTCTAAGATTAGTATTTGGAGCTTGATCGTTATCTATATAATAGAAATAAATTGCTGATTGAGAGTTATCAAAATATCCATCTTTATTGAATTTATAAATAGGAGTTTTATCTTCTCTTTCACCAATAAACTCTTCGTAAATTACTGGGAATGGAATTTTTATATATTCAACAGTTTGTACTGGTCCTGATAAGATTGGATCTCTATTATTAATAAATACTGTATAGAAATCATCAGATCTTATCATGTAGATTTGAGATAATGGTACAAACTTACCATCTACAAATAATAGGAATGGATTTATAGCTTTATCCATTAATAAATGATATGCATTGCCTTCAAAGAACCTTTGCTCTTCGAAACCAACTCTATCATGAGCCATATTATATAAAGAGATTACAGTAGAATCTATATATTTAGATTCTCTATTCCATTCTTCTCTTTTAAAATATTCTCTTTCTTCATGCCATTTTATTCTAAGTCTTTGAGGAAGATATCCTCTTTGAGCTTCGTTAAAATAGTATGCTGTAGATTCCATTTTGTGATCAATAAGATCCTGAGTTTCTGGTTCTAATTGACCTAAAACGTTTGAATGGTTGTTTCTAAAATAATTCTCTATAGTATCTTCTGTTGTAATATAAAGAGTTGGAGGAACGAATGTATCATAATAAATACAATCGTCAATAATGCTAATATCATCAAGATATCCACTACCAAATGTATGAATATCATTACTAGTGCTTTTCTTATATCCAATAAATAATTCATCTCCAAAAGTCATAGACCCTTGAATATCATTGATAGTAGTTAAACAACCATCTATAAATATTCTAAGAACATTGTCATCTCTAGTTATAGTGAGATAATGCCATTTATCATTAAAAGTATAATCTACTATAGCACTAGAATACTTTTCTTCTGGAGAGATTTGAATAGTAAAATATCCAGCCTCTTCTATATATACGAAGTTATTATGACTATTTCTATCTTTACGTTTATATGATAATAAAGGAATCTTCTCATCTTTATTCATATTCTCTTTCTTAATTCTATATTTAAGATAGATAGTAAAGTTCTTTTGAGATTCCAAATGCTTTTTAAGTTTAGATACATCTTCTAACCATAAACCAGCATTATCATTAAACGGTTTAAAATAAGCAGTACCAGCTGCTTCAATAATAGATGAGGTATCTGTAAAAGATACCCCACCTAAGTTTTTGATAGAAGAATTATTGCAACCAGTTTTATCAAAATGGAGGTTTAGTAAAAAATTAGGCATTACGAATACCTCCTAAATTATCTAGGCAATGGAGCCTAGCATAGTAATTACATCTTTAGAATATTGAACCATATCTTTACCACAGATTTTTTCAATAGTCTTTTGGTTATTCAAATAACCGCCAACGTATGCATCAGTAATCATAGCAGAGAATGCTGGGAAGTATTCTAAACCAAATACTGTACCAGGGCCAAATTGCATCATCCATCTTTCTACAATAATATCTAAGCTAACTGCTTTAGGATTAAGATGCATTGCATCTCTTAAAGAGTTAACAAAGATCTTGATATTTTCATATGGATTAAGATCTTTTTCTTTAATATCACTGTGTTTACGGCAAGCTTTTTCAATAGCATCTTCTAATAAGATAGCTTCATTTTTAGAGATATCTGCTACTTTCATAGCAATATCTCTTGCTTTGTTTTCATTATCTAATTGAAGAATACCCATTAAGAAGTACATAGCAGAAAGATAAGTAACTTGAATCTTTTTAGATTCTTGGATAGAAATCTTTGCTAAGAAATCAATAATATGAGTAAAGCAATTTGCAAAGCATTTAGTAATACCAATATTCATATTTGCTCTACGTCTAAGAATATCAAAGTTTTTATGATAGATCATAGAAACACCAGCATTCATAAGATAAGAAACTAATGCTGTTTCATTTACATTGTAATCACCATGCTTAGGGTCTTTAACAATACAAGCAGATGCATCGATAAATACTTTGATTTTACCACGATCTCTACCTTTCATTTCCTTAGCACAAAATACTTTAAATGTTCTAGGTAAAGGAACATCGCAGTCTAATAAAACTGTATTTGTAGAATTAAGAATACGCAATAATGCTTCATCTGTTCTTTGATGTTTTAAATCTAAAATAACACCTTTGAATTCTTCTGTAGCTTTATCGATCAATGGATCAGTCATAATAGCATCCAATAAGAGTTTTTGATATTTTGGATACTGTTTATAAAAGTAAGAGTCAGAGTAGGATTTTAATTCCTTCATGAGTTTTGTTTCCTCCTATCAGATATTTTTAAGTAGTTATTTTAATGTCCCTGCAGTAAATAAGCCCATTCTGTATATGATAAAATACGAGGTCTTAGACTTGTTATTAAGTGATAAAGAAAGGGGTAAAATTAATGCAATTACAAGATATTTTAGATCTTCATGTGGAAATGAATTCCAGTGATAGATACACATATAATGGTAAGAATGTACCTAGAGTTACTGAGGTACTTTCTAAAATGATTAGTGAAGAGAAGTTAATGAGTTGGGCTAATAGCCTTGGATTTAAACATCAACGATATAGAGATGTATTAAATAAAGCAGCAATATTTGGAACTAAAATTCATTATGGAATAGAATGTTTTTTAAAAGGTCAAGAGGTTCCAGAAGATACTCCATCAATCTGTTTTAAAGCTTTTCAAGAATGGTGGAAAGTAATAAAAGAAACAGAATACGAAATCATTGGTCAGGAACAAAAACTAGTTTGTGAATGGTATGGTGGAACATATGATTGTCTTATGAAGATAAATGGAAAGATATATCTTATAGATTTTAAGACTTCCAATCATGTAACCTATAAATACTATTTACAATTAGCAGCATATTCTAAAGTTCTTAGAGAAAAAGAAAATATCAATATAGATGGTGTCATCATTCTTCAATTAAATAAGTATCAACCAAAATACAAAGAATATATTTTAGATCTATCTATACCAGATCATAAAGAATATTTTGATTTATGTGAAAGAACTTTTATTTCTATTCTTTATAGCTATTATCATATTCATTATCTTGAGGAGAATTTTAATGATCTTGCCAAGAAACTTCATCAGTTCCAACCACAAAGTGCATGATAAATATGATCCATTAAATATCTTCGAAGACTTTACAAGATATATTAATGAATTTAATAGAACTGATGGTAATAAAGTTGTTAGATATATAAGGAAATGGATTATAAGATATATAAGATTTCCTTTATTAAGTAATAGAATATCTAAGGGATCTAGAAAGATTCTAAAGGAATCTTTTAAACATCCCGAAACTTTAGTATATCATGTATTACGATATTCTGTATTCTTATTATATTTCACCATCTTATTTCAAGTAGACTTAGAAGATCTTCTTAAAACTATATTCGAAAATAATAGAGACAGCTGTGATATTATATTTGAATATAATGATACTAGAGAGAATGCTTTCCAACGTATAAATAAAATTATTATAATCAATTACAATCTAAATAGTTTGTATCTTCCAAATAATGAAAGGTTTATAAAGACTAAACTTAGATTGGATTTAGATGAACACTTTTATACTATAGAAGAGACCATTTACAAATGCTCTACTAGATTAGAAACATCTGTTGCTGAAGTTGAATCTTTTAGAAGATTCCAGATAAATGAAAAGGGAATGATAATCAATCCTAACTATATCTTTAGCAATAACCTTAAAGCCGAGGAATACAGTAAATATTCTATTATGGCTGTTAATATTATGGGAATTTTAGATATCATTTTAAGATCAGTCTTAAATGTCGGAGTTACCAAACAAGTTGTAGATGATACTAGAGCATAAACTTGCTCTAGTATTATTCTTAACTTAAATTTTGGTCACATACTATAATAAGGTAAGGAGTGATTAAAGAAAACAATGAAACAAGTAGTAAGTTTTGATAATATAAAAGATACTTTTGTTGAAGCTCATATATCAGATTTGCACTTTGGTACTATAGAGCCTTTAACTGAATATAAAATCTTAAATGAACAATTTTTAAACTATCTTGAAATGATGAATGTGTTAGATATAGTATCTGTTAATGGGGATATATTTGATCATAAGTTTATGGCAAACTCTGATGCTGTAGTATATGCAATCTCATTTGTACAAAGATTAGTTGATATATGTAAAAGAAAAAATGCAACCTTGATACTCATAAACGGTACTGGATCTCATGATGCTGATCAGCTCAAGATCTTTGTGCCATTTATGAATCAAGGTTGTGATCTAAGGATTGTAACCCAAACCCAATTTTTATTTATCAAAGGTAAGAAGATTCTATGTATTCCAGAGATGTATAACATGGGTGAGCCATATTACAACCAATTTTTAATCAATTCTGGATTATATGATGCTTGTTATATGCATGGTACTTTTAAAGGTGCTATCTTTGGTAAGAATAAAAGAGACCTAGCATCTAATAGGGAGCCAGTATTTGATATAGAAGACTTTGGTAATTGTAAAGGTCCTATTATATCAGGACATGTTCATGTTCATGGTGTATACAGTAATGACTTTTATTACTGTGGATCTCCTATAAGATACAAATTTGGTGAGGAAGAAGAAAAGGGGTTCATCATTCTTCTACACAATATCAAAGAAAGAAAATATATGGTTCATTTTGAACCTATTAAGTCTTTCCGATATGATACTATTAATCTTGATGAAATGATTAATCAAGATCCTAGGATTATAATTGATTATATCAAAGCATTATTGAATGAGGGTATAGATCATCTTAGAATCCTTATTACAAAGAATAATCCTAGAACTATAGAGTTGCTTAAAAATTTCTATAGAAGTAAGGCTAATGTAAAAATCGAAACTAACTTTGAGCAACAGAAGATACAAAAAGAGTTGCATAGTATGAATCAGAAATATCAAAAGTATGATTATCTATTTGATAACAATCTATCTCCTGAACAAAAGTTGGTACAATATATGAACCAAGAAGAGGGAAATGATTTTTGGAGCGTTGAAAAGTTTGCTGACTTCATGTCTTATATTGAAAAACTTTAACCTCGAAAACATTATAATACTACTCGAACGAAAAATATAAAAACTATAAATGGGAGTTTCTAGTATGACAGACTTTGACAAGAGAAAATCAAAATATCAGCCAACGAATACAAAAACTGCTAGAAAGGCTCCTCAAGCTTCTGGCATCACAGAGTATATGCTGAATTCGTTTTGCCGATATGCTCTCTCTATGAATGACAACATCCGTAAGCACGGATTAACTATGCTAAATAGTTTAATCATCAGGATCAATCCTGAAGATTTTATAAAGAATCAAAACTGTGCTATTAAGTTAAGATTCTTAAAAGCAATTCTAGAAAATAGAATGAATGGATTGAATGATAGAGAAATGATTCTATCTAATATCAATCTTACTATGGATATAACTAATTTAGAAAAGGATCAATCTTTGACTAGAGAACTTTCTAATGATGAGGTTATATCTATTGAGGGTAATATTTCTATGCTATTAACTAATAACGAAGTTGATGAGCATATTAATGTATTACTCGATGCTATCACTAAGTATCAAAATGCAGATTTTAGAGAAAAGAATCAAACCATTGATTATTTGAAATCTAGAATTAGTGATATTCAAACTGTATTTAGACGTAATGAGGTAAATAAAGATTCATCTGATACATTATTCAGATTATCTCAGTTAGAAACAACTGTTCCAGATATTCATAAATATGTAACTAGTCCATCATATAAACTGGTTACTGGAATGCAGGGATTTAATGCTATGCTTGGTGGAGGTTTCCAAAAAGAACGTGTATATTCATTCTTTGGTGCATCAGGTTCTGGTAAGACAACGACTCTAGAGAATATAATGTATCAGCTATGGAAATATAACCAAGATTTCATAACTCAAGATAAATCTAAGAAACCTTGTATTATATTATTAACAATGGAAAACTTAGTTGTAGAAACAGTTTGTTCATTATATCATATTATGACCAAAGGTAAATCTATGGAAGCATGTGCTACTGCTGAAGATGCAATAGCACAATTCAAAGCATGTCAATTTGAATTTGATCCAGAAAATAAAAGAGCTGTAGAGTTATTTATCAAATATAAACCTGTAAATTCTGTAGACACTTCATATATGTATAAGATAGTAGAAGACTTAGAAGATGAGGGTTTTGAAACTATAGCATTCTTACAAGACTATATGATGCGTATCAAACCATCTGAAAGAACAAAAGACGTTTATCAGGATCTTGGTACAGTAGTAAATGACTTTAAAACATTTGCAATCTCTAAGAAGATCCCAGTAATAACTGCATCACAGCTTAATCGTGAAGCGATGAAGATTATTGATGAGGGAAGAAATGCTAATAAGCTAGATTCTATTAAGAAATTAGGCCGTGCAAATATCGGTGAATCTATTAAGATAGATACAAACCTTGATGGTACATTTATCATTGTTCCAGAATATGATAAAGAGGGTAATAGATATCTTGGTATTAAGATGACTAAGCATAGATATAAACTTCCTCCTACTCATAGATTAGATTCTATATTCCAACCATTCTATCCAAAATCTGTAGCATTGGTAGAGGATTTATTCGAACCAAAAGCGGTATATAGAGAGTCTCTAATAAATAATGATATTGAAGAGGTAACTTCTAAATTTGGTACAACAGAGCATGTTTCTATAAATAATCCTGCTAAAAGATTAGAGGCTTTAAATAAGTCTGTTGATATGACAGCTGGAACAGGATTGGTAAAAACTCCTAAGAGAGACAATAGTGTATCAATTCCTACTGAAACAATGGTAGAAAGACCTCAAACAAAAATGGAGGATACAAAGCTTATAGAGATGACTCCTAAGTTCTCATTAGATAGTGAAGATTCTTCTCCATTTGCTAAGAATAAAAAGAAAGAGGTCATACTATTAGTACCACCTCCACATCTTAACAAACAAACACATTAAAGTGGTGGTATGGGAATATTCCCATACCACTGTTTTTTGTTTAAGATGAAGATGTACTAGAAGAACCAATAGATGCTGTAGAAGAATAAGATTTAGATATAAACTTATTCACAGGTGTAATGATCTTATCTTTGGCATGTTTTTGATTATAAGTATTCATAGCCATAGATTCTTTATTATAAATAATAGATAAAGCTTTAGACAAAGCAGCTTTAGGTAATAGGTACAATGTTTTATTTGGGATAGTAAATTCATGAGTACTACAAATATTATTTAGACGTAAGATAATATAGAATAACTTTGTAGAGCCATAAATCTTATATGCCAGCATTTTTGGATTGTATTTATATTTATTAACTTCTTGAGAAGATAATTCTATTAAGATGGATTGTTCTTTAAGATCTGTTAGATAATCATCTAACAAATTCTTTACTACAAACTCAAATCCATCTCTAGTTTCATAATAAGAAATAGATTTATAATCTGAATTATCACTAGCAGCATTACCAGCATCAATAAACTCTTTAAGAGTATGAGTTTCAGTAATACTTAAACTAGCACTATTATAATATATAGCCATTGGTTATTGCTCCATTCCAATAATTTGAGGTTTAGTAATATCACCGCTTAAAAAGGTGACGATAAATCTAGTACCTACTGGGATATATTTCTTTGGATAAGTTCTTGTAACTTCTCTTGGAAGAGCTAATTTAACTACTGCTGTTCTTTTTACTTCACCAAATTCTAATCCAGCTGTTTCTTTATTCATAAGATTAGGAATAGATACTTGATTTCTATATAAAGCCCGGCTATTATTTTGCATACCTCCAGTCATTTGGAGTTTGAATAATTGCTCACCAGGATGGAATTTATTCACATAATCATCTAAAAGAATAGCAATCTCAGTATTAGAGTTTACGTTATGAGTACTCATATTATTATCACCTCTTTCATTATTAGTGTGTCGAAATATAAAATATAAAAATGATATTGATAAATTAGTAATAGATATATTTAAAAGAAAGGAAAATTATTATGGCAAAGAAAAAAGTTAACGTATTAGGTGGAGATATTGCATCTTTAACAGATTTTAGATCATCTACTTGTACTAATCCAGAATTATCTGAGAGATTTATTAAAGATGTGATGAGAATTACTGGTCTTGAAGAAGATCATGAGGGTTATATCGTAGATACAGAAGAGGATTTTGAAAATCCAGATTATATTGTTGTGAGAGGAAAGTTCTTACGTCATACTAATAGAGGTATTCTTCATAAGAAAGATTTGATCTTCGATCCATACAATAATCCTATTATTATGGATGAACTATTAAAACAATATTTACAAAAATCTCATCCAGAGATTGTATCTGCACAAATTATGTCTGCCAAGCCTAATCAAGCTCCAAAAGTAGATACTTATGGATATATGACGTTATTATATTCTAATGGAGCAAAGATTCAAACTGATATGCATTATAAAGATTCTACTAAATATCTTGAAGCATATATGAGATTGGAAGCAATGACTAATAGTTTAGTAAGAGAAACTCTTGCTATATATGATGCTTATGAGAAAGAATATTTTGAAGCTCTTGAAAATGAAAAGGTTAAAAAATGAGAATAGATTTTGAATTAACTGATGAGCAACAAGCATTAATAAAGGCTGCTGTTCATTGGTATAAACATGAATCAGAATTAGTATTCCAATATAGTGCTCCTGCAGGTGCTGGTAAATCTACTGTAATGCATTGTATTATAGACCAATTAGGACTAAGACCAGAGCAAGTAGCTCCTATGGCATACGTTGGATCTGCGGCTATTGTTATGCGACTTAATGGATTTTCAAATGCATCTACAGCTCATTCTTGGTTATATAAATTAGAAGTTAAGACAGAGAAAGATGGAGTTATGGGGAAAGAATATACTACTAAGAGATTCGTATATTCCCCATTAGATCCTAATGAAATCAAACTTATATGTGTCGATGAAGCTTCTACAATACCTCTAAAGATGAGACAAGAGATGGAAACTAATGGTATTAAGATATTAGCTTGTGGCGATCTTAATCAGTTACCTCCAGTAGCAGACAAACCTGGTTTCCTTTATACTGGAAAGGTATTCAGATTGTCTAAAATCATGAGACAAGCTAAACATTCTGCTATAGTAGAAATATCCAATATGCTTATAAAGGGTATACAACCTAGAATAGGTAACTATGGGGACGTAATGGTTATATCTAAAGATGATCTTAATGATGATATGATCAAAGCATATAAGACAATTATCTGTGGTACCAACAAGACTAGGGACCAATTCAATGGATATGTAAGACGTAATATCTTGAATACTTCAAGCCCAGTTCCTATGATAGGAGAAAAGGTAATATGTAGACAGAATAACTGGAGAGTTGGAATAGATGGTATTAATCTAGCTAATGGTCTAGCTGGCACAGTTACTAATTATCCGTCTATTACTGGTTATGAAGCTAAGAGTTTTATGATGGACTTTGTTCCAGATCTATTTCCAGATATTAAATTTGAAAAATTAAAATGCGATTTTAAATACTTTATATCTGATTATAGAACAAGACGTGAAATGAAGTCTATGATGAATAATAAATTCAGTTCTAAATTAGAAAAGTTTGAATTTGGATATGCAATCACTACTCATATATCTCAGGGGTCTCAATACTTTACTGGAATATACTTAGAAGAACATCTCCACAGAGATATACAGCGAAATTTGAACTACACTGGTATTACAAGATTTAGGAATTCTTGCGTATATGTATTACCTGTTAGACGTATGATGATTCCTGTAAGAAAGTCTGTTGTCTCTTTAAATGGTCGATCTATACTATAAAGTAATATAAAGAAGAGGGTCGTAATAGCCCTCTTTTTTTGTTTTAAACTACACTTCAAATGTATACTATAATAGTGTAGTGTAGTTCTAATTTAACCATATAAGGAGGAATCTAGATGCCAATATTTAGAGAACGGAAACAAATAGTACAGCTATTCGACCCCACTACTAGAGAAGAAGTAATTATTGATGATAAGCCATATTTGTTATTATTTGTACTTGCTGGTAATGATACTACAGATGAAGGTGAATGGATAGCTCTCAGAGGTAGAGAAACTGTATTCCAATATCTTCTACAATCATTCATGAATTATGACTGCTTAAATAGTTATGTCATGAGTGGTAATCTCGGATTAGGTCGTGAAGTGTCCATCTATTCTTTTTTGCGTATGCTAATTGAAAAACATTTTCCTGATCAAGGATTAACCGTTGAAGAATTAGATGAATATGTAATGGATTATGCTAATCAAGATAAGGATTCTAATTTAATGGAACCTGGTGATCTACAGCTTCATTATTATAAAGAGATGAACTCGCCAACTAAATAGTACTCATTAAAATTATTAAGTATTAGAAAGTAGGTGAAATTAAATGAGAGAAATCAAACCACAGTTTGTAAATAAGAAAACAGATAAAAGTATGTTTTTGGATAAGATGTATGGTGGTAATCGAAATGAGATTATTACAATGGATCATATTAGAAGAAACATCAAATTCTTATTCAGAGATATTGCTAGAGGGTCTGTAACAAATCCAAAGTTTGAAGAAGCGTTAAAATCAGATACAAGAATATTACAATATGCATTAGATATGCTTGCATTTGATATTAGAAAAGCAAATGTTATCTTAATAGCATTAAATGATAGCTGTCCAGGCCTTTATACTAAAATAGGGGATAATGGGTTGATAAATGAAGTTATTAATGAAACTAATGCTAAAATGATCATGTATCAAATTATGTATAATGGCATTTCGGCTTATATTCAAACAGGTGATTTTATTCAACTTAGAAGCGTAGGGATGACGTTAAACAATCAATTCAATAGAAAGTACCAATCGGTATTCTTCTAATGATAAATGGCTATCGCTCGATATTTCATAGAACTACACTATCAAAGCATTCTATAAGAAGAATGAGACAGAGAGCGAACCTTCGAAATAAGAAAGGTCGTAATAGATTCGCAAAGAATATAATCCGATACGGATTATGTCTTTACGATATCCCACGTCATCCTAGATTTACGTCTTTTTTCTACTATATGAAGCATATGTGTAAAAAAGCTAACAATAAGAGCCCATTATGTAAGGTATATTTATATAAGAACTATATAGTTCCTATATCAATAGATGGAGTGATTATTACTTGTTTTGAAGTCAAAGAAGATTTCAAACAAATGTTTGATGAAATAGTAGAGTACAAGAACAAACTAAGAGATCCTAAAACTAATATAACGGAAAATATTCTTCAAGGTTTCGTATCACTTAATTAGGTTTACATTCAAATAAACCTAATTTTTAGAAAGCGAGGTATTCAATCTTGGAAACAGTTGACGTTGTAAAATTAAGAACTCTTTGTGAAAAAGCTGAGACTGAAGTAAGACGCGGCGATGGTTCTGTTGAAAAAATGAAATTCCCTACTCATGTCGTATGCGATAACAGTTTGAATGTAATAGATTATCATAATGGAAATGTAATTTGGAATGATGCTGAAGGTTATTTCGTATATTTCCTAGTAATGAATCCTAGTACTATTCATAACTCCCCATCTGCTGGTATGAGTTTTGGTGCTAAGTCTATGGTTCCAGCTGCTATGATCTGTATTGATTATGGCGAAATTCAAAATATTCGTTGTGAATTGAATGAGGAAGCATTTGAAGCGGTTGCTGCTGCTTTAAATATGACTCAAGATCAAATTGATTACAATAAACATCGTCTATTTGAACAAACAAATGCAGATATTGCTATTCAAAGAAAACGTATGTACGCTTATTCCAATCAAGCTCATAAAAACAGCCCTGATGGAAAACGCAACTTTACTGATTTGGAAGAATATGATAAAACAGTTCATCCAGTTTCATACTAATAAAAAATTAGTATGAGTATAACACTTTTATAAACAAATGTAATTTAGTTGCATCTGAAAATACCATTCTAAATAAATTTTCGGTTGTAAACTATAATAATGATACCAATTTGATATACCTCGTTATGAGGTATATCATCTGGGTATCGCTTTTTCCATTTTTATCCTAGGAGGGAAAAACTTATGTACAATTTTAACAATGGCTATGGCCAACAATTCAATGGAATGACTTATGGTAACAATGCTCCTCAAAACCCAACAATGTCTCAATTGTTGAGTCCTGAAGAAATGTCTGAGATCCAAAAAGCACCTCAAGCATTCCAAACAAAACTCACTCGCGATGAGTATCTTCGTGCACTTTGCACACACAAAGATCAAAACGGTAATATTAAATTAGAAAAATTGGCAGACGGCCGTTATCACTGCCCAATTTGTAATTCTGATTTCAATCTTATTGATTTGAACTCTGCAAAAGGTGATATTGAACAAATCTGCTTGAACATGAATGATTTATATCAATCCATCAAAACATACTTACCTAATCCAACTAGCAGCATGCGCGATATCTACATGATGATTGCATTCTTCAACAAAATCCCACAATTATGGGGTATTGCTAAAAATGCATTTGAAAAGATCACAAATGTTAATGGCGTATTACAACCAGCAGATGAAACTAACGCATTCCAAATCTTGGGTAACATCTTTAACCAACCTGGTTTCGGTGGTTTATACCCTAACAACTTCCAAGCTGGCATCGGCAATCCTGCTATGATGTATAATGCTGCTCCAACAGCTCCTGTATATGGTGGTCAACAACAATTCCAACAACCAGGTGCTATGCAAGCTCCAGCACAACCAATGCCTCAATTCCCTAGTCCAAACCCAATTGGTACTGTAGAGGCTCCTCAAGATTTCACTGCTAATGCGGCTCAACCAACTTATGCAGTAAATCCTAACGTAGCAGCTGCTCCAGCCGCTAACCCTAATGTAGCTCCTGTTCCTACTCCAGACGTAGTAGAACAACCAGCTGCTCAACCACAAGCTTAATATTAAGAGCTTAATATTTTTTAATCTGATATAGGATTTCATCATCTATTACAATACATACAAAGTTCACACTATTCCAAATCCTATATCAGATATTTCTTTCTAACACAACAAACTCTAATATTGATTGCTAATCACACTATGAAGCGAAGATGGTTAACTCCATCTTCGCTTTATTTTTTTTATTTTAAAATATAAAATAATTATATACTATAATAGTGAGAATATTTAATATCTCCATAAAGAGTATTCTCATAATGTATTTAAATTTTTTGAAAGGAGAGATTATTATGGGATTCTATAATAGGGTCATCGAACTATTTACTGGAGAAGAGGAAGAAGAGACTACTTATTTACCTTATGTTGAAGAAAGAAACATTGGTGAGATCAAAAAGACTCCAGAATTTGCTGTCGATAAACTAGTCGAGGATCCAGAATTCTTGAAAGTAGTTGAAGAGTTATTTAGTACTCCATCTTTTATGGTTAAACTATCTTTAGAAGGTAAGAGTGGGTTAGTTATCGAAATTCCAGTAGAAAACTTCTTTAGAGGCAAAAATTTTAAAGACGAGTCTGCTATTAAAATTAGTAGAGTCGGGATGTCTTTTGTTACCATGAGAACTGAACATCAAGAAACAAACGACGATGGGAGTACAATCGAAACCAAAAAGAAGATTGAAGAGATTCAATACGATTTCAAAGGATTACAGAACGATTATCCTAAAGAGGTTGATGGAGATACGTTTAGTTTGTTTGTTCCGTATGCTAAAATGGCATACTTCGTAGAAATGCTGATTGATAGCAAAATTATCAATATTAATGCTATTCGAGTAACAACTTCAGAACCATTGGAATGCGGATCTTATAATTTCAATAAGGAGAATGAATAATGAGTGAAAATGGTAATACTAAAAATGTAAAACTTAATCAACAAAAGCGTCAAGCTGTTGAAGAGGCTATGCCAATGGTTGATGAATCTCAACCAAAGCTATGTCCACAAACTGACTTAGCAGCAACAGAATTATTTAATGTGACTAACGACTTAGTTAAGTCTCTTGCAAAAACAGCTGCAGAAGAATTAGAATTACGTTCTGAATTGAAGCAGCTATTGTCTCGTTATTTACGAGATAATGATTATGGTAGATATAGATATGAAATCGGGGAATTCGTTGCAAGACGAATTCAGTAATATCTATTATATATAATAATATTTTTATATTCACTAAATTAATTATGTAAGGGGTTTAAAGAATGAAAAAAACAACACTTTTAGCAGCTGCTATTTTTGCAGCATTATCTGTAAATGCATATGCTACAGAAACTATAACTACATTGGCAAATAACCATACAGTTGAATCTGGTTATAACTTGGTATCTGGTCCTGGTAATAATAAAGTCGTTACAGATCCAGCAACAAAACAAAGAACTGTAAACAATGCTATTTTGGGTGGCTGGTCTAAGTATCAAGGGGAAAATATTTATAACTATTTCTCTGGTACTGAAATCGCTACAGAAGGACGAAATGTTGAAAACATTGCTATTGGCGATGCAGTAAAAGTTAAAAATGCAAGTTATAGTATTATAATTGGTAATCATATTACCAATGAAAATGATGAAGCATCTATCAAAAAATATGGTGATCGTGCTACAATGATTAAAGGGGATCGTGTTACGGTAAAAAATTCCCCATATGCCACAGTATTGGGTCAAGATACTACTGTAACGAATTCCTATGGAGCCTTTGTTCATGGTAAAGGTGCCGTTGCTGAAAATGCTACTTGGTCTGTTGTTATGGGTCAAGGTGCATCTGCTAAATTAGCAGTACCTCAAAAAGGTGCATCTGTAGTCATTGGTCAAGGTGCTAATACTAATAGTAACTTCACAATTGCTATAGGTGCAGTTGCATCTGCTAAAAACTATGCGGCTACAGCTATCGGTGGTGCTTCTGAAGCTACTGGAAAATATTCCTTGGCTATGGCTCAAGGTACGGCTAATGGTGAAGGCGCTCTATCTATTGGTATGAACTCTATAGCCGATAAAAATGCTTCTGTATCTCTAGGCGTCAATGCTAAATCTATGTCTGATCGTGCAGTTGCTATTGGTTATGGTACCACTGCTAAAACTAATGAATCCGTTGCTATTGGTACTAATGCAAACGCATTAGCTGCTGATACTTTAGCATTTGGTAATAATACTATTTCTGACGTTCAGAATGGGGTATCTATTGGTGCAAATAGTACTACAACAGCTGGTACTAATGTCGACGGAATTACAATCAATGGTGCCGAACATAAATTTGCTGGTGGTACAGCAGATAGTGTTGTATCTTTTGGTACTAATGGCCGTGATGGTGGTAAAGGTGTAACTAATTACAATAGACAACTGCAAAATGTTGCAGCAGGTCGTATTGACGCTAATTCCACAGATGCTGTCAATGGCTCCCAATTGAATGCAGTGATCAATTCATTAAACTTCACTACAGTTGTTGATGGCGATAATACTACAGTAGCCGAATCTGTTAATATTAATGGTGGTAAAGAATTTAAGGTCAATGTAAATAAAGATCTAAACTTAACCAAAGATGGTTCTGTTACAATTGGTGATACTAAAATCAATAATGGCAATGTCACTGTTGGTGATAAGAATGGTATTCACACTGTAATGACCACAAATCAATTAGGCGTTAATGGACGAGATGGCTCAGTTTCTATGGTAGAGGCAAAAGGTCTTACTGCTGAAGCAAATGGACGCCATGTAGAATTTACTACAGACGGGATTAATGCTGGCAAACAAATCATTTCTAACGTAGCTGATGGTATTAAAGATAGTGATGCAGCAACAGTAGGTCAATTAAAAGATATGAATAACGCCATCGCTAATGCTGGTAATAATATGCTAAATCGGGCTAATAGTTATACCGATACACAAGTAGCTAAAGTTGGCGCTTCTGCATCTGCACTAGCGGCTTTGCATCCATTAGATTACAACCCAGATCACAAAACTGATATCATGGGTGGCGTTGGTCATTATAAAGGTAAAACAGCTGTAGCTCTTGGTGTTGCTCATCGTCCTAATGAAAACACAATGGTTACATTTGGTACTACTATTAATGGCAAAGATACCATGCTAAATGCTGGTGTATCTTATAAAGTAGGTGCTAAAGATTCCACTTATAAGAGCCCAATTCAAATGGCAAAAGAAATTGATGAATTAAAAGCTCTTGTAGATCAATTGGTTAAGGACAATAAAGAACTTAGTGAATCTTTACAAAATAAATAATTATATTTATAGAGCCTCTTAATTGAGGCTCTTTTAAATTAAGGAGTGTAAACAATGAAAACAAATAAAATCTTATTAACAACTGCAATTATTGCATCTTTAGGCAGCGCATCTATGGCGACTACTATTAATTCTGATGGCGTTCAAGCATTAGGAGATTCAAATAAAATCAAGTATCTTACTAATACTAACATAGTAGGAAGTTCTAACGAAGTTTCTGGTAAAGATAATGTTGTGATAGGAAACTCTAATAAAGTTGCTGGTTATTCAGCTATTGCTATTGGAAATAATATACATTCTGAAGCACAAGGTTATAATTCTGGCTCAACGTCTTTGTGGTCAAAAGGTAGAGGATCCATTACTATTGGCGATCACACTCAAACGACTCTTGAAGCGAATACCGTAATTGGACATCTTGCTCAATCTTGGGGTAAGGCTTCTGTAGCCATCGGTGCTTATAGTATAGCATTTGATGATGTGCACAAAGTTGATAGTAAATATGCCGGTGTGAAAACAAATCAAGGTGTATTTAGTATTGGTAGTAGTTATCCTACATTTTATGATAAAGGAACTACACCTCCAGATGAATTTAAAGTATTTACACGCCAACTACAAAACGTAGGTGCTGGTGAAATTTCTGCTACATCTACTGATGCAGTAAATGGTTCTCAATTATATGACGTTCTACAAGAAGCCAAGAACCATACTGTTGTAGTATCTGGAGACGATAATATTGTAGTAGATTCTGATGGATATGGTACTTATACTGTATCTACAAATAAAAACCTTAAAGCCGAAACTTTATCTCTAAATGATGGGAATAATGAATCCCGTTATAGTACTGAAGGAATTTCTATGGTACATCGTGGTGATGGCTCAGAACCTGAGTATAAAACTACATACAACTACAATGGTATTCGAATTGCTACTAATGATGGTAATGCATCACCTATCGATGAAGTTACATTGACTGACAAAGGTTTAAATAATGGTGGTCATAAGATTACCAATGTTGATCGTGGTACTAACGATACCGATGCAGTGAATGTTTCTCAGCTTAAAGAAACTAACAGTAAAGTTGATGGTAATAAAAAAGCTATAGATAATCACGAAGGTCGAATTAGAGCTAATGAAAATAATATTAAAGATTTAGAAAATAAAATCACTGATGCTGGTCAAAATGCATTAAATCGTGCGAATAGTTATACCGATATGCAAGTAAACAAAGGTGTAGCTAAAGCATCTGCATTAGCAGGTTTGAAATTCTTAGACTACAACCCTAAAGACAAATGGTCCTTTGCAGCATCTGTTGGTCATTATAGAAATGCCAATGCAGTTGCAGTAGGTGCTGCATATCAACCAAACGATAATACTATGATCCATGGTGGTATTACTTTAGACGGTAAAGCTGCTTACAACTTGGGTGTAAGCTTCAAAACTGGTGGTGAAAAATACGTAAACAAATACGTATTACAAGATCAAGTAAAACAACTTCAATCTGACAATGCTGAATTGCGTCAAGAATTGAAAGAGTTGCGTGCTATGATCGAAAAAAATAAATAATTTAAATTATATTTATAGAGCCTCTTAATTGAGGCTCTTTTAAACAAGTAGGATGCTATAAACAATGAAAACAAATAAAATCTTATTAACAACTGCAATTATTACATCTTTAGGCACAACTGCTTTTGCAGCAGATACTACAGTTGGTACTGGCAATGGTATTGCATACGGCACTGCAACAGAAACATCTACTTCAACTTCCATTGCTATTGGTAATACTGTAAAATCTTCTGGCCAAGATTCAATTGGTATTTGGTTATGATGTAACTGTTGATGGCTTCAATTCTATCGCTATTGGATCTAGTCGAAACAAACCAGGAGTTGAAGATAATCCTCAAAAAACTATAGTAACTGGAACTAAAAATATAGGTATAGGTCATAAAGTTGAAATTTCGAATGGTTACGAATCTGTAGCTATTGGGAGTGATGCTCGTGTATATAATATTGATAAGAACGATATATACAAAGATACTTCATATTCAACAGTTATTGGTTCTTCGGCTAGCTCTACTGGTGCTGAGGGAACTGCATATGGTAGAAAATCTACAGCAAATGGAAACAAAGCTACAGCATTAGGTTCTTGGGCTCGAGCAAATGGAGAAAATTCTGCTGCTATTGCCTATGAGGCTAAAGCGAATGGTGAAGATTCAATTGCAGTAGGTAACAACTCTGAAGCAAATGGCAGATATTCTACAGCAATAGGGAGATATGCAATAGCTGATGGAGAATATTCTATGACTATTGGAAGTGATAGCCATGCAAACAATACTAATAGTATTGCAATTGGTAATTTTGCTATAGCAAATGGAGAAAATAATATTGCACTAGGATATAATTCTAGCAGTACAGATGTTGTAAAAACTTCCCATGCTTCAATCAATGGTCATGATTATAAGTTTGCTGGCAGTGATCCTATTGGTACATTAAGTATCGGTGGTACTATTGAAGTACCTGTATTAGATGCTAATGGTGAGCCTATAATGAATGAAGATTATACTGCTTATCTAAAAACTACTAAAGAATTACAACGCACAATTACTAATGTTGCTGCAGGTAGAATTAGTGAAGAATCTACAGATGCAATTAATGGCTCTCAATTACATGCAGTAATTAAAGCTGTAAATGAAGTAGCTGCTAATGATAAAGATACAATTACTACAGTTGTGGCTGGTGCTAATACTGCTGTAACTAATGATGGTAATCACAATTACACAGTTTCTGTTAATAAAGATCTTAATAATATGAACTCTGTGAACCTAAATGATACTAGTGGTACTAAACGTGCTCGTCTTGATGCTGATAAAGCTCACTTCTTTAATGATACTACAAGCACTAATACAGCAGTAACTGCTAATGGTGTTGCTATTGAAAATACTAATAATTTGGACCAAGCAAATTATGGTATTAATGGCATGACTGCAAGCGGTCCTAATGCTACAGTAAGATTTACTACAGATGGTATTACAGCTGGTAATCAAATCATTAACGGTGTTAAAGCTGGTGTAGCTGATACTGATGCCGTAAATGTTAAACAACTTAAAGAATATGTTTCTAATAATAGCACTATTGTTAAAGCTGGCGATAATATCGAAGTAAAAGCTGATGGTAATGCTTACACAGTTTCTACAACTAAGGATTTAACAGGTCTTAACTCTATTAATCTAAATGATGGAAATAACGAAACTAACTTCAACACCAAAGGCATTGAAATGACTTATCGTGGTGATGGTGCTAATGGTTTAGAATACCATACTACTTATAACTACAATGGGTTAACTATTAAAACTAATGATGGGGATGCAAATCCTGTATCTGAAGTTTCCTTAACTGACAAAGGTCTAAATAATGGCGGTAACCGTATTACTAACGTTGGTAAAGGTATAGATGGTAGTGATGGTGTTAACGTAAAACAATTGAAAGATGAATTGGCTAAGAATCGTGCTGTAGAATCTGTTATCACTGATAACCAAATTGATAACATTGCAGCTGTTAGAGTTACAAATGGTAAGTCTACTGGCGAAGCTAATGCTCAATACGGGGTATATGTAAGCAAAAACACTGTAACTGATATCGCTAAAGCATCTAATCAATTCAAAGGTGACAGCGTAATCAAAGTAGAACGCACAACTGGTGCTAATCATACTGCTGATACTACAACATTCAAATTTGATGGTAATGAAGCTTCTAAAGCAATTCCTATCTCTTATAAAGCAAATGGTGGCGCTGTTAATAAAGTAACTGCTGAAAAAGGCTTTGACTTTGTAGATGGCAATCATATTAAAGCTTCTACTGATACAAATGGTGTAGTACGTTTCGATTTAGATCAAGAAATTCCTAAACAAATTGAACGTAATACAAACAATATTGAAAAGATTACTAATCGTTACGATGCTTTGACAACTAAAGTTGCTAAGAATTATAAAACTGCTGAACGTGGTATTGCAGGTACTGCTGCATTACATCCATTGGACTTCGATCCTGATCATAAATTAGATGTAATGGCTGGTTATGGTCATTTCCATGGTTCTAACTCTGTAGCATTGGGTGCTGCTTATCGTCCTAACGAAGACTTAATGTTCACAGTTGGTTCTACTGTTGGTAATGGTGATACAGTTGTTAATGCTGGTGTATCTTATAAAGTTGGTGCTAAATCTGGCGTTTCCCGTTCTAAAGTAGCCGTAGCAAAAGACGTTGCAGATATGAAACGTGAAATGGAAGCAATGAAAGCACAAAATGCGAAAATTACTGCGATCCTAAATGCAGTACTTGGTGCTGATTTACCACAAGATCAAAATACAGTATTCCCAGATGTTCCAGAAAATCATTGGGCATTTGAAGCTGTAGATGACTTGGCTAAACGTGGTTTGATCATTGGTTATGAAGATGGTATGTTCAAGGGTGATCGTGTATTGACACGCTATGAATTTGCTGAAGTAGTACATCGCGCAATCCAACGTGCTAAAGAAATCAACGCTCCTATCGATGGTCGTTTGGTTGATGAATTCAAACCAGAACTTCTTCGTTTCGAAGTTGAACAAAATGGCAAACTTGAAAGAGTTCATACATTGAAATCTAATAAAGATATCAAACGTGACTCCTATGGTAGCATTGTAAAATAATCTAAATAAAATTTCAGGTATGGGAGAAATCCCATACCTGATTATTTTTTTAAAAGGAGAAATATTATGAGTATGACAAGATTGGAAGAATTGAAATTTATTAATTCTTATATGGAGATTATTAATTTCAACATCAGAGCTATATCTGATATAATTACTACAAAATCTATTGAGCTTGATATGGAATTACCATACAGAGGAACATATCCAGAATTCGATGTTAGTTTTGGGACTAGTAAAAAGGTGCATTTTGTTTCTGATGGTGGTATTGAAGCTAGATTTAAGAAAAGCACAGAAGATTATTTTAAACCTATTAATCCGATCAATATGATTATGTATAAAACTGGTGCTACAGTTTTTCTTAAAGATCTTGAATTAAATCTTTTAGATGAATGTATAAGATGTGGTGCTACAGATGTATTAAATGATTTTGGTAGATTTTTAAATATTACTATAAATACTTGGAAAGATGCAGCGTTTAAACTAGATAAATTAAGTGATCAAGAGTATGATCATATTTGTCTATTACTTAATATGAACGCTGCAAGTATTAGTAGTTCTATTATGATGCTAGAAAAACTTTTAGAAAGTAAAGATTAGTTTATTTTAAATGGGGGTATATTATGATAGCAGAAGATTTTGAATTTGTCCAACAAAGCGAAACAGAATATATCGAAGTCCTATATATGTGGAATATAGGAGGTATCGAAGTTAAAGGTTATAATATCAATGATAAAATAGTTGAAGTATATTTTGAGTATGATGGGGTAAAATTCTTAATAAGATCTCAAAAACGACCTACATACAGCGAACGATTCTTAGATGTAATTAGAGCTTTATTGATTGGTAATTATTCTAATGATATGGCTACAGTTATTAAAGTAGCTAAAAAAGTTGGAAAACCTATCTTGATTACATCTGGTATTTATAAAAACAGTCGTGAATTTACAGTTCGATTAAAGTTCCCAGTAGAGAATGGGTATAGCATCCTATTCATGGAATTTGATAAAGTAGATCTAGATACACTATATGGTGTGCGTTTTAGCTATGTAATCAAAGATGAAAATGCTAGAATTAAGCACGGTAATACAGATGCTACTAGAAAAGTTTTCTCTTATATGAATGATTTAATGTTTAATTAAGGAGTAGATTGATTATGTTGTATAGTGATATTAAAAAACGTCTTCCAGAACTTTGCAAAGAATTAGTTCTTATGATTCCTAAAGATATTGAATACTCATATCATGAAGACTATGAAGGAAATGTTTCTGTCAAAATTGTAAAAGATGAGGATAGAATCAATCTAGAAATTAATGATATTAAATTCAGTATTGGCCCTTCATATTTTGCAGAAAGATATTATCTAAATTGTGAAAAATATGAAGACGCTTTTTCTAGAAATCCAGAACCTATTATTCTTTTATCAAAACTATTTACAAATTTAGCATGTGAATCAGATAAAGAATTTAATAAGATCATAGGAGAAGGAGATCAAGAATCTGATAAAGGTATGATTAGATTCCAAATTATGAAGATAGCTAAAGGGTTTAATGATCTTCATGGATGGTTCTCTAATCCAGCTTATCTTAAAGCAGAAATTGAAGAAGCTGAAGAACGAGCATATTACGCTGAACAACGTAAAAGAGATGAAGATTCTTTCTGGGAAGAAATGGCTGCAGTTGGAGTGACTCCAGAAGATGTATATGATTAACATTTTATATGAAGTCTTATCGGGATATTATTAATAATATCCTGATGGACTTTTAAATAATGAGAAATTTAATAAAACTCATTATTTTTTCTTCTAATTATGGCTTATGAGGTGAGATTATAATGCTCAAAAAACAGTATTTCGACACAAACACTAATACGGTTAGTACCACTAGTATGACTGCGGCAGAATTGCTTGTAGAGGTAGAAGATAGACTTAAGAAGTATGAAACTTTAGTATTTAATAAAGAGATATTAATTCATGCCTTAACATTGGCATCTATTTTTCCTAAAGACTGTAAATCCCATTTTAATGATCCTCATTATTTTATTTCATTGGCTGAATATACTGATCATGATGTAGATCTTATGATTTCACTAGTATCTGAAAAATATGGAATTAGATATAATGACTTAAAAGAATTATATGATTATATTATCAACAGATATACTATCAAATATTATGATGGCGGTGTAAGAAAGAAAGAATTCCAACTACCTACATATGTGAGAGTTATGTGTGATATCAACAAAGGTTTACAAGTTAAAGAAATTATTAGTAATAGAGCTAAATGATATAGTAGTTGTATACTATAATAATGGAAGCTATAATAACAAAATAGTATTCTTTGATTAAAATTGAAAGGAGAATGGAATGAAGATTCCAAATAATTCTAATCTCTCCAAAGAGATGACAGCTAATATCAAGGACTACTCTAAAAAGATCAAGAGTCTTGAATCCTTTGCTAAATCTGTTCGAAAGAACCCAGGTCAATATTTATCCTCAACTGGTAATGAAGGTCAATTGAATGCTATTCGAGAAGTATTTCAAAATGCTACAGATGAATTGAATAGACTAGTATCTCCATGTGATAAAGTATGGATTGAGTTCTGGGAAGGTTCTTTTAGGACTGTAGTAATCGATAATGGTCGTGGTATCCCAGCAGAAGATATTGTTCGTGTATTCAGTAGGGAGCATACTTCTACAAACTATGAAAAGCATAAAGGTGAATATCCATCTGGTCTTCATGGTGTAGGGTCTAAATGTACCAATGCTGTATCTTCTAGATTCACAGTTACTACTTATCGATTAGGTAAAGCTTACCAAATCGAATTCTCTGAAGGTGAGCCTTTAAAGAAATATGGAACTGGTAAGAAAGGTCCCGATGGCAAAGAAATCTTTATGCCAAAAGAAATCAAATACCCAGCTGGTGCTCAAGGTACTGTAGTAGATTTTGAACCAGACTTCTCTATCATGGGTGAGATCACATTACGACATAAAGACATTTATCGTTTAGTATCTAATATTGTACCACTATTAAAACCTGGTGCTGAAGTATTCTATACTGCACATCTTTTAGATGGTTCTACATTTACAGATCACTTAGTAAATAAAGATGGTGTTCTTACATATCTTATCAATAAAACTGATAAGCCTATGATTAAACCAATCATATATACTCATGATACTGGTGAGATGAAAGTAGAAGTTGCTATGACTTATGTAGCTAATGTAAATGCTGGTCCAGATGTAATGACATTTGCAAATACTTCTCCAGTAAATACTCAATTATCCACTCCATCTATTGGTTATTTTAAAGGTGTATGCGATTTCTTTAAAGGTTATATGAATAAGATCTTCTTAGCAAATAATAAGAAGAAATTAGAAGTAACCAACTCCGATGTATTAACTGGTTTGGTCGGTATCGTAGCAGCAGCTCATATGGACGTTATGTTTGATGGTCAAGCAAAGAATGTTTGTAAAACTCAAGAATTAACACCATTTGTTAGAGAAGTAACTATTGACGCATTAAAAGATTGGTCTAAGAAGAATCCAGATGATTTACAAAAACTTTGTAACTTCTTAAAAGATGTAGCAACAGCTCGTACCAAAGCAGATAAAGAAAAGATTAATATCTCTAAGAAGTATAAAACAAATACTATCTCTGGTACTCCTAAAGGATTTATCAAAGCAGAAAAGAAAGATCATTTAGAGTTATTCATTGTAGAAGGTTTATCAGCTGCTTCTCCATGTCAAACTTCTCGTAATGAATATCAAGCTATATTCCCAATTCGTGGTAAGATGCCAAATGCATTCTCTAAATCTAGAGAAGAGTTTTTGAAGAATGAAGAAGTTCAAGCTATCTTAGCAATCATTGGTTGTGGATATGGTAAGAACTTTGATATCTCCAATTGTAAATATGATAAGATCATTATTCTAGCCGATGCCGACTATGATGGTTTCCATATTAGAACATTGATCTTGAAATTCTTATTAACTTACTGCCGTCCTTTAATTGAAGAAGGAAGAGTATATGCAGTATTATCTCCATTATATCACGTTGATAAGGGTACTAAGAAATGGAAGTATTTCATTGATAAAGATGACTTCACCCAATATGTGAGGGATGAGTTCGTAAAAGCAAATAAAGTTGTCCATCAAAAGACGAAGAAAGAATTCACTAAGTCTGAAATCTCTTCACTTATTATCAATAATAACAACTATGATTTCTATATGGAACGCATTGCCAATAACTATATGATTGATCCTATCTTATTAGAAGATTTATTACTATTAAGAAAAGAAGCATTTAATAAATTCAATGATTTCAAGAAATTGATTAGTAAGAAATATAAGTATCTCAAAATAGAAAGAAAAGGAGATGCTGTATTGCTTAATGGCTTAGTAAATGGTATTAATGGTGATAGAGAACACACAATCATCTTTAATGAACAATTGATCAATGCATGCTCTATCTTATTAGGTTATTTAGATAAATCTGAAAAGAGATATCTTTTAAATGGTCATAAGATTGGTCTATATCAATTGATCAGTACTTTTAGAAAATCTGAGCCTAAGAATATTGAACGTGCAAAAGGTTTGGGTTCCTTGAATGATATTGAAATCGGCGTATCCACATTGAATCCTCATAATAGAAAATTATTGAGATACACAACTGAAGATATTACTAGAGAAATCGAAGAAATGAGAAAAGTCAATGATGATAAATTCACATTGATTAAAGATGTCGATATCTCCCAATACGAATTCTAATTGGGTCTTATCAAGATAAAGATAATAGAGTGCTCATCACGGGCACTCTATTTTTTTACTGCTTAAGGAGGAAGTGTAGTGTTTACAACTTTTCAATACAAAGATATTGATAAATATATAGAAGAAGATTTTAAGAATACCACAGGTAATTTTGATTACATTAGATCATATGCAGATGGTGTAAGAATATCGTATTCTAAAAAAGAAAATCTTACTACATATAATGGGTATAACGAATATAGAATTAAAGATGAAAATGGAGAACCTTTAGCTTTATTCCATTTTAATAACGACTTAACCGAAGTATTGGATATGGATACTTTAAAGAGTCTAGAACATGTATGCTTTGCAGATAATAGAAAAGCTGCTAATACAGTCACAGTATTCCATCATACAGATTTAGATGGAGAATCTGCAGCATCTTTGATTTGTCAATTGTTACAATTCCAAACTCAAAGAAGTATGAAGTTTGTAGGATATAATTATTCTGGGAATGCTATTTCTAATGAAATAGAAGAAATGCTTAATAATCCTGCTATAGAATCAAGAACAAATATTGCTTTTATTGTAGATTTGTCTCTCAAGAATGATCAACTAGAAGAGATCCTAAAATATTACGACAAAGTAATTTGGATCGATCATCATATTACTTCTTTATATCAAAACCCTATAGCTCTTTGTAATGAGCATAATAATTTTACATATATTTTAGATACTAGACAATGTGGTTGTTGGTTAACTTATGCTTGGTTGTATAATTGCATCGAAGCTATTAACTCAGCATCTTTATCTGATAAAATCATTGAAGGTTTGAATTTAGATCCATTTAGAGATAATAGTGCTGGTGAGGAAATTATTAAAGTATATAAATCTAAAGCTCCATTAGTTGGATTGATTTCTTTATTTGATTTAAAACAAGATGTAGAATTTCCTATTAGTTATAAACCAGCAGCATGGTTAAATCAATGGTATAATAAGATTGGCACTCTTGCTCCATATTGTAATACTTGGCAAAATTTATGGAGAGGCAATTACTTCTATGAAGAAGATGGTAAAGAACAATACCTTACTCCAGATATTAGAGATATTCTTTATCATGGTCATAGATTATATACTATCTTCCAAGAAGAAATGCAAGCTCTTAGAGAAGCAGATCCTGTATATGAATATCATGTATTCAATGAAGAAGATCATTTAGTATTCCATTGTATTAATGGATTTGGTTTCTCTCAAAGATTTGAAGATAATAGAGAAGATATCAAAATTATCGGTAGATTTGTAGATAATAGAAATAGATTCTCTTTCTCATTCTATACAGATAATGAAGAGATAAAAGATCTTATCCCATTAGGTAAGATTGCAAACAAATACTTTACAGGTGGTGGTCATCCAGGTGCTGCTGGTGGTAGTTATCCTTCTAAAGAAATAGAATCAGCATTTGAAAAGATTATGAATAGAGAATTCTTAGGAAAGGATTTAGAAGTTATCATCCAATTTAAGAATATTACATTCAATGGTAATGAGGTTGATGAATTAGAAACATTGATTGGTAATACTTCATATACTGGATCTTTTGATGATGTAAGATTTGACGAAGTAATTGATATTTACTTCAGATTATTTGTTGCTATTATTTCTTATGAATATAAATTAGCTAAATCTAAAAAATAACACAAGAGGAGACCCCTAGAGCCTAGCGCTCTAGGGGTAATTTTTCGAACGTATGTGTTATGTAAATAAATATATTTATATTCGCTTAGGAGGACGTGTCCTGAGAAAAGTAAAGGACACATTCTAAAATGAAACAATCTTAGCAACGAAAAAAGAAAACAAAGTATGTGTAAAACAAAGAGGCAATTTAAAATTTAAACAACTTTAACAATAGCAACATCGTCATCGCGTATTTAATTTTTCAATGGGTTACCTACCTACACTCTGGCCGTCTTAGAGTATAAATAGAATAAGCCATTACTTTATGTTACTAGGGTTTAAGCCGGTTTATAAGCATATACTATAATTATGGTAGAGATATATCTACAAGATATTTTTAAAGGAGAAAAACGAAATGCAAAACGAGATTAAAGAATTTGGAATTGCTATGTATAATATAGCAAAGAAAGAAATCTTTCCAGATGTTGAAGAAAGAGTCAAGAGTTTTAAAGATAGAGTAGTAAATGATATCCTAAATAGAATCCCAGATGATATAAATCTTCCTATTAGAGAAACCATTAGAGAATTTAAAAGCGATATAAGAGGATTTACTCATACTCCAGAACCACATCAAAGAAAAGTTGTCGTAGAGTTTATAAGAGAAGAAGATTCTTATAAGAATAGATTTAATAATTAATACGAATATGACAAAATAGTAGAAAAATGTAAGGCGATAGAACTCTACACAAAACACGCAATATACATGAATCTTACCACTTGAAAAAGAACGGAATATTCTCCCAACTCCAGTTACCCCCTGGAAATGAATATTAGCACTCTAATACGACGCATGTGCCCTTTTGATATATGCCACAATCCGCATAACAACCATTACATATCCAAAAGCTGCTATCAAAAGGATCAACAAAATAAATTCATGTCAAACTCAATCAGATGAAACGATCTGATACATACCTCAAAATAAATCACTCAATCACAACACAATTCCTCTGTCGCCTTATATTTTTCGATACATAGTAAAACTTCTCTCACAGACAAAGATTTGGTGAATGGGTTATTCCATTCACCGTCTTTGTTTTTTATAAATTCTTATCTATTTTAGGAGGAAATAAAATGGAAACACCTGTTAATGACTTTATCTCTCATGATATCTCTCCAGTATCCAAACAAATGTTTATTTGGTTTGTAAATCGTGAAGATGGTTCTACTGCATATGAATTTACCAATGATGGTGAAAATCATGATTATAATAAAGAAGTAGATAGTCGTAAAGATGAGATTAAAGAATTTGGTTTGCTTGGTAATGGATCTAAAATTTATTTTGATACAAAAGATGGTATCATCCATGTAGGAAATAAAGATATTAAAGTATTTGTAGAATCCGATGAAGATTCTGAAGTATATCTACGTCTGACAGAATGTGAAGAAGCTGATTATCATAACGTAATCCAATATAAAAAAGCAGCATTCGATTACAATCCAATTCCTGGAGTACCTCAAACAATTCCTGGTACTGTAACTAATCATTTCATTGGATACAATTGTGAGACTCCACAATACTCCTTTGAATTGATTCTAGATGTTCCTGTAGGTCAGGCTATGGAATTAAAAGTAATCATCACTATGAAGAATACAGATTTTGAAGGTAAGCTCTGTATACAGTATGGGGATTATGAAGAACAAGAATCTGTTACATTAGAATGCAATAAAGTATTTGAAAAGAAAATTACTCTTCTATAATAAACACAATGAACCCGTATACTCGTAATGAGTATACGGGGCATTTAATGTATAGAAAAGTTTTGAAAGAAAGGGATTATTCTATTATAAGATAGTTAGTCTAAGAATAGACCATGTGCCATATTATGCACTTTTAAACGCATATCATTTGTAACTTCTTCTGCTTTTTTTACTTCTTGATAGAAAGCTTGGATTTGTTGGAAGTTAGCAGGATTAGTTGTAGGAGCAGAGTAAATATCCTTTAATTGTTTAAGTAATGTTTGTTTTTCATCCATTGTAAAAACACCTCTTTATTTATAAGTGAAAGTAATTACTTAATGTAACCTATATCTATTTACCAGTGGATCCCATACCACCAGTTCTTTTTTTGTTTAAAGGCTCAATTTCATCTTTAAATACATAGAAGTTCTCTATAATACCTTGACAGAACTTATCGCCTTTTTTAATACTGATAGGATTTTCTACAGTAAAGTCAACGTAGATATGACCTTCATTAGTCTCATTGTCATAAAAATCTTTATCGATGACCCCAATTGTATTTATGAATCTAAATCCATATTTCATACCATAAGAAGATCTAGGATAAATCTTTAATACAAGATTTTCTAATACAACGGTATTGGATCCTTTGATATTTGATAAGTGGCATTTAATACCAGTAGGTACTAGATATCTCAATCCAGGAATTGCATTAATTTCGAATGGAGAATAGAAATCATATCCTGCAGAAAAAGGAGTAGATCTTCTAGGAAGTTCAATTCCTTCCACATCATAATCCTCATCTTTGATATCTTTAGAATATACATAATTCCATAATCCTGGATTATTAGTTTTTAGATCTTCTAAAGCCTTTTTCCATTCTTTATTGCTTACTCGTTCGAACATTGTTGTCTCCTTTATTAATTTATTACTATTAATAATTAGTATAGGAAATCATTAATTGTAAAAGCATAATATTTCAATTATATACTATAGTAGTGATAATAGTATATAGAAGGTTAAGGGCGTATATATTATTATCTAGAAAATTATTAAGTCTCTAGAGGGCCCTTACTCTAGAGCCAGGCCTTAATAGGATTTGATAATCCAGTAGATTTTAATATTAAGGTCAGAGAAAGAAATCTACTGGTACAATGCTAATATGCCGAATAGAGACAGGGTTATGCATATTAGTAGAAAATGAATCTCCATGACTTCCCTGGGTGCATGGAGCGTATTATGCGTCTACATGGTGGGTCGTATAATACGAATATTTCGACACCATAAAAAATAAAGGATTGGGTGCACACTTTCCTTTATTTTTATTTGTTTCATCATATAGTATCAGAGATAAAATTCTCTATTCTGAAATACTACATTATTTTAGTTATATACTATATTTATGAACACCTTATGAAGGAGGAAGAATCTAAGAGAGGAGGTGTTTACATGCTTACTGTTTACGGTATTGAAATATCTAAACAAATAATAAATTGTTTAGATCCTGAATCTGAGGTTGATATTTGCATATGGTAATATCAGCCTCAAAAAGAATAAGCCAATTTCCTCAAGCTTATTCTTTTTTTTGTTTAAACACAGGAATTCCCCATCCCAATTTAATGGGATGGGGTTGATTCCTATTAGGTGTAATAACCAGTTAAACGAATTTTAAAGGTTTTGTTACCAGGAGTACTATTGATAGGTGCGTTAACGCGGAAAGACACAGTAGCAACGTTTGTACCACTTGTTTCCACACGACCATTATTCATAGTACCTTTTAAAACGCCTTCACCAGCAGATGCAGTATTAGCTGTAACTTTTTTAGATACGAAACTAGAACCAGAACCACCGATTTTCAACCAATCGGAATCGGAAGCAAGTTTAGTTTCAATCCATTTATCACGAGCTACGTCTTCATTTGCTGTATTACCATTAGCATCTAAAACAGTAAGAGTACATTCACGAAGGTCAGAATGATCTTCAGTATCATTACCACGGTTGTTCCAGATATTAACCACTAATGGAGTAGAAGGTTCTTGAGCTTTTACAGTACCAACAGACCAAGTGTCTACTGGGCTTGTATTGGCTTCATTATATAATGTAATTACTGGACCCAAATTTGCAGCCATGTAATTTACCTCCTATTATACATAATAACCATTAACACGAATTTTGTAAGTTTTAGTACCAGGTGTAGCATTTACAGGTACGACAACTTTCAAATTCACTTTACAGTAGTTTTGTTTAGACGATGTAGTATTTTTATTACCATCGTTAACTGTTCCTTTGATTGTGAAATCACTAGCTGCAGTAACTGCTTCTGCTTGGAGATGTTTACCATCAGAACCACCTACAGGTGTCCATGTAGAAACGTTACCGTCAACTTTAGGTACGTTTACACGAACCCATTTGCCAGCAACTAATTCACCGTTGGAAGAACCGTCAATATCGAGGGCTGTAATAGTTACATCTTTTAAGTCAGAAATAGCAGTAGAGCCATTGCGATTGTTCCATACATATATAGAGAAAACAGCAGATTCATTACTTGCTTGAACGACACCAGCGTCCCAGTTAGTAACAGATTTATCTGATTCATCCATAATAGTAATACTTGGAGCTGCCATGAATGCACTCCTCCTTTCTTTTCAAAATATTATATAAGTGTTATCACTTCGAATCTTAAAGGCTCGATAAAGCCTCATTAAGATGTCAAGTGATATCATTATATCATAATATATCATATCCAGTTGTAAGATTTAATTTATTCTCTTCTAATCCTAGATATTTTGCAAGAGTTCTTTTAAATCCACCATTTGCAGTCTTTAACTCCATAGGGAAAGAGTTTTCTACAATTGGATCTCTTATATGAACATTAACAGGTGTGTTTAGTTGAGTGCAATCTTTAAAAGCTTTGTGATTATTAAAGGTATCTTCATCATATCTTAAATTAGATAAATCTAAAGTACCAATAACTTTCTTTAGTTTTACACATCCTTTAAAACTATCAGAAAGTCTTTCTACTGCAACGAGATTAGTTTTAGATAAGTCTACAGATTCTAACCATTCACAGTTTAAAAATATCTCATCAAACCCATGCTCAGAAAAATACAAGGTTCCACCAGTATCGAATTCAAAAGTTTCAATTCTAAGGCAATCTGCAAATGCTCTAGTCATATCAATCTTTGTATATGGTGTAAAAGTATTATTTCTAAAAATAGGATAGCTTAGTCCTATATCATATCTAAACATTTCCACACCAGAAGTGCATTTGCTAAAATCAATATTTTGAACAATTTTTAATAAAGATGCATCATTCATTAAAGTTGAATTTCCCAAACCAGGATAATTACTTTTAACAAATCTATTCATAGAAGTCGCATGAACTACTGAATCAAAATAGCGTCTAATTCTTTCTTTATCATCATCTGATGGGACCGAATTAGTTACAGATGATTCAGTAAAGCCTATGCCATCTGGCCATACTTTTACATTGTTATCATAATGAACCCCGTGTATAGCACACCAATCATCTAAACTCTCATATTTAATATTGATCATATAAGTAGCCCAAGCTTTATATCTTTTATCTATATGCTCTATATTATATGGGTTGCTTCTTCTATTACTATCAGTAGATAAAGGAATATCATCATTATTCATGAATGGATCTTCAGATTTATAATCTGGAAGGTTTGGGTCACCAGAAGGAGGCTCTGCAAATAATTGCAAATCTAATTTGAAGGAAAGAGAGATAGAACTCCTTCTTTCTAATCTCTCTTTTTTATTAATATTATCCATAATATCTACTCAACGATCTTATATGTAATATCAGGTTTATCATCTCTTAGAGTATTTACATTAATGAACTCTGGCACAGTTTGAGTTTCTTTAAAGTAGTTATCTTCTAATTGAGGATTTTTATAGATGGATTGATGTAGTGATTCATAGTTATTCAAACCAATGAATTTAATATATACAATTTGTTCACGATAGATATTTGTAATATAAGTGATAAGGTTAGGCATATGAAGATCTGTAAGATTATTCATATCCTCAATATATTCTTTAATCGAATTTGTAATATCATCCAATACAGAAGAAGCTTCTTCTTTGGATTGGAATTTGATTTCAAATTTAAGAGAAAGATTAATCTTATCAATATTAGATTCTCTATCGATATTGTACATTTTAGAAGGTCCATAAGTATTGAAGAATTTATAATCAATACCAAATGAATCTTCTAGTAAGAATGTAGCTTGTTGAATATATAATCTACGTTCATCAATCATTTCTACTAGCTTATTAATTCTTTCATTAGAATTAAGGTATGTATATCTTACTACAGGCATCTTATGAATTCTATATCCATAAGTACCAGCTTCTTCATCTTTGTTTAAAGCAATATAAGAGTTATTGAAGTCGCTATAATCATAGAAGATATCTAAACCAGCATCGCCAGCAGAATATACGTTTAATAAACTCCATCCATCTAAACCTGGAATTATATTATCTAGATTTCCTTTCTTTTTATTAATCTCATAATCTTTGCCATATTCTTTATCTTCTTTAGCAACAAAGAAGAATTTAACTTTTACATTTGTTGGTAAATAAGTCCCTAGATCTTTACCATTCTTGATATTATGCATACCACTTGGAGAATAGATGTAGGTATCTTTAGATGAGATGATGTCATTGAGCTTAAATTTAAATTGTAAATCATATTTATAACCATTTTGGTTATAGCTCATAAGATTAGATTCTAGATATTTGAATGGGTACTCATTTCCATCATTATCAGTTCTATAAAGAACAGCGTACACTTTGAAATTCAATTCAGAGATAGTAACGCCATCTTCTTCATATTTAACCAATTGGAAATCAGTACCAATAGATTGATAACAAGTCATATCAATTTTGAATGTGTCGTAATCATCATAGAATTCTCTATGAGCATGAACTGTAGTAGCTACGAACTGAATAAGAGATGAGTTATTTACATATTCAAAATATAATGATCTATAGTAATTTACTAGAGTTAAATAATACGATACATAGAATGGGCTCTTATTAATACACATTAGATATGGATTCATATATAGGAAGCCATTATCATCCATACTATTAATAGTAGCTTCATCATCAGCAGTTACATTTCTAATTGTTCCAGTAACTGGATCTGCATAGAATTTAGCACCTGGTTTGATAATCATATTACTCTTATTATTATTGGAGAATACGTCAGAATCAATATCTGCAGTGATTGTATTAGTAGGAATGATATTATCCCCATCTTTCATCATAAGATATACATAATACAATCTCTCAATTTGATTATGAACTTTTCTTAATAAATATAATCTACAATCATCTCTTTGAAGAGAGTTAAAGAAGTTATCTAAGTCTGTATAAGTAGAGATAGATCCTCTAGATAATGCTTCGGCAGGGATTGCTTGTTTTAATTCATCAATAGTAAGTTTATCATCACCATATTGAGAATCTGATGCACTCATAAGAACTAGATACATACCCATATATGGATACTTATCAGATTTATAAGACATCAATTCTTGATATTGATTCAATTTGAAATTGCATTTGCTACCAAGAGTTGTGAATACATGAACTGTAATTTCAGCATTTCTTCTTGGTTGGTTTTCTCTATTGAATCTTAAACGAATTGTCTTTTCATCCAGATACATGTAGTTGATGAAATTCTTATTAGAGTCTGTAGTATAATCGTATAAACCATCATAGATAGGTTCATAATACACAGCTTCTTTATAAGTACCATCTTCTTGTTCTTCAGAAACCATTACATAGAAATATGCTAATTGGTCTTCGAAAGTGAAGTTTAAGATCTTAGTTTCCAATGGGTTATTTACAATAATCTTTTTATATATTTGAGTATGAGTAACCTGTCTGATAGTAGTCTTAATAGAGATCATTCTATCACCAGAGATATTTACTACACCCAAATATGGCAAATAAGGATTAGTAACTGTAGATAATTTATTTGTATCAGTTAATTCATATGCAGCAGTATATAATACCTCACCAGTAGGAAGATGGTGACGTGTTACTATGATATCATAATCTAATACATATGGATATTTTGTAGTTTCACCAATATAGAAGATATACTCTTTGTCGATAACAAATTTGTTATTCTTCATATTGGCAACCATTTGAGATTCTGGTAAGTTGATGGTTACTTCAATCTGAGCAGGCTTTGCAGTAATACTATTAATTCCTAAAGCCAATGCATGAGAGATTACATTTCTTTCATATTTAGCTTTTGTAGGAATAGCTTCCATAGAATATTCTGAAGCCATAATAGCTGTATTCTCAGCTAAGTTACCAAAGATTGAAGATAGATAACCATAAACACCTAATACCAGAGTATCTTCTGGTATATCGATATACTTAGACTTAAGACCTTCTATAAAATCTGTTACTTTATAGATATCTGTACTAAGTATATTAGTAGTATAATATGCCATGTCTTCTCCTATTCTTCAGTTCCACGTCTAAACCATTTTTTCTTTAAATATAAAGTTTTATTATTATTTTTGAACTTGCTGTTATAAGTTCCTTTTTCCATACCAAGTATTTGAGGTTGAGATTCTGGTTCGTCTTTACCCCATTTGAGTAATGGTAATTTATAACCTCTCCAATCAGCTTCTTTAGGGAATACTATGTATGGATAATCTACATTCTCACCAGATACTGCACTAATACTTTCATCCCAAATATCAACTTCATTCTCTGGAGGGGCTGCCGTCATGCTACCTTTTTTCCATAGAGATATTAATGAATTGAAATCTGATAAGATATTAGGTTCCATATCTTCAAAGAATCCACTTAGTTTAAATCCAATAGTCACTTTTAAAGGACCTGATTGAGGGATTTCACTAAATGAAGATCTAGAGATTGATTTAGGAAATACTCCAGTAAATTTAGAGAAGTGAAGAATAGTTTCGCCATCATCATCTACTAAGAATCTAAATATACTCATATGAGAATAAAGTATCTTATTAATAATATAAGATTTCTTAGGAGGAAGCAATCCTAACCAAGATAACTGTCGTGCAATATCATAAGTTTTAAAGTAGTTATAGATTTCTAGATATCTTGTATCTTCAAACTCTACACTAAAATCTATGTTTTCATCAGAGCTTATAGAAGATTTAGGATATAAGATTCTAGACCCAAACATATTTTGAGCAGTTTCTAATTCATCTACTGCAATATCTGGAATATCAATATTAGACGTTTTTCTATTACTTAAAATTCTAACAAATGGACAAGATCTACCAGAACTACCATCAGATGCTCCATAGCAAAGATTTTCTAAAACAGTATATAGATATCCATGGCTATATAACCAATTAAAGTATGGGATCTGACTAGCTTCAGCAGATAACCATCCAGATTTAGATTTATCATCTGGACTTCCATCATTATATCTTAAGATGGGAAGATCTGGTTTTGTAAAGAATACATATTCTCTAGCACCCTGAACATGATTAAAAGGGTCTAATCTTGGAAGTCTATAAAATGTAGACCAGTACTTAAGATCATCTGGTTCGTAGATACCATTTGCTCTCATAGTCTTTCTCATGTCGGATTCATGAGATAGTACCTCTGATTTTAATTTTACTATATCCTCATTATCGTCATTAGCACGTCCCCACATATGCATAACAGCTTCATCATCATTTCCTTCTATAGGACCTAATGCATCACGGTAATCTGTGTCTCGTGTTATTTCGATAAAATCCTTAGGATCGGCCACTGTCTCACCACCTAACAAAAAAATACAAAAATTTATTATACATATGTCGGAGAGGGTACTAATTAATCAGGCCTGTAATGAGCTAATCCTATGACATTATCGTAATTATCTTCAGTGATAATTATATCGATATAATTACTTTTATAATTTCAGGAGGAAATATTTCATGCATGAATATAAGACTCTATTATCCGAAGCGGATATGGGACCTTTAAAAAAGGTTTTATCCTTAATGGATTTAGACTTTGATGAATTGAAACGTGGAATCACAGGTACTATTAGTGGTACTTCTAGTACAGGTTTTAAAATGAACTCTAATATTGCTAAAGAAGCAAAAGGCTTAACAGCAGTATTCCCTGTATTAGTGAGCGAATCTGTATCTGTAGAACAAGCTCAAATGATTGCTAAAGCAGCAGAACGTAAATATGTAACAATGTTCCAAATGTTATTTGCTGCTAGCCAAATTACAGATGCTAAGAGTGCTCAATCTTATTTGAAAAAATTCCATAATAATATCACTTCTTCTTTAGATTTAAGTGATATGACTGTAGATGATGTAATCGATTTCGCTAATAAATTAGATGAAGAAGTTCAAACAACTGCTTTAACTAATGCTCGTATTACAGAAGCTGCTAAAGCAGTATTAGAGGATTTAGCTTTCAATGAAAGCTATACTAAAGTATTAGCAGAAAACCTAAATCCTGTTTCTTTGAATAATTACAAAGTTAAAACAGTATTTGGTGATTATAAAGCTACTCAAGTATCTGAAGCTGGTGATGATGAATACTACACAACTATGGATACTACAGCAAGTACTGAGCGAGATGCTATAGATGATTATAACAATGGCACTATAAGAACAAGATCCACTACTACTTCTAGAAAAATTCCTATTACAGCTAGAGATAGAGCAGCTACATTAAAAGATAAAAATGCTACTCTTAAAGATAAAGCAGATATCATCTCTAAACAAATCGTTACTACTGATATCAAAAAAGCTAATGAAGCAACTCCTAGCTTAATGATCATTAATTTCGTAACACAAGCAGATGGTAAAGATAATGAAATTGTTAATACAGCAGTTATTGGTGTTAAATGTGTTATCCATTACATTCCATCTTCCGAAATGATGAATCGAATGGTATTAAAAAATACAGATCGCAGAGGTTTATTAAACTTCATTCGTGCTACCACTGGTGAGATTCAATTTTTCCGTGATTTCTTATTTGCTATTGATCGTGCTAAGATTGATGCTGTAGCAAAAACAAATAAGGGCTCTAATTCCCGTATTTGGAAAATGCTTGAAATCCGTGCTAACCGTTCTAAGATGAATACTACTGCAAGAGCCGATAATGCTGCTTGTGCTGCTATTACTATGCTAGTATTATCTAAAGCTGAAGTGGATATTATTAAACAAAGCTATCGTTTAGATCTTTCTAAAGCATCTACTATGCTTTCTGTTATGAAAGGTTATAATTTCATTGGCGTAGCTGTTATCGATGAAGTTAATGAAAAAGTTGATTTCTTATATGATGATGGTACTAAGAACTTTGAAACTATCTCCTTTATGAGTCTTGAAAGAGAACAAGGTGCTGGGGAATATAAGAAAATGATTAATACGTTGGTGAAAGGAAGATAATAGATGATTACATATAGAGTCGGGGTTGGATCCTTGAATGAAGAGGATATGACTAGTACTGTTAATGATAATCCAACTAGTATGAATCCTCCAAGATCTAACGGAACCGTAAATAATATTGGTCCAAAACAAGCAGATCTAAATATCAACTTTGATGATGGTGAAGGCAATGCTAATCCTAAACCAGCAAATCCTATGGGTAAGGTTGCTTCTACTGTTAATATGGTTAAGCCTAGTGCTCCAACTACTAACCCAAGCAACAATGTTGCTAACCCTATGAACAATAATAATTCTAATAAACGTGCAGTTGGAGAAGAAGTTATGACAAAAGAATTCAAACAAATTGTCAGCGAATATATGGATATTGCTGACTATAAAACTACTACTCGTTTATATAATTTAGATGAAGCAGAACAAAATACAGTATTACTTTCTCTTACAAATAAATTATATCAAATGATTGTAGCTAAAATCGATGACGTTGAAAAAGGCGATATTCCTAAATCTCGTGGTGATATTACTCGTCTTCCTAAATACGCTCAATTAAAAGAGTGTGCTAGAACACTTACTGATATCTTCGAACAATACAAAGAAGATACCACTCCTGTAAAAGTTATTGAAAATGCTATTGATAACTTAGATGATAATTCTGATGTATTTGTTCAATCTTATATGGCTAAAGTTGATTTCGGTATCATGTTATATGAATCCGTTACACTAGCAGTAATTGGTTCTTTATCCTATATGATTGCTTGCTGTATTGAATACGTCAAAGATCCTAAAAATGATGGTCTTACTATTGTAATGGATAAAACTGGTGTTGCTAAAGTAAAAGAACATTTACTTTATGAAAACCTAGTTAAATTCAATGAAGCATGCAGAACAAATGATGTAGAAAATGCTATTCGTCCATTGATCAAAAATAGAACTCAAAATCTATTTGGTGTTGGTGGTATGGTATTGGTTAAAGGTTTATTAATTGCAGTTCCTACAATTATTGCATTGATTCCTTTGATTAAAGACTTAGTATATTATTTCTTTGCTGCTCGTCAACGTGTATCTGTATACTTCGATATTCAAGCAGATTTGTTAGAAATGAATGCCAATGAATTGAAAGATAATCCTAATATCACTACTGATGCTGATAAGAAATCTGTAATTCGTAAACAACTTCAAGTTGCTAGAACTTTCCGTCAAATTGCAGATAAATTAGCTGTAGAGGCAAAAACTGCTGAAAATAAAGCTGATAAAGAAATCAAAAAGGATAATAAGAAATATCGTATTGATGATGTAGAAACGAATCCTTCTGAAGTATCTGATGGTCCTTTATTCTAATAAGGGGGTAATTAGATATGCTAGTACTTGGTAAACAACCTGACAAATCTTTATTAGAAAAAGATGAGTTTAATATTGATTGGATGCTTCAAGGACCTGAAGTAACTCCAGAAATGAAAAAAGATATCTTGGCATCTTTAGAAGATTATGGTTTTAAAATCCCTAAAGATATTGTATCTTATATTATAGCTCACTATAACTACGTTCCATATAGCAAAAATAAATTTGATGTAAAAGATCATAAATGCATTCAATTCAAATACTTCTTGAATTTTGAAAATCCTATGTATCTAACACCTAAGGAAAGTGCATATCATTTATATCAATTCTATTGTAATGGTGAAAACAGTGAATCTGGTATTTCTCCATTTGAAGTAAGTGAATTGTATCCTATTGCTTGCACAGTTAATGATGCATTAATTTGCGCAGACTCTAAAGGTGCAATCCATTTATATTATTTGGATTCCGATGAAGTTATTAAAGCTGCTAATACATTAGACGAATTCTTATCTAATTTTTACATTAATGATGAATGCTAACAGGAGGAAATAGAAACTATGTTTAAAAGAGCTCCTATGAGCACAGCTGAGTTGATTAAACGCAACTTAGAACAACAAGCTCTTAAAGAGGAATCTATTAATCTTTATCCAGATATTGATAAAGACTTAACTGATGACCTTGATTTTTATAAAAAATATACAAAAGCACAAGATAAAGCTAAATTGGACAAAGATCTTGTAGACCAATTCTCTGAATCTGTAAATGCTAGATTATTGGAATGCTGTTTGTACCAAGGTATGTTGAAACCTGTTCTTAAAGAACAATTCTGCAATTCTCATGAAAGAAAACTTGGTAAAACTTTGGTAAGAAACTTTATCAAAGAACATGGTGCTTTCAATTTAGTTCAATCTTTAAAAGACAAAAGCTGCTACTTAAATGAGTGGTATGAAGCTATTAAAGGTTATCATACTGCTATGATGAATGAAGCTAAAGAAATTGCTCAAGACGGCATTCCTGAAGCTGAATTGTTTGATATTGAAGATGATACTATTAAGAAATTTGTATTTGATACAAAGAGCATCATTCCAAAAGATATCACTAAAATGATTACTTCTCGTGTAGAAGATGCTGTTAATGATTTCATTGATCAAAACAAAAAACAAAAAGAAGAAATCAAGAAAGTATATGAAAAGGCAAAAGAAAAGGTAGCATCTTTAAAAGATACTATTGATCCTAATGATCCTAGCTTCCAAGATTTCAATGGCGATCCAAATACTGAATTAGATCCTAAATATGGAGATCAAGTTCAAGAACAAGCAATGGCTATGGTTCGTGGTAAACAACGTGCTTTCCGTGAAGAAGCTACTTCTGTATTTAGTATTTTGAGCAAAAATACTTTAGAAGCTATTCATAGAAACCAAGCTATTAAAGAATCTTACTCTGTAGGTATGACTGGTAGATTGGATTTTCAAAAAGCTATTAATGATACAAAAGTAATGTATTCTTTCTTAGAATGCTTGAATACTTTGAACATCATGGATTTGAATGAATCTACATTATCTAAACTTCTTACTGATATGAAAAACTCTATTCGGGAAGAAAACTCTGTTACTAATGTAGCTCCAAGCAATCCAACAGCTCCTGGCAGTGAAAAGGCTAGTGGTACTATGACTGTAAATACAAATAATGCAGCACCTGCTCAAAAAGCTCCAACTGCTACAACTACTAATAGTGGTACTGAAGGTAATACTTTATCTTAATAAACAAAAAAAATAAGAGCAGAGTCATTACGACTCTGCTCTTGTATTTGTGTTATTTTGAAAAGATATCATCGAGAAATTCTTCCATTTTACGTTTCTCTTTTTCTTTTTCAATTCGTTTTTTATGAATTCCCATATGACGCTCTAAGGAGATCATTGGATTTTCATCTATAATAATAGGACTATTTAACAGTGCTTCTGTTATTTCTTTAAGCATAATATACCACACTCCTTAGGATCAATATTTAGGAATTATAAAAGATTGGAGATTAAGCTTGCTGCTTCTTCAGCTTTATCTTTATTGTTTTTCCAATCTTCGAAAGCTAAGATAGCTTTGTCTGCCAAATATGCACCTGTTACCACACCAACACCACAAGCAGCACCAGTGATAACACCTTCTGTAAATGCATCAACTAATCGATCATTTTTATTATCTTTAGCTACAGCATCTGCAATTTTTTCTGCTAATAACGCATTAACTACTACTTCTTCATTTTTAGCTTGTTGGTTCATTTTGTTTTCATTAGTCATGTCTAGGTTTTCTTGTTTTGTCATGGTATTTACCTCTTTCTTTTCAATACTAGGTTGTTGTTGACTTTGTTGAATTTGTTGTTCTAATGCAGCTTTTTGTTCAGAACCCATAGCTGCAGGGTTAACTACTTTTGTTTCCATTACCGGGGTTACCGGAAACTGAATTGTAGTCTGTACTGGTTGTTGCTGGATTCCCAATGCTGGGTTTTGTAATCCATTATCGAATCCAGATTGATTTTGCTGTGCAGCTTGTTGAATAGCTGCATTCAAATCATCAATGCTGCCAGTATAATAAGTAGGTCTAGCAATAACTGGACCTTGTTGTTGCACAGAAGAATCCTGTGTCGTTTCTTCAACTGCAGGAACTTCAGAAGTAACTTCTACTACACTTTCCATTACTACTGGCTCTTCCACAGCTTTTTTAACTGTGCGTTTGCGACGAGTTACTGTTTTCTTAACAGCTTTTGTTTCATCAGTCGCTTTTGTTGTTGAAGCTTTTTTCGTTGCCATAAATGACTCCTTTCTGTTTAGTAAAAAAGCTTAAAAGTTAAACAGTCAAAAGACTGGAAATCCATTACCGGATTTCACTATTATAGTATATAATTATAATTGATATTAGTATTACTATTTTACACAATATACTGGGTAAGGGAACTTAATCCCTTACCCTAAATATTTATATATTGATTAAATATGTTCCTCTAGCAATCTTATTGCATGTAAATAAGAATCCTAAATTTCCACAAGCAGATAAATAACTGAGTTCCTCATTGTTTAGATCTGCATATCCAAACTGAGCAATTATATTATTGATACCTGTATTGATAATATTGAATACATTAATATCATTATCCTCTTTAGGATATAGATAAATATGAAGATTATTTGTATAAGGTTCTTCTATAATTTTATAGGTAAAATATCCAGACTTATAATAGTCAGAATTATCTAATACTGATATCAGATTATCAGATCTCAAAACATTGCTACGAAGAAGTTTAATTTTTATAGAAGTGCATAAATTAAGATTATTAGAAAAAATATCTGCTGTTTCAATATTGACTAATCTACCCATTACTTTAACATCCATCCTTTATTAAATAAAATTAAGTATTATTCGCCAAAGAATTTAATGTCATTTTGCCCAAGTCTTTTAGAAATAGATTTGTATTGATATTTATTATATAGCATATTCATATACCTTAGAGTTATTTCGATTCTAGGAAGTTCTGAATAGTATTTGTTGAAGCTAGAACTTATTACAATAGAATCATCTATCCAAATATTGCCATTGTACATATCAGAATATTTCTTTTCTACGTTATCAAAATCTGGTTTTGATAGAGGACGTATCATTCCCATTTCTGCTAACATCTTTTCTTTAACATTAAAAATGTTAGGAGTTTTGAAATAAGCATTATAATGTACTTGGCAAGGTGTATAGATTAAAGACTCTAAAAAATCGAAGTCCTGAGTAGTTTTAAATTGCTTCATAAATTGTCTGTCAGCTGCACCTGTAATAGAATATACCTGAATAAATCCTGGATTAGATCTAGCATTAGAAAGAATATTATTTCCCTTACTCTTTATAAACCTAGCTCTAGGTCTGGGACTACCTTCTGGATTCTCGTATATTACTACATATAATTCTGGCATATACTGCATTTGTTGAAGCATTTGATTTCTAGTATTGATAATATCATCCATTTTGGATTTATTTATTTTATATTGGTCTATCATCCAAGAAAGTCTCTCTTGATAGTCTCTTGGGACATGAGAATATTTCTCTTCGTATAGTTTTGCTTTTTGCTTTCTAGTCTTTATTTTATCTCACCTCCCTGAAATAAGACAAGATTACTTAGTAGTATTAGTATATATAAAAAACAAAAAAGAAAGACATACTGCAATCAAGCAGTATGTCTATATTCTTATCGTATTATGTTTCCATACTCATCTAGGTGTATACCTCTTCTCGCTAAAGATTCTACAACCATTCTATCTAGTTCTCTTTTATTAGCTAGTAATAATTCTAATTCTCTATTAGTTATAGCTACGTTTCTTCTAACAGTGTCAGAATACATATAAAGAGCTCCTGCTCCAAATAAGAATCCCATAATAAAAGATGAGTTCATAATATTATCTCCTTATTTAAATACTACAAAATATGATAACCTCATAATTATAGTATACAAATATAAGATATATTACATGATAGAACCGTTACCAGATTGGTTACCACCCATATTATTCCAAGCAGCATAAATAGAACCTAATGCTCTTGACCAAGTATGAACTAATCTATCTTTTACAGTATTAGAACCAAGTCTAGTTAACCAATATAATTTTACATATCTAAGCATATTAGGTTCTGCAATATTGACACCACACATATTAGCAAGATAATCTAATTGTGCTGGATTGCCAATCATATCATTATCACCCTTACCAGTTGCCATAGACATGATATCATATAGATCTTTAATAGATAATTGGATTGTTACTTGAGTAGGCAAACCATCTTGAGTCCATCCTTGCAAATCACCACGTTGAATAGAGCAGTTTGTAATAATACCCATATCAACATGGAACATGGATTTATAGAATGCACGAACTAGGAATGGAGATACATAAGTATTATCACCAGCAGATCTAGGCATAACGAATCCTAAAATATGACAAAGTGGAACATAAATATTCAAATAGATTGATAATACATCACAATCAGGAGAATCTAATTTGATTGTAACATCATATGATCTCATGAAAGAAGAATCTGCCCAGATTTCTGGGAAGAACATCTTACCACCAGCCATCATAGTATTAACGTGTTTCCACATAGAGCCAAGAATACCACCCATGCTACTAGTATCACTAGAGCCCTTTTCTAAATCTGCTTCTGGTTTAAGATTCATATTTGTTACACCAGATGCACCGCCTAAAAGGAAGTTAATCTCACGAGCCATATCTGATACTTGATTAATCTTATTGGCTAATTGAGATTGGGTTGTATTATTAGAGAAAGACTCTTGTACTTGAGTTTCTGAGTTAATATAAAAAGAAACGGATCCTCTATGATATCCAGCAAACGGATGTTGGGATGCTAGACCCCAATCAAAATTACCAAGTTTATTCTTTTCACCATTAGCTCCATACTCTATTTCTACATCACTTATATTTAATAGTGCTGCAACAGATCTACACATCTGATTTACTGCAAAGAAATAATCCTCTGGAGTAGCTTTAAAGTTATAATATCTACCAGATTGGTTTACCAATTTATTTACATCAGATTCGCTAACTTCACCATGATTATTACTAATAGCAGATACTATTTCTTTTTGAATCTTAGATTTCTTATCCCCTTCATAACCTTGAAGGAAATTAGCAACCCCTGCTTGTAATACCATGATAGGAGCACGCCCTACTATCTTTTGAGCAAATTTTCTACCAAATGATGCATCGTTATTAGTATTATCAATTCTATTATCACAGATAGGCATAAATTGGTATGGCATACCAAATACAGTTCTTATATTCTTTACTGTCATTTTATTCATATTACTAATGAAATCATCAATAGCATTAAATGCCTTTGTAAATCCCTCTTTGAAAGATTTGATTTCGCTCATAAGATCTTTATACTGAGCTTCAGATGCAGCTTTTTGCAGATCTACATCTTTAAACTTACCATCTTTATTTTTATAAGAGAATTCATTTAAAGATACTCTATAACTATTACCATCTACGTCTTTAATATTAGCATAACCAGATGAATCAATAGATTCTACTTTGAAGGTAGTTCCATCCGCTTTAGCAGATTCTGGAATATCTAATCCATTGACGTCTTTCTTTACACTATCTTTAATTTTGACAGTGGTGCCTTCTAATTGGAGATCCATATCGTCATTATTTTGTTTTTCATCCCCAGCAAATGATTGAAGATTGAGTCTGATCATCTTTTCTTTTAAAAGATCTTCATCTATATCTATCATCTTAGATAATCTATCTGTTTTTAATATATATCTACCAGATATAGTTTTTAACCAACCATCTTCTTCAGATACTACTTCTACAGTTTTACCTTTATCTAAACTATTTACAACATTACCAGATGCTGATGGTTTATCCATAACTAGCACTGGTGCATTGATTTTATATAATTCAAACATTTTATATCCTCCTAAATACCTTAGGTTTATTACAAAAATGTCAGGGATAGCATTTCTGCTATCCCTGTATAGTTTATCTCAAAGCAATACTGTTCATATTGTCAATAATTGATTGATAGTTACTAATATCGGTTGTACCGACTCTATTGAAGTTGCCCTCTACACCTGCACCCGCACCTACTGTAGAAGCTGCCATTGCTCCTACATTAGCTCCAGATTGAGGCATAGCCGCTCCATTTACGTTAGCCTTAATACCTTCTTTTGCAAAAGTATTTGCTAATTGAACAATTGCGGAGAGTAATTCATTAGTTTTAGATTGCTCTTGAATAAGCTTATCTAATTTAGCTCCCAAATCACCAGTACCAACATTAGCGGAGTTAGCTTGAATTCCAGAAGGAGTTCCAGTTGCACCACTAGCGGCAGTAGTATATTTAGGATCTTTTGATAATACTTTAATTGCATCAGCTTTACTCATACCATGAGTATTCACTAAGTAATTAATATCATTATCAGAATATGGAATACCATTTGGTGCTATTCCATTATTAGTAGCTTCAAGACTAGTCTTAGCAATAGGTAAATTAAAGTTAGAGGATTTTAAGCCATCTAAATAGCTTCTACCATAAGATTTAATACTACCCCATGCATTAGATGCAAGATTTTTGATCATAGATCCAAAGCCTCTACCAAATGTAGAAGTTTTTCCTCTACCAAATCTAGATCTTGTATTTTTAGGAATTTGTTCATGTAAACCATACATGCCTTCATCGATACCTCTGTTAGCCGTATAGTCTACTTTAATTCTAGTACTACCTCTACCGTATCTAGAGATACTCATAAATCCAGGAGTAGATGCATCGCCATGTTTACCTTTACCAGCATTACCGGAAGCTAAGCCTTCGATAGAGTATTGGCAAGGGTCTACCGCGCCATTCATACCAGCACAAGATTGATCGCTTGTTACAGTGTAATGTAAGTGAGGACCTGTACTTGCACCAGTGTTACCAGATTTAGCAACAATAGTACCAGATTTAACTATATCACCTTTTTGAACACATTGTTCAGATAGATGGGCAAATAAATGATACATTCCTTTGCCATCTTTGATTACTACAAAGTTACCATATCCACTACCAGGACCACCTTGAGATCCCACATCATCAACAGTACCGTCTACAGGAGTAGGAACAGGAGTTCCTTCTGCAACACCTAAGTCAATACCATTATGGTTTGTAGAACCTACGCCACCAGGGCTTTCACGAGGTCCGAATGGAGATGTAATAGGAGCATTACCCATACCGGCTTGAAGTGCAGCTGCAGCAGAGCCAGATTGAGGAGTTGCTACAGATCCAGCACCACCAGATTGACTTCCTCCAGAAGAGGAACCACTCTTATTACCACTATCCATACCTAAGATACTGCTAAATGGATTTTCATCACCAAATAAGAATTTGAGATTATTACCAAATATTTTAGATGCAGATCCCATAATTGTAGAACCAAGCATCTTAGTCATCTTAGACAATGGGGCAGCCATTCTTTCAGCCATACCAGTGATTCTTCCAAAGAACCCTTTACTATAATCAGCACCAGAAGAAGCTTTATTAGCTGCAGCTGCTTGAGCTGCTGTTTTAGCTCTATTTTCTTTTTGTGCTTGAGTAATAGTAGGAGCAAATGCAGGGTTAACTGTAGGTTGTGCTAGCATTTGTCCAGGTGAAGAAGCTGTCAAAGGATTAGCTTTAGGAGTAGGAGATACGCCTGTAAGTGTTTGAGTAGCATTTAAAGTTAATTGTTGAGGACCAGCACCCATACCAAATCTAGCTTTAAGGTGTTTACCTTTACCAGAAGTTGGAAGGGTTCCTTTACCAGCTAAGATAGCTTTTGCAGAAGCAATACGTCTAGGATAGCTTGCTGTATCTCCAGAAACTTCAAATCCTTTTTCCCAAGTAACTACTGCATCTTCAATAGATTGATTTGCCATAGCTTGTACAAATTGATTATAATACCCACCAGGCCCGATTTCAGACCATAAGTATTCTAGCTGTATTGATAGATCGTTCCAATTTTTACCTTTAGAACTTGCTAAAGATTGTAGTTTGGTAGCGCGATCATTTAACCATTGGCAAATACCAATAGCACCAATTTCATTTTTAGCAGAAGGATTGTATTCAGATTCTGCTTCAATATTACCGCAAATAGCAGCTGCTTGAATATCATTCAAACCTTTGGATTTTAAGAAATCAAAGATTTGTTTTGCATTTGCCGCAGCATCACCATTTACTGCATTATTAGAACCATCTGAAGAACCACCACTACTAGAAGTGGTACCGAATGATAATGCATTGCTGAATATTTCTGCTACTTTAGCAAACCCACTCAAGAAACCAGTAGCACCAGAACTACCACTAGAGGAACCTCCAGTTGCTTTACTTGGTTTACCTGGATCTCTCTTACCGAATTTAGAATTATCGATTAGAGACATATTTGGTTGGCCGGATGGGATAGCGGACATAGCACCATTCATACCATTAACGTATTCATCAATAGATGCACCAAAGTAACCATTCTTTTTCAAACGAGTTGCAAAGTCAGTTACATCTGTAGAACCACTTAAAGATGGTTCATTACATTTATTGCAATAATATGCATAGTATTCAGCCCATTCTTCTTCGTTTCCGAAGTGCATGTAATAGTTACCACCATCAGGTTGTTTATCTTTAGGATCACCTGTTGGTTCATTTTGAGTCATACCGCCAAAGTTGTAGTTTTCTGTAGCTAATTGAGAAGAGAACCCACCGGATTCGTGATACCATTGAGCAAAGACCAATTTAGCATCAATACCAGTCTTAGGAGCAACCCAGTTAGCCAATGCCCACATCTTATCAGCAGAGATTCCGCCTCTACCATATCTAAACTTACCTGTACCGAAATGGAAGTTATTAGCTCTTAAAGAGGAAGTTCCTCTGCCATATCTTACATTTTTGCCAGAGCCGTATCGTTTAGATCTAGCGCTAATAGCAATAGTAGATTTAGATAAAAGATCATTTGCTTTATAAATCTTATTAGGTTGACGAGTTTCTGGGTCTTGAACAACAACGTTTCCGTTGGCATCAATACCAGTAGCTGTAACATAATGAGGATTTTCAGCAAATGGAGTTCTACTAGATTCACCAGCAGTATCTTGACCCATCAATACAACAGGATTGCCTGCTTGTAAAGATCTCTTAATAGAATCATTATCATAAAGAGTATCTGTTTCCATACCAGCTTTATTCATGAAACTAGAGAAGAACTCAGGTCTTGTACCGCCATTGGTTTCTTTAAAACCACCTTTAATAGCATATTGAGCAGCCATACGAGGATCTACATCAACACCTAAAGATGAAAGAGCATTAACAGCAGATACAGGACCACATCCAGAGTCTGCCATAGTTTGAGCTTCAGAATCTCCAGGAGCATTGAATGGCATAGAGTAATTAGAATCTAATTGAGAGTAGAAGTTTCCTTTACCGTATTTAGAAGTTTTACCTTTGCCACCATTTCCAATACCAAAGAAGTTCATAAGACCAGTTTTAGCCTCACCAATAGTATCAGCAGCTTTACCAGCTTTATCTTTAAGCCAATCTGCACCTTGGTTGAATCCTTGTTTAACCGTATCTGCAGCACTAGAAATACCAGAGGTTACAGAATTATAGATATTTGAAGCCCCTTGTTTGAGACCTCCCCACATTTCTAAACCTTTATTTTTAGCCCACTCTAGGTTATTACCTACAAAGTCTTTAAACTGATTTGCCTTTTCAACGACTTTTTCAACGACGCTCTTAGCACCAGTTTTAACACTTTTAACCATATCACCTAAAGTATCTTTAGCTTTATCTACATTATCACTGAAGGATGAAGATTGTTCATCTTTCCCTCTAGGTTTTTGTCTTCTTAATTCATCTAGTTCTTTTTTACCAAAACCAAATGCTGGACCGATGTACTCAATACCCATTTCTAATACGGCATCTTCTGGGATGATGATACCTAGAATAGGAATTGCGGCACACATAGCTGTTACAACACCTGATACGATTTTCATACCAGTACTAGAAGTACCTTCAGAAAGTTTAAGCATTTCATCAGCATTGTTATAACCATGATAGAAGTCGGATATAATACCACCAACAATAATAACAGCAGATACTATAGCCCCGATACCTGTAGAAGCAGCAGCGGCTTCAGCACCTTGTCTAATTAGTTTTGTTGCAGCACGAGCAATATTAGCAGGTTTAGCAGCTCTTTCTAAAAGCTTAGCACCAAATGCTTTAACAGCCTTGACAGATTTGCCAGGAAGAACTGATTCTAATTTTCCTGTAACTTTTGTAATACCATCTTTAAGTTTAGCCAATAAAGCTTGGATAGTAGAATTTTGAGTTTCGGCTTTAGCAGCAGCATCTGTTACATCAGACCCTACTTCTTTAGCAAATCCTAAAGCATCTTTACCTTTGGCTACTAAAGAACTCATTCCCTTACCAGCCATGCTCAATGCCTTACTATCTACCATACCATGATACATGTCACTTGGGATAGAGGAGAAATCTCCATTAGCTATATCATAAGCAGCAGCACCAGCGGCACCCATCTTACCAACACCGCCACCAAGTTTACCAACTAGAGCAGTTGCTCCAAGAGATGCACCAAGACCACCAAGAATACTTCCAGTACCTTGTTGTGGATCAGTTTGAGCTTGACCAGTCATACCAGAAGTTTCAGGTTCAGAAGCACTAGAAGATCCTAATCCGAATCCTAATGCACCAAGACCTGCAAGAGCAGCTCCGACTTTACCTTTACCTTTAAATTTAGCAGCAAGTTTACTAATCATTCCAGGACCACCACCAGAAGCAGCAGCACCAGCGGCAGCTTTGGTTGCAGCTTGAGATGCAGCAATTTGTTCGGCTTTGGCTAAGTTTTTAGCACCAGATTTAGCGAATTTACCACCAAGCTTAGTAAATGCATAGTCGCCTAATGCTTGACCACCTAAATCTAAAGCAAAATCACTAAGATCGAAATCTTGACCATTTGCCATTTTATAGGCTTGCATAGCAGCAGCGCCGCCTAACCAGCCAGCAGGTTTGCCAAATCTTTTTCCTAAGAATCTATTAGCAAGCATACTACCAGTACCCATTGCTAAATCGCCAGGAAGTGCAGATAAGCTTTCTTGAGCAGCAGCTTCATCTCCTGTGAGTTTGTTGTAGACATATCTGCCACCATCAAATAGACCGTAACCTGCTACACCACCTAAACCTTTAGCAGCTGTAGATGTAAAGAGTTTACCAATTCCACCTTTAAGATTACCTAAGAAGGAGTTACCAGCACCAGCAGCTCTAGTAGCAGCTGCACCAGCTTTTGTAGCAAATTCACCAGCTTTTGTTCTTAAAGATTCAGGGATTAATCCATTTGCCATAGATTTTGCACTACCCCAAATGAATTTACCTATATCTTTAATACCCTCTTTGATAACAGTTTTTACCTTACTACCAAATTTAGCAACTGCGGCAGCGATTGCTGGGCCTATTAATGGAATAGAAGCTAATGCATTCATTATAGTGGAAAGAGGTCCACCAAATAAAGAGTCTAATAAGCTACCACCAGCGGCTTTAGCTTTTTGACCAGTTTTAGATGCACCAGCACCAATCTTTTCAGCAATTCTTTCTAATGCAACAGTAGATCTTTCTTGCAATTGAACTTTGTGTTGGTTCTTAGCATCGATCTCTTTATTGTGTTTATTAGGAATTTCCATTAATTGACCATCTGCAGAAGAGATAGCATATTCTTTAGTATCACCGTCAGCAGTAGGAACTGTTGTTATACCATTTTTGCCAGCCCCCATACTAGAAGCACCTTTAGAACTAGACATATTTGCTCCAATGATTCCAGCAGCAGATACTGAACCCATATCTTTAGCAATTTCATCTCTAGTTCTCATATCAGTAGGTTTGGAAGAAGTAGATACATCTTCTAATCCATCAGAGGATTTATTACTATCTCCACCACCAAATAAACTACCGAATAGACCACCACCAGATTTAGAGCCACCGCCAAATAACCCTTTAGCCATACCAATGATGCCACCCTCAGCATGGTGCTCAATAGAGTCATCTAACTTTTTACCATGAAGGACTTTAAATGTTTCTCTAGCACCTGGGGCTAAACCAACTTTCTCTGCCATACCAAATGGAAGGAAAGATTTGGATATCATTGGAATTATTGCATTGGTAAAGTTTTGAAGGGTATTCAATACTTCACCTTGGCGTTTATCTATTTTTTCATTAGCTTTTTCTAGTTTAACAAAGAAGCCTTTACGATCATCATATAATGCATCGTAAAAACCTTTCTTAACAGCATCACTCATGTCTTTAGCTCCACCGTTCCCAGTAAGGAAATTGTAGAGTTGAGTCATGTCTTTATTAGCAAGATTATTATCTTCAGCTTCTGTTTCGTCTAGTCTAGAATTCAAGGACAAACCTTTACGTTTTTGCAATTCGTTTACACGGCTACCTAATACTCTGGAAATAGCTTCCATTTCTTTGATAGCGTCTTCATCCCCTCGCACAACTCTAAGGTATAGTTTTCTAAAATCATCTTTTTCGATGAGAGGATTTTCAATACCTCTAGTTAGTCCTTTATATACTTTATCAGCTATTTCATAAATAGCATTTTTATTATCATTAGAATTGAATACTTTGACAGCTTCTTGGGCTCTAGCAACTTTCTTTTCACCAGCTTTTAGAGTTTGTACAAGAGATCTATATTGTTCATCTGATAGTACACTACCATTTTTAGCTTTGAATTTAGCAAGTTTATCAAGTGCGCCTTGTACACCTTTACCATTTTTAAATTCATCAATGATTCCTAGTGCATTGAGATCTACAGCTCCTCTAGTTTGCTCTTGAATATCATCTGCTGCTGCTCTAAAGTCAGCATAAGATTCTTTAGTAGCTTGATTTAAATAATAATCTTCACCACGATATTTTCTATTCTTAGCAAAGTCTAAAGCGTCATTCATTTGAGCTCTAGCCATATTGATACCAGCATAATTATCGGTACCAACTTCGCCCATCATTCTAGTAACGTCGGCTACATTACCAGTCATATTGTTTTCATCAATCAATCTGATTTGATCTTCAGTAGAACCAGTACCATAACCTTTTTGAATAAGTTTCCGGTTAGCCCATCCACCTACTTTACGTTCCATACCTTTAGCAAAGGATCCAGCTTTTCTACCAACAAATTTAACTAAACCTTTACCCCATCCTCCGATTTTTGTTCCGATACCTAGTTTATCGAAAAGTTTTTCAAAGAATAATCCTGGAGAGTCTAGTTTAGATTTAATAAAGTTTGTAATAGATTTAGCAGATTGTAGACCGTAAACGCCAATTAACTTAGTGACAGGTTTAACGGTATTGAATATAGGTTTGATCATATCATCTCTTAACCATCTACCCATATTCTTTTGAATATCTTGAAGAGTCCATTTAAGAGGGTTAGTAAAGTGACGTCTAATAGCACCAGCTAAACCACCACGTCTTACGCCATTCTTATCCTTGATACCAAGCATAAGTTCTTCAAATTTATCAGTAGTAGATAATACACCAAGACCAGCACCTAGAATAGAGTTTCCTAATAAACCAAATGGTCCAAGTACCATTGTACCAATTGTAGCTGCAGCTACTCTAGGGAAATGTTTCTTGATAAGATCTTTACGATTTTTATTTAATAAACCGCCACGGTCACCAAATAAGAAATCATTTAGATCTTTATTATTTTTAACTACAGAGATACTAGCTCCAAGCATAGCTCCACCCAAAGGACCGAATGGGAGTACTAAACCGGAAATAGCACCTACTGTACCATATTTCTTAGCATCAGGCATATACTTAGCTAAAGTATCTTGCCATTTTTTAGAAATTAGACCTTCTTTATGAGTAACGTTACCTTTTTCATCAACAATATCTTTACCAAATACTGTTTCTTGGAAGGTTTTATTATTCTTGATAATATTGATAGCAGAACCAGCCATAGCTCCAAATAATGGACCACCTAATGGGAATAATGTACCAAGCAAAGCACCTGCGGCACCACCTTGAACTGCATTACCCATATTCTTTTTAGCAAAGTCATTAAATTGAGCTGCTGCTTTTCTAGGGTCTACACCAAAGGCTTGTTCTATACCTGTAGACAAACCATTTAGACCCATTGCATGGGCTACTTTTCCTGTAGCTCTATCAATACCTCTTGTAAAGAAGTTTCCTTTATTTCTATTACGTTCATCAGCATATGCTTGATTATGAGCACCTAATTGTTCAACAATTTCTAAGTCAGAAGTACCTCCAGCATGATGACCAATATTAGAAATTAGTCTACGCTTAAAGTCTTTTTCTTCAGATAACTGTTGACCAATATTAACACTATCCCTTTCAGGATTGAAAGGATTCATATTGGCAGGAATAACTAATTCACCTTTGTGAAGTGTAGTAAGTGTTACATTGCCTTTTGAAGGGTTAACGTATTTTACACCACTAGCATGATGCGTAATATCACGTTCAGCTTCTGCTAATCTAGCGAGTCTAGATTGTACCGGACCTCTTTGAGATACATACGAATTTATAGCATCTGATTGGTACCTTCTTCCGGCAGATGGTAAATCGAATCCAAGGAATTGAGCTGCCTCTCTTCCTGAACTTTGTATAGAATCTCTAGCGTATCCATATACACCTTGAACACCTTGTTTAGCATTATCTTTAACGAAGTTTATACCACGTCTTACTTTAGCTTTAGCGGCTGCTATACCTCTATCAAGATCAAATCCGAACCAATCTTTAGCAAATCCTTTAATCTTATCAGGAAGGGTCTTAGCTAATTTGTCTCTAAGACTTCCTAAGATACTATTGATTTGCTTATTAAGGTTATTAGTAATTTCCTTCATATCATGAATCATTACATTGAATAACCCTTTGACAGGTTTCCCATCTTCATCTTTGATATTTGTATTCTTACCAAATAGCATATCATGCATGAATTCATCAGCACCAGCAATTACTGTTGTAAGTAATCCAGCAGGAGCTTTGAATATACCTTGCACGCCTTGTTGAATAGTTAATAGTTTATCACCAATTGTACTAGATTTTATTACATCATCTAAGAAACTAGTAGCTTTATTAGTCAAATTATCTGCTAACTTACCTTTTTTCTTTTTAGGTTTAAATGTCCCACCACTTATAGATTTAAGAGCATTTGTTAATTCAGCATCAAGAGCAGAGGCTGTAGCTCCACTCATATTAGAATTAGAGTTTTCAACAACAGAAGATTTGATTGTCTTCTCTTTTTGTTTTATTTGTCTTAAGAATGCTTGATCTATAGCTGTAGTAGGATCAGCTTTGCCTCCTCTACTACCACCAGATCTAAGTCCTCCTCCAGAAGCTAATAGATTTCTGATATGGAATAATTCTTTATAAATATTATATTGATAATCATACAAAGACATACCATATTTATCTTTATATCTTGCATTAGGAGGTACGAAATTATTAGCCATATATTCCCCACCTATGGAAGTCTTAATACTACCATTAGTGGCTTCATGTACTAAACCTTGACCAGAAGCAAATAGGTTTTGAACCATTTCATTCTTCTTAGCCAAAGTACTACTTATCTTGGCTTGTTGCTTACCTAATTGACCAGATGCTCTAAACATATTCATCACAAGATCAAATGTTTCTTGAGAAGTATCTTTGCTCTTGTATTGATTATCTTTATTTTTATATTTGGTTAGAATTCTATCAATATCTCTAGGATTAAAGTTCCCATTCTTCCAAACACCATCCATCAATTTATTAGCAGCGTTTATAATTTCTTTCTTACGCCTATTGTATTCTTGCTTATTACTAGTTCCTAGATCACTATTAGAAAGAGCAACAGCTATAGATTCTCTTAACTCTTTAAATGCTTCTCTTTTTAATTTGGTATCTATATTCTTTTGACTATTAGCAGCACTAAGCTCATTAGTCCATCTACCTGTTTGATAGTTAAATACTCTAGGAGTTTCTCCTGTAAGAGCAGATTCTATCTTTCTTAAGTATCCAGGAATAACTTCTACTAAAGATTTCTGTGCAATACCATTCCAAGCAATAGCGCCTTTATTATAGTTACTGCTTTGGAAATCTTTTAAGAAGTCTTTATATTCCTCTTTTACACCAAAGATTCTTGATAGCTCTTTAGCCATACCTTTCTTGCCATTACCCAAGTCAAAAACTTGTGCTAAGGCAGATTGTATATAACCGTTGATATTTTTATCAAACCCACTAATAGCTTTCTTTAGATCTTTACCCATAGCCATACTAATACCACTCTTGGTAATAGCTTTCATAGGGTTTCCTGTAAACTCAGCTATAAACATAGGAAGGGATGCATAAAACATTTTCATTATTTCTAATGTACCGCCTTCTCTGTTAGCTTTTCCAGAAATGGATTTAAAATAGTTTTCTAAACTAAATCCATCAGATCCAAATACTTTACTAGCTTTAGATTGGTTTCTGCTAGTCTTGGTATCAAAAGAATCTTTATATACAGATCTCTGTATATCTATGAGCTCTTTTAAAATAGCATTGTTTTCATTAGTCAACCTACTCATAGTTTCAAAATACTTAGTAGCATTTTGAGTATAAGTAAGCATTACTTTATTATTAAACTCTATCAAAGAGTTCATACCTTGCCCCAACATACTGAAGCCATTGTTCATTATACCAATTTGTCTTTCACCCTGAGCAAATTGCGCATGTGAAATAGCTTTTTGGTTTTTGAGTTGAACATCAGTAGTCTCAGCAATTACTCTAGATAGAGAACTAGTATTAGCTCTTAACTGACCAGAAATCATAGATGCTACTACAGCATCTCCACGGGATATTTTAGATCCAGGGTTGTTCTCGTCAGTATCTTCAAAGTCTTCCATCATGTCGCCAAACATGTCAGACATCATGTCCATCATCATTTTTTGTTCGGCTTTAGCAACAGTTTCGTTTTCATGATAGAAGTTACCAGAAGTGATTTCTCTTTTTAAATTCCTAAACGTATCATTGACTGGTTTGAAAATAAATTGCTCTCTAAGATTTTTCATCTTAAGACCAGTGGCTTGTCTTGAACCAACGATCTCTTTAAATGAATTCTTAGCATAGTCTCTATTATTTTCAATCATCTTAGTTGTTATCGGTGCTTGATCTTTAAGAACTTCTACCGCAGCAAACTTTAATGATTTACCAAGTCTTCTCGTATAGGCTAGAATAGAGTTTTTTGCCATAAAAGACTATATCCTCCTTTCTTTAAGCATTACGCTGATGTCTTAATTCGACATAATGATCCCCACTACAGAACTTAATCTGTAGTGGGATGTTCATTATTGCGGGAATGCTCCAGATATACTAAACGCTTAGTATATCAAAAAGGTAGAACTGGGTCTAACTCTTAGAAGATATTATTTATCCTCTTCTTGTTTTGTGAAACGATTAAAAGATTTACCTTCTGTATCATTCCAAAAACGTGTTTGCTTGGTTGGATCAATTTCTTTCCAATTATCTTGTTTCATTTCTTCAATAGTAGCTTTTCTAAAAGCTGGTACAGAAATAAATGTGATACGGAATTTATATTTAATAGAAGCAGTCTTTCTATCAAAGACTGTTCTCCAACCAAGAGCAATATTAGAATCTGTTTTGAAACCTACTTCTTTAGAGTTAATACTAAAGGAAAGAGTGTTAGGATAATTTTCATTTGATACTGATGGGATATTATTGGCGATACTATTCATCATAGCTTTAAGAACAGCTGCCTCAATAGCTGTATCCCCACAATAAGCTTTTAATTCTGGAATATTTTTAATTACTGTAGTATAAGCCTCTTCGAATGTTTCGAATGTTTTAGTAAGATTTATAACAGTTGGTTTAGTGCTGAATTTTCCTTTAGCAAAGTTAGGCATTTTAGTTCTCCTCTTTATCTGATTCGTTTTCTAGTTGTTTGTATTTTTCTGCTTTTTCTAGAATATCTTTTGCATCATCAATAGTCTTTACTTCCATATCAGTAATTTCTACTTCTTCACCAAGATCCTCATCTACTCCATTAGATATATTGGAATCTGATAAGAAGATTGTATTAGGATCAAATCTATTTGAAATATCTTTATTATTTGGAGTAAGAGCTATAAAAGCTATTCTAGAGAAGATATCTGGGAATTGTTCATCTTCATTGATTAAGAAGTTGTAGTTTAATTCATCAATCAAATGTTTAACCAATCCTTCTGTAACTAATTGAACTTCTTTTTGTGCAGCCATATCAGATCTAATATTTATGAAATGAGCGAGTTGTTCAATAGTAAAGGTCATCATAACCTTAGTAGTTACATTCATAGGTAACCAAGCTCTAGCATCTTCTTTAACGATCTTATTATCCAAAGCATATTTGTAATTACCAAATGGATCTATATTTCTAATATAGTCAACAGTTGACTGATCAAGATCAGAATATCTTCCTGGATTTGTATCTAATGGATTAATAAATTGAGATAGATCAGTTTGATGTTTTACATAGCGTTGTGATTCTTGAGAAATAGCAACTCTATGGCGAGTCATTTGATTAGCACATGCTCTTGAAATATCATGGAACACGAAAGACATCGTAGATACTTTGAATAAGTCTTTGATATCAAACCCATATATTTTGACATGATTAAATATCTTTTCTAAATATTTGTCTTTTCTATGTAAGAAGGTTACAGTATTAGAATCCCATTCTTCTGTAATTGGTTGATACTCTTCTGCTACTGTATCATAATTATTAGGAGATTCTAGTTTCTCATATTCATATCTGTGTTGAGTTACTGCAGAAATGATTTCTTTTGTAGCAACTTCTGGTTCATATATACATAAGTCTTCATCAAGAATACCTTCTTCAATATACTTAGACAGTATTTCTTTTTCAAAAGATGCATACATGATATTTTTAACTGTTTGAACAAATGGATTTTCTTCAGAGCATTCTTGAATAATGTGTCCAAAGGCTCTTGATGATCCACTAATAAGAATCATAATAGAAAGATTAGATTGTTCTTTGATAGAAACTCTACAGTATTTCGTATATGATAAGAACTCTGTCACATACTTCATATAGTTTGTTGTAAATGAAGTATAGGAAGGAATCTTAATAATAGCAATTGCATTAGTATGTTCAAAAGGAGATTCATGACCTCTTGATCCCATTCTAGAGCAATATCCTTTTTGTTTATCATATCCTCCATCAGGAAGCATTCCTACGCAAACTCTTCCAGACCTGTTGAGTAGATATACGTTATCAGATACATCTACTATTTCAAATTCTGGAGTTGGAATAACTATTCCTTGCATTTTCTCCATATTCTTTGTATCTGTATTCCATTCATCACTTGTGTGAGAACCTTTAACTATATCTGTGATTTTGTTTATTAGTCCCATTTTAATACTTCTCCTCTTAATAAAGGTATAAAGCTATATAAATATTTATCTTATAAAAAAGTCAGTGAAATTATATAAAATTAAAGAGAAACCCTAGAACCATTACGGCTCTAGGGCATGAATTAGAAGTATTAATCAACCAATTTATGAGAGTTATAAAGTCTACCACAAGGGTCCATGTATGAATCATATAAATCGTCATAATCATACATTAAATGATGAGTACCGCCATTTCTATGATGATGATATGGTCCACCATAATATTCTCCTCTCCAACCATTCTCTCTACTTTCGTAATCATAAGAAGGTGGATATAATTGAGGTCTACATACTCTACCATGTTCACAGCAACATCCGCAATCTTCTTTAGGAGATTTAGGAGCATAAACATAATTAGATCTGCTTCTTGGATGACATTCATGGATCTCATGAATTACATTTCCAGGATTGAATCTTTGGTATCTTTCTGTACCCATAATAAGTTTATTAGCATTTGGGTCATACCAATATCCATCATAGAACGGTTCATTTATTTCATCATATTGACCATCGCTATGGATTAGAACACAAGGGATATTATTCTCTCTGCATAATTTGATAATTGGATATACAGCAGAAGCTCTATAAGCAACATTGTTATCCATAAAGATAATAACTCTATCTAATTTAGAAGTATTAGAGAATGGATGGAAGTTTTGTAAAGCACATAAGAAATCAGAGATACTATGTCTCATAGCTCCAGGATTTCTTGGGTCTGAAATTAATGGAGATTTATGCATGTGATCATAATCAACACCATACATATGAGCAATCTTCTCTACATCAAAATCAGATCTTGGAGATCCTCCATAAATAACTTCTAAATTCATTCTTCTATAATATCTTTCAAAGAAAGTAGTTAATGATCTAGTAACAACGTATGTTTCATATCTCCATAATGGATCTACTACAATAGCTACTCTACCATAAACTTTAGGGGTTAGAGCTTTTGCTACATTTCCACCACATTCACAATTAGTCCAATTATCCATAATAGGATTAGGATTTCCTTGTACATTGATAGAACAAGAGAATTCTGCTTCGGCTGTTACATCAAACCAGTTAAGCATGAATTCATCTTCTTTACTTAGCTTATCTCCGCAACAACACTTATTCATGATTATTTTCCTTTCTATCTCTTCTTCGACCTCCAGCAAGTCTATATTCTCGTTTAGTTTCTTTAACGTAGACTTTCATTCCAGGTCTTAATAATTCTCTAGGCATTTCTAGAAGATCATTCATTGTATCTACAATCATAAAATCATCAGTAGGTTCTGGTTTTACATATCTTGTATTTATTACATGAATTTCAGAATAGATATCTTCTAATTGTCTATTACCAGTAGTAACTTTACCAGGAAGATCTTTATAATATCCATTAACAATTACGGGAACTGTAACAGAAGCATTGATATCTGTGTTGCTAGGAAGAATGATATCAATCATACCAGAGAATTGTCTGAATGTATGATAATGCTCTAATTCAACAGCACCATTGATTTCTGATGTAATATAGTCATGCATATGAACTACACCATCTAAGATATCATAGTCTTCATATTCTGGATCAATATCTACGTCACATAATAATTCTTTGATATAATCATCTACAGTTACAGCTGCCAAGAATTCTGTATTAGAAGTACAAGGTACTACTAATTTAGAATAGATGGAATATGGGTATCTATTAGATTGAATACAGCATCTACCATAGAGATATAACTGTTTTAGATTTTTATCGCTAATCTCTAGATTACAATCTAGATCATAGTTATCTATAGTTCCCAAATAGATAAGATCATCTACAACAAATAAAGTTCTACCAAAAGTATCTGCATTGATATTAACTGTAGAATCTAGATCTTTTGTAGACCAGAAGTCTTTTACTGTAATTTGAGATATAATAGTATTCTTTTCAGTTTCTTCTAATTCTGCTTGAACGTAATCTAAATTGCATTTCTTAAGAATATCTAATGCTCTTACAGCTGGTACTGTAACAGAACTTGTAAATCCAACCTTATCTTGATCAATATCTGGATTGTTAATATCTTCAATAAAGTTTGCATGTAGTTTAACTGTAGATTCTAGATCTGTTTCACTTACACCTTTATCAAATATCATTTGACCTTTAAGGTCAGGGAATAGTCTAAATGTAGACTCTTCTAGATCAATGTCACCATTAATATCGATCTGATTTAGATCATCGATATATTTCTTACCAATAGTGAAATCACCTTGGAGGTCTTTAACGACATCTGTTGGTACATGGGTAAGTTTACCTTTGATCATAGAAATATATTGCACATAAGAATTGTTCTTAACCTTTACTTGCGCTGGAACATCGTACGCATGCCAACCACCTACAAAGAAGAACTCTCCTTTTAATATATTCTGTTTAAATCTGATTCGATTGGTTTCATCAAAATTTTCGATATCTGGCATTTTGTAGCCCCCAATCTTTATAAAAAATTTAGCTAAATTTTGTATTATAATGATGTGATAAAGTAATCCATAGAGTCAATTAAGACTCTATGGATTTTGGTTTAATATTCAGATCTTGTATCAATCATTTCTACAATTTTATATCCAACTACTAAATCTTTAGTATTGTTTTTATAGCAGAAACAATAATAATCTTTAAGGTCAATATGGAAATCTGTTATTAAAGATTGAATTGTTCCTTCTTCAATACCTTTATCAATTCTATTTTCTCTAAGAAGATCATTAAGTATTTCTATAGCATGAATTTTACTATAGAATACTACTGGTACTACTAAGATATTATTGATTGATTTCTTAAGATTTATATGGAACTTATCTTTAACTAAAACAAGACTTTTACCTTCCATATTAATTAACCTTTCTTGATCTTATAGATGATCAGTAGGAGCAACAGTTTCTGGTTCTTTTTCTACTGGAGCTTCTTCATGTGTTACTGTTGGTTCTTCTTCTGGTGGTTCTGCTGGACTAGGCATACCAATACCATAATAATGATGCCATACAATATTATCATGTTCGAATGTAGGAGATGTAGTATCTTCTGGTTTAGGCAATTGCATGAAATGATATTTACGATATGCTACAGATTGATCTGTATATGGGTTTGTATCGAAATCATCAGGTTTCTTAATTCCCAAATCATAAAATCGAGCATATACAATAGCCTCATCAGAATATGGGTTTACATCAAAATCAGCTGGTTTAGGAAGATCCATAGAATAGTATTTACGGTATGCTACAGATTCATCAGAGTAAGGGTTTTCTTCCAAATCATGAGGTTTAGCTGGAGCATTTTGATCTTTCTTTTTAGCACCATGAGTAGTTTCATCATCATCAGGATTATATAGCTTATCGAATTTGAAACCTACTAATAGTTTTTCACCATCGATTTTAACACCAACCACTGCTTCATAAAGAGCTTCAGCTTGTTCACGATCTTCTACACCTACAGCTTTAGCCAAAGTAAGAACATCGTTTTGAGTAGTTTCGAAATAACGGTTGTCTTTTACATAGTCTGCTACGATATCCAATAATTTAGTAGTTGCACGTTCTTCATTATCGAATACAAACATAGTAGTCAATTTTGTATCTTCCATTAAGTCATTTTTTGTAACATTGAGAGTATCATTAGTGATAACAATCATCTCTGCCATTACTAAACACTTCCTTTCTTGATTTTAAAAATTATATTCAATAATCCTATCTTAGGACTACTTATTTGTCAATTAGAAAACCGATATTGGGTAAAAAATAATCAGCGGAGTCTGATTTGGGTTTGGGTGTTGGCGAAGCCAAAAACCCAAAAACCCCCCGTCTAGTATATTAATATATATTATAGAAGACAACATAGAATGAAGTAGATAGATGAAGACTAACCTAACGGAAGGAGACCCACACGTCAGAATAGGTTCTAGTATTAGAAACTATTGACTACAAGGTTTTACCTTTTGTATCAGACTTTAGGTCTGATTTATATCAGAAACGAAGCAAAGAGCTTTTTCTTCTATAATATATCATCAAAAAAATTATTACCAAGTCATAATATCTAAATCTTTCAATATACTCAGAAAAAAAAATAAGAGATAGGTACTAAGACCTATCTCTTAAATTTATTAATTATTTAATTTCATAACGATCAATCTTATAAGTAATTTTAGAGTCTTCACCAAAGTTAGGATCTAATTCATCTTCATTCTTATAAATGAAATCTACATAGTATACACAATTAGAATCAGAGTTATTATCTTCATATGAAGATTTTATCATAATACCAGATTCCCTTTTATATTCTTCTACTAATTTATCAACAAAATAGATAGCATCTTGTTTATCATGAAATACACCAATAATATTACTAAATGCATTATCAGAAGAAGCTGGATTAAAATAGTTTTTTGTTACAATGTAACTAAAAGTTTTATTCATAATATAATATAGCTCCTTTTATTAACTGACTTTAATAGTTCTAACTGAATACACAAACGCAGTGTGTCCTATTTTAAAGGATTTTAGATAAGAACCTTTTTGAATTAAGATAGGAGTCGTATTGAAATATTTAGTTATTTCATCATGTTCTTCTTTGGTCAATTGTTCTGCACCTTTATCTAACGTTGAATTTACATATTCAGTTAATTCGGTAAATGCAGAATCTTTATTCTCAAATACTTTATCCTTCCAAATATAACTAAATCTTTCATTTTCAATCTTATTATTTATTAGAATATACTCTGTTTCTAGAATGATTGTAAGGCTTTTTTCATTAATATTCATAATTATAACCTCCTTAAAGGGTTAATATTTTAAAATAGAGTATGAGTTTATACGATGCCCCAATAATTTCAAAGTATTACGTCATACTTGAAAACTACATAATAGAATTCTTAAAATTGAACTTCTCTCACTCTTATTCTTATCATCAACCCTATTTTATAATAATCTCTCATTACTCCCTTTTTAATAATTTACCTCCTTTCGTTTGAGATTATTATATTTTGTGTAATACTCATTATATCTACACCATTACTATAGTATATAATTATACCTAAATTTGAAAAAAAAATAAGAGATAGGTACTAGGACCTATCTCTTCTTAAATTATAGATTATTTGATTTCATGACGATCTACTTTAAAAGTAGTTCTAGAACCTTCACCAAAGTTAGGATCAGATTCATCTTCATTATTATAAATGAAATCTACAGAATAGATATAATCAGCATCAGAGTTATTATCAATATATGGTGGTTCTGGTTCAATACCCCATTCTCTTTTTGCTTCTGCTGATAATTGATTTACAAAATCAATAGCAGCTTGTTTATTATGGAATACTCCCATAATATTACTAAATACATTATCGGAAGAATCTGGGTTGAAATAGTTTTCTGTTTTTGTTACAATGTAGCTATAGTTCTTAGTCATAATTTTATCTCCTTGGTTGTAGCATATAGTTCTTACTGAAAAATTATATGCTTTGTCATTAATCTTAAAAGATATAGGTCTTAACTTTTTATCATTAGAAGCGACGATACTATGGAAATAAGTATTTATTTCTTTTACTTCACTATCTTCTAAATATTTAGCACCTTTATCAAATTCTTTGTCTATGAATTCATTTAATTTCTCAAATGCTTCATCTGCATTTTTAAATGCTTTGTTAGCCCAAACAATACCAAATTTATTTTCAATTCCATGATTAATACTTGGTAATTTATTCGTATTTAAATTATAAATGGATTCTAAAACAATCGTTACATTTTCTTTTAATTCATGCTTCGCCATCTTCACCATATTTATTATCCTCCATAAAGGTTAAAGTGAGTATGAGTTTTATACAATGCCCTATCTTTCAATGTATTATCTCATACTAGAAATGTATCATTGAACTCCATTAACCCTTTATAATAATCTCATTACCCCTGATAGTTTACCTCCTCTCTTTTTGAGATTATTATAGTTGATGTAATAGTCACTATAAAACTACATCACTATTATAGTATATAAGTATATCAAAATTTGAAAAAAAAATAAGAGATAGACTATCAAAGCCTATCTCTTAAATTTATTATTTTAAACTAATTTCAACAACTTCATATTTTGCTAAATATGTATCAATTTTAGCTTTAACAGTATACACTATTTTACCATTATAAATGGATTCTTCTTTCAAGAGTTCTTCTTCCTCTTCTGTTAAATTAGTAGCTCCTTCTACTTTTAATAGAGTAGAGATTCGATCAATAGCATCTTCCTTATTCTTATAAGTTGCTAATTCGAATAAAATATTTTCCTCATAATAATCAATATATAGATTATCAAAATTGTAATCTTTTGATATATTATAAGTAGATTCTAATATCCCATAAATGGTGTTCATAAATATCTCCTTTCATACTAATACTAGTTAATAGTATTTACTGCAAGAACTTTATAAGATACAATTGCATTACGAAGCTTTACAACTTTATACAATTCCAAAGCATCTTTTAAAGCATCAATATTAGGAAGTTGGTTTTGGAATTCTTCTGGAATATCTTCGGTAACCTCAGGATTTCCAATATTGATTAATTCATTAACCTTGTTAATCGCTACATCTTTATCAGAATATAGAACTAAGCCAAATAGTCTATCAGATTCTAATTGAGATAATTCGCCATCTTCACGAATCACATAAAGACTTTCCAAAATAGCATAATGTTTTTCTACCATAATAATTCCTCCTATACTATAATATATTTTTCAAGATTCAATCCAATAACAGTATTTTCATACCTATCATAAAATATATAGGAATATAAATTTATATCACCTTGAGTATATTTACCAAAAGTTTCGATATTTTTTGAATATGGTCTGATATATCTATCACTGTCTCCAAAATACTTTTCTTTTACTCTATCAATAACCTCATCCCGCTCTTCATGTTGGGATGTTATATATTTAGAACTATCCCTTACTTGTCCTTGGATTGTAGATCTTTCGAATTTATGAGTTTTTAAACAAACTTTATCTACCTGCACTACATATCTAGAACCTAGAATTTCTTTATCGATATACCTAGAATATATAAAAGAACGTATAATATCGCCTAATAGCATTTCAAATCCTCCTTAATAATACTTAGTTTATTTTTTCAAGGCCCAACCCAATAACAGTATTTTCATATCTATCGTAAAATAAACAAGCATAGGAATTTATATTGTTAGGAGAACACACAATAAAAGTTCTGACATTTTTTGAATATGGTCTGATGTATCTGTCACTATTTCTAAAATACTCTTCTTTTATTCTAGGAATAATTTTGTTTGGATCCTCATCATGTGGGCAGTTTATATATTCGGAATCAACTCCAGCATATCCTTTGATTGTAGATCTTTCAAATTTGTGAGTATCCATAGAAACTCTATCTACATGCACTACATATCTAGATCCTAAGCCCCAATCGAGAAACATATGAAAAATAGCAGCACCAATATCGTCTAATGACATTTTTAATCCTCCTTAATAAATGGAATAATCAAACAACTTATTTTCTTCGATAAGATCATCTACAGAATGACCATAACCAGAACCTTCTAATAGATTGCCATCTTCTTTTACGATATAGAAACCATAAGTTACATCGTTGATATTATCATACATAATTCTACAATAATCCTCAATAGGGAATGCACAGTATTTATCAAATTGACGCATTCTATTTTCAGGAACGTCTATTAGTTCCCTGCAGTCAACGATATCACCAATAGCATCAAATGCTTCATCTAAACCATCTTCTTCCATATTAATCAAACCATCAATAGGTTCTTCATAAACATATGGACCACTATTGATATCAGTTGTCTTTCTAAATTTAGAACCACCAATAAGTTTATGCGCTTTAATGTAAATATTCATAATCTAATTACCTCCTTTTAGGTATATAAGTTCATATCCTACAATCAATTCAGAAAATACATTTATTACCTCTTTCATAGTTGTTCTTCATCCTCAATTTCATAACCAATGTAAGTACCATCTTCCTTAAAGTTATAAGGAGATAAGATTGCACCATTTTTATCCATTACAAATATACCATACATAGCATTGTCATTTTCGATGATTTCAAAGTAATTATAATAATGGTGAGCTAGGATTTGATCTTTATGATGAATTATTTTATTAGCTTTATCAGAATATTCGAAGAATATTCTTCTAGCTTCTTTATTATCTACTTTAGAATACTTTTCTAACTTGTAGAAATATTCTTTAATCCATTTTTGGATACCATATATAATGTGATAAATACCGTATTTTTTTGGAACTTCGATTTCAATATCCCACATTTGATGATCATCGATTCCTGATAAACCACCGACTTCAAATTTACCTGTTGTCTTGTTTAATATATCTAATGCTAAAGTAAAAGTTTGCTTTTCCATTTTGCTTTTCCTTTCGTTATTAATAATGGAAACAAAAAAGACATAAACTCATGATTAAAACGTTTTATCAGATCTTATATATCATAATTATAGTATATAATTATATTATATTTTTGGTAAGACTTTAGATTAAATTTGAAATTCGCTTAATAAAGGAGATAGCCATGTATACTATAAACATTTATCACTTATTTGATAAACTATCTGATGGAGTAAAGAATAATTATATTTGTGAGAATGATAAAGAATTATATAGATCTTTACAAATTCAATTATCTAATGCTAATACTATAGAAGATGATAATGTAAACATTAACCTATTTAGATTCATTGATGAAGAATACCTTCCAGATGAGTTGGCTAATAGAACAAAACATATTGAAGATCTTATTATAGAACAGTGTAATTTTGATATTGATGAGAGCGAAATTCAAACTAATATCATCAATTATCTTATTGGTATGGATGGTCTTATCTATAATATGAAGGACTATAAATCTGTAATGATTAATAAAGATACTATTCGTTCTTTAGGAATACAGAAAATTTCCCAAGATCCAACAACTTATAGAAAAGATGCAGAAGCTGAATTGAACAAGAAATCTACTAAGACTAATATTCTTAAAGAAATTCAAAATCTTGTAATTCTTACTACGGTATATGAAATCTTAGAAGAAGATGCTGATAAAAAGAAAGATGAAATCGATGAGTATGCTGAAGAGAATATCAAAGAAAATTATATTAGTGAATTTGATATGATATTAGATAAGATGGAAAGCTTATTCCCAGATGATGACGATATCGAAATCACAGGAGTAGAATACAATGGTAAGAAAATTACTACTGATGAATTCACTCAAGAACTAAGCACTCATAGATACCCTGGTTATTATGAAAAACAAATCCCTATTGAAGATGCATTAGATGATACTTATGTAATTCATACAACAAGAGGAACTGTTATTAAGAAACCATCTACTGATATCTATGATATGGATATTACTATCGAAGCAAAAGAAAAATAAATATAATTATATACTATATTTATGATAGCATTATAAACTAGTGCGACTTCTACTCCACTACAGAAGTAAAATGTGGTTACTATAGGACGTTATTTCGCATATCAATCCTAGCAGTATAAAAATGGTATGCAAAAGAATACTACTCAAAAGGTGTATTCTTTTTTGTTTAAATCATATTAAAACAAAAAAGGTGGAGTAGAGCTTAATTGCTCTACTCCTTTATTTTTTTAATCTTTAAAGTCAGTTAAGATTTCATTAAGCATTCTTGGTTTAATACCCAAATCTTCTTGGCATTGACGAGCAGTTTCAATAAGAAGTTTATTCATTAAACCTTGAAGCATAGCAGATGGAACCATACGACCCATAACACCAGAGATTGTTAGGAATGCATTTACATATTCATCTTTTCTATAATCAGAGAATGCTTCATCACCTTTAGGAATGATATAAGAGTTTACGCCTTTTAGAGCTTGAGAGAATACTAGTTTATCACCAATACCGAATTTATCATTTACTTCAATATAGAATTCGATACGAACACCATCAAGATGTTTCAATTTACCTTCTGCAGGAAGTTTGCTTGTAGATTCTAGAGTATACTCTTTATCTACACCATTCTTTTTCATGATCTTTTTAAGCTTATTAATCTTAGCATCATAAGCTTTTACGATCTTTAATAGAGTAGGAGATAATTCTTCATCATCACAAGTTCTATAAATCTTAATATTAGTAATACGACCAGTCATCTTAGCTCTTACTGGCTTACGTCCTAAATCAGACAATCCTTCAGCATTATCATCTGTAATATTCTTTAATAACTCATTAGCTTCTTTTTCATCAAAAGCATCTTGGAAGATTAATAATGGATCACCTTCTTGAACAAAATCTCCAACTGATACCATATTATATACATTGGAGTTCTTATCAAGAGATACGTCTTTTTGAACGTCAACTTTAGATTCTAGAGCTTCTGAAATAGAATTATCAACTACACAAGAGTCTTCATAACCCAAGTCTGTATTCATAATAGCAACTTTAGCTAGAGTACCCATATTGTAAGATAATCCGAATGGGTTACCACCTTTTCCACCATTACCAATTGCATTAGAATAAGATTGTTTATCATAAGCCACAATATCGTTACCTTCTAACTTTTGACCTACTTTAACAATCGGATCTAATTTTGTGGTAATATAGAAACCACCATCAGAGTTCTTTTGGATAGTTGTACGAAGATCTACATAATCCTTTTGTTTAGTTTTAGTATCTTCGATGATCATATAATCTTTAGTAACTTCTTTTACTACAGCTTTTTCAAATGGGCATTTATATGCAAACTTATTAGAAGTTAGATATGGCAATGCTTCATCAGCACCAGTAGTAATAAGAGATGGCATAGATTTTTTAACTAACATTTGATGTTGAGATGTTTGAGTGAATGCCATTGCTGTACGGAATGGATCATCATGATTAATAGCCAATGGAGATAATGCTTCCATCATAGAGAACGTATTTAAGTTATTTAACTCTTCAGGTTTCTTAGGAGTAATAAAACCACGTTTATTTCTAACACCAGCATCAATAACAGTTTGTCTGTTAATACCTACTGTAGATGCAAAGCCTGTAGAGATACCTAATACACCAAGCATAGATTTATCATAACCACGTTTATCAAGACCAAAAGACCTTTCAGAGTTCATACCTGATAAACCTTTAAATGTTACTTTAGAAGCTGTTTCTGCTTCAAGTAATGGTGTCAATGTAGATAAATCAGAAGAGGTTTGGTCATGAGTAAGAATAGAATCGATAACAGCGGATCTCTTAGCAGAGAACGTAGCTTGACCCTTGCTTCTTTTAATCATAGTTCTATAAGCACCAAATGCTTTAGCAAGTACTTGATATAGATGACCAACAATAACTTCATTAGTTCTTAATCTATTACCAGTAATATCAGTATGACGGTTAAACTTATTATCAACTAATAAATCATTACCATAGATCATAAGGTCTACATAGTTATCAGGAACGTTTAAAGTCTTACAGATTTCTTTTGTAATAGGGTCGATCATTAAATCATAGAAGTTATCAAAACCATCAGCTTTGATTCTACCACCAAAGTCATCTAAGATATCTAGCCACATATCTTTAGAATTGATTTGCTTAATAGAGTAATCATTAAAGTCACATTGCATCAATCCATTCATAAGCATATTATGGCCTGGATCATCAGAGTGATATACTAAATATCCATCTTCGAATTTGATATATGTATTTTCTCTAGATGGTCTAGTTTCTTGGAATTCATATTTGATTCCTACTCTATTTAGTAATCTTTGCAAGCCAATATTATAAGATAAAAGAACCACTACTGGAATCTTTGTATTCATAATAGAAGCTTCAGAGTACATTAATCGTTTAGCAACTGATACACTTTGATATATCTTATCAAATTCTCCAGATTTATCATGAGATCTTAAGATATTTAAAATTCCCATATCAATACTAGTATCTATGAATGGAATCTTTTTACCATTTACTACATAACAAGCTAGGTATTTATTAGCAAGCATTTCATCAGTGGCTTTAGATTCAGGAGATCCTGGTTTGAAGTAAGATTTATCGAATGGGATTTTAGATAATTCATCCATATTGAAGGAGATATAAGATCCATCTTTAAATTTAATCTTAGAATACATGGAAGCCAAATCGATAAATTCCATAGGAAGCTCGTATCTAATACAAATCTTTCTATTATCACCATCGATAACTTTAATATCTTTACCTTCATATTTAGTTAAAGCTTTTACTAGCTTATTAATAATAGGAGAAGATTTAGATAGACCACTAGGAGATTTTCTATAAATAAAGATCTTAGAATAGTTAGATACTAATTGAACTGCATCACCATCTGTTTTTACTACTGGAAGAAGCATCAATTGGCCAATAAGAGATTTTTCATTACCTCTTAATTTCATAAAACGATTACTAATTAATCTAGGAATATCTAGAGTCATTGTAAATCGTTTACCAGTTTCAGCATCTTCGTAATTACAAGTCCAAGTATCAATATAATCTTCAGATGTAGAAGTATTTTGTGATTTGATATCAACAATATTCATTGGATGTGTGACATGCATAAAATGTGTAAACATCGCTACAATATCTGGATCCATATCGTATTGTTTGTTAAAATTAGCAAACTTAACTTTCTTCCAAGATTCATCCATAGAGTCGATCTTAATTTCAGCAGGTTTGATATCATCATTCTTTTGGAACTCTTCCACAAGTTTAGCAACAGATTTACCATTAACTTCTTTTGTTAGAAGTTTCTTTTGGGTTTCTTCCATTCTAGACTTACGGGCTTTATTCATCTTGATACCATCTTCAGATTGGAGATCAAGAAGTACATCTTTTAGCCATTCATTGTCTTTATCATCAGGATCGTTCTTTTCAAGAGTTTCCATAGCATCTTTAGTAGTGGTAGACTTGGAAGCTATTTTATCAAGCTTATTTACAAGAGCAGCTTTCTTAATTTCAGGGTCCTTGGTTAAACTAGGATCATCTAGTACACCCATTTTCTCTAAATCATCTTTTGTTAACTCTTTTGTACCACCAGTTAAGTTAGTTAGAGTGATACCACCCTTCTCTAATTTATCAGATAATTGAGCTACAATAGCTTGTCTAGAATCATGATTGATTTCTTCAACTCCAGTATATTCGCCACTTAGGATATTATTTGTAAGAGATACAAATTTGTTTAAATGATTCATATCCATAGCAGCAAAGTCTACTGTGAAATATCCATTCTCTCCAGTAAATAGAATAGTATAATCTTTCCATGCTTGTAATTTAGATGGATTGATTTTAGCAGTTCTATAAATGAATGAGAATGGGTTAGCAGAATTCTTATAATCAAAGATACTTGTATCAGGAACAGCTTTCTTCCAATCAGTTACTGGAACTACTATTGTCTTTTTAGTATAATTAGAGAATCTAGAATCCATAAGGAATCTATTCAAGAATGTGAAGAATACATCTAATCCTCTATCCCCAGTAAATTTAGTATTGTTCTTATAGAATATATCTGTATAGAATGCCCAATCATAGAATAAGTTTTTATTCTTATATAATCTCAAATCTGTAAATGAATATTTAAGATACTTTACTTCATTTCTAATCTTTTCGTAGAACTTCAAACATTCTGCCTGAGATCTCATTCTATTATTAAATAAGATTTGTCTAAAGATTGTAGTATAGTTGTAAGAACCAAATTTTGTAGTTTCTGATTCTTCATTAATAATAGAATCTACAAATTCTGGATATAAGAGTTTATGATATTCTTCACCAAGTTTTAACTCCATACCAGTCTCATTTAAAATAATATCATTATTAGAAGATACAGATTCATTCAATGCTAAATCTTTTAAAATAGATGGGTCATATGATTCATTATTAATAGAAATATCACCATCTTTATTGAGATCATTATTGATAATAAGATTTACATTCTTTTCAATAAAGTAAGAATTAAAAATCATATTGTTTAATTTAGCAAGTCTATTGTTTAAGATATTAATACTAGATTCAGTATTAGGTGTCATTAGATATACAATAGAATTATGAGTTCTATCTTTAAGATCTATTGGGTAGTAATATTGGCCTCGATATAATCTAAATGGAGTCAATTCATTTAAAAATATTGCCACGTTGGTATCCTCCTTATCTATTGTAAAACATTACCTTGATGTAATCCTCGCTAATAAATATTATGGTTGTATACTATAATGGTGATAAGATGAAGATATATGAATATAAAAATTTATATTCTTCTTTCGACTTATACTTATATGACTAAACTACTATAGCAAGATAACTCCCTTATCTTGTTATTGCCCTCACAAATCTTCATCTTATCAAAAAATAAAAGGGATTACAGCCCCATGAGTTATTCAACGCAATATAAATTTGCTTGGCCTAAAAACAACACAGTGTTTATCTCAATCAATAGATCATCATATAACTCATGATTTTTTCCTAGCATATATTAACTTCTTTCTTTTCCTTTCGAGGTTAGTATGTGCTCTGTAATCCCTTTTATTTTTTCTTTAAAATCATAAATTATTTGCATGGGAACAATATCGTAATTCAACGACATAGGCTTGAATAAAGTAATTAGAAAAGGTATTAAGAATATGGAAAGAACAAAATTCCTTAAAGAAATATCTTCTATGACTAGAGAGGATATAGATAAATATCTTCTAAGAAATTGCCATAGAAGAAAGAAAATTTATCCAGTATTGGTGTTGAAACCTTATTCAAAAAAGGAGAGTACTAGTGAAAGTAGCGGATCTAATAAAGGAGATTAATGAACAACGATCTCCTAATGATAAAAAAACTTATGATACCAAATCTCAAAAAGATGAATTGCTTATTATGAAAGCAATGCTTAATGATAAAGATTATAAGGTAGACGTGTATAAAGGAACTGGTATTGATTATACATTTTCCCCATCAGAAGTTATCAGAAATACTATGAGCTCTGTTATTGCAAATACTACAGGTATTTCTAATCATGAAGCACATCGTCTAATGGATAACTATGAGTTTAGAACTGGAGAAGCTAAGAATATGATTGAATTCTCTAAAGAGTTCATTAATACATATTTACAAACTGGTCGTAAACTTCCATTAGGTGGTAGAGAAACTTCCAATATTTCTTTATTGAAGAAATCCATAGCTCCAGGATATGTAAAATACCCAGTTAAGATTGGTGTGGATAAAGATGGTAATGCTATCTGTAAATCTAAAGATATCTTTGTAAATGGATATGATTCGGTAAAAGTCTCTGCTCCTTGCCCTGTATGGGTTAAAGATAAAAAATAAAAGAACTGTAAGTAATAGTAAATAAGTTTGATAAGATACTCTATTGAAAAATATTTAGATATATCTTTCTCAAAAGGAGGAACTAGAACATGGCTGAACTAGTTGGTGAACCCTAAAAAATAAATTTTATGATTAAATATAATATCAAACCGGATGAGATTTGAACTATCATATCTAATAAATATTTATTCATTAGAATTCTCCTTTCAGAGTATCATATCATCATAATTATTTATAAAAAAATAAGAAGCTCAAATAAAATTCTATTAATTAGATTTTATTTAAAGGAGGAAATAAACCCATGGCAGAGTTAGAAATCCTTATTAATCAATTTTATAATAAAATATAATATCAAGCCAGCGATTACCTGGCTGATTATATTGATTAGTAAATCAATCATAAGGATTACTCTCCTTTCTGAGCTTTCTTATCATAATTATAGTATATAATTATTTTACAGAAAGATAAGAAATCATTTAAAAATTATTTCTCAAAAATGGGGATAATACATGGCAGTAGTATTAATCTTTACTGATCTCTTATCTATAATTATTTATAAAAAAATAAGAAGCTCTAATAAAATCTATTAATTAGATTATATAAAGGAGGAAATAGGTACATGGCAGTACCATTAACAATCCCTATTAATCAATTTAATAATGAAGTATAATATTAGACCAGATGCTACCTGACCAATTATACTGATTAACAAATCAATCATAAAGATTCTCCTTTCCGAGCTTCTTATCATAATTATAGTATATAATTATAGCTTATTTACTAATGATCAAATATATCATTGAGGAGGTATATTTGATCCATTTGTGCTAATGATTTTAACACAAAAAAAAAGAGTAAGGGATTAACTCCCTTACTCTATTATTTTTTTTTAATGATGATCGCAACCACAATCACATCCATCATGATGATGGTGTTCATGAGATTCTTGAATAGGGTAGTTAGCATAATCAAATACTGTTAGATTATCATTAATCATATCATATGTGAGTTTGCACATTTGATCAGTATAATATTCTATAACAGTATCTAAATATTCTTGCATATTAACAAATAAAGGATCATTCTTACCAATAACAAATTCATATACAGATTTCTTAAATTGTTCGAATTCTTTATTTTTATTTTGATATCTAATCTTTATAATTTCTAAAGTTTCAGCTATTTTTAAAGAATCAAAATTGCTATAAGCCATATCCATTATAAGGAAGAATACGAAATCAATATTAAATGGATCAGCATCTTCAGCTGGATACTGTTTCAATAGTTCTTCTGTAAGATTACTAAAGCCATGCTTTTTAAAGACATTTAATGCTGTTAATCTAACACATAACATTTCATTTCTTTTCATAAGCATAGATAACCTACATAGTCTTTCACTCATAATACCATCTTGATTTAATAGATATCTAGTGTCTTTGATTCTTTTAAGATTGTCTTTGTATGTTCTAATAGTACCAATACCATTACCAACTGCTTTTGTTATAATATCAAAATCTTCTTTAACATTGACTTCTTTTGTTTCGTTATCTACTTCACTAATAAGACCAGACTCTGAGTCATCTCTTATTAGCGATTCTTTAAATTCCCCTCTATTAAGATCAATAAAATCTTTGTCAGGATAGGTTTTGAAGAATATTGTTTTATCAGCTTTATCAAGAGAACCAAATTCTTTTATATTTTTTTGTATAGAAGTATGATCATATGCTAAAGCATCTTGAAACATAGTTAACTTAGCATTAGTAGTTCTAGACTCTGGAATAAAATGCTCTTCAATATGATTTTTAATTTTATCCACAATCTCTTCAATAGTATAGTCTTTTTTCATAATAGTAGTCCTTTCTAGATGATACTAAAGTAAGTCTCATCTATATCAATTAGATTTAGTTTATGAGCACTATAAAGTGCTGCTTTGATAAGAGGTTTATGGTCACCTGCTACATCATTAGATTTAAGAGTAGTCTTATAATCTCCAGGGGAGATACTAACAGCTTGTTGTTTATAGTTGAATAGTACTGGAATGGATGGGGTTACTTCTGCCATTTTAAAAGTTATATTCCCATCATTATCTTTATGCATAAGAATACCAACTTTTCTTTGATCTATATTTAAACCACCATCATCTTTTTTAGTTTCTTTATCAATATTGATTAGAAGAATAGTATCTTCTCCATCTTCGGAATTAAATTTTCCTATAGTTCTAAATGGTTTAGGGCCTTTGCTAACAGTAAATATACTATCTCCAGATTTATCAAGGATCATCATTCTTTCTTCCATATCTTTTTCGTCTGGCCTCATATCTTCATATGCTTGTAGATACTCTCTAACAGATGAATGACCTACATGTGATCCTTCTATTCCATTTCTACTAATATTTAATGCAGCATAAGCTCCTGCTCCAATAATCAAAATCAATATACCAGATACTATAAGTTTCATATTCCTTCGTATTCTTGGTTTGCTTTCTAGAAACCCTATAAGGGAACTATATTTCTCATCATGATTTTTGATAGGTTTAATAGGATCAAGTTTTATCTTTTTATTATTTTTTACTCTCAGTAGATTTTTGTTGTGTTTATTTGCATCATACATAAATTGGCCCAATTCTATATTAGCTTTATATTTTCTCTCATTACTATATTCGGAAACATGCTTAAGCATATTTACTAAATTTTTATTTCTTCTCATTGCACCACTATCCCTTTAATTAGAGCTAACTATACAATAAAGGATTATTAATCTTAAAATGTCATACATTTTCGTCCATATAAAATAGACCGTATTGTTTTGACATAGACTCTCTCAATAATGACAACAAACCTACATTTACGATATAATATAGACTTGAAATTAAAATAAACTTAAATTACTGTAAATCTTTTCTTACCTCTCTTCAATTACAATAATACTGTTTATTTTATTTTCTAAAGAATGAGTGTTAGTATTACATTTTACGATTGTCCTTTTACATATATCTCAAGAAGAGGATCAATCCTCTTCTTGAACATTTCTGTGCTTTGGAAGATATTCTATCACACACTCAATAGACCAATTAGGTTTTAAATTAATTGGTTTTACAGATACTCTTGCTATACCATTTACAACGTCTGGTATCAAAATTCCACTGTATTCCAATCTACTTAAATATTCTGTATCGGGTTCTGTATAGAATCCATTTTCTTCCATTATTTGATTCCTCCTTTGTTTTTTATTAATAACGACTACTCAAAAATATAGTATATAATCATTCACCACATTAAAGTAATTTTCAAGGAGGTGATAGTATGGCATCTTTTAAAGATCATTTCGATTTAAATCTTCCACCAATAGTAGAGAATGATACTAACAAAATGGGGAATAATTATTGTATTGGATATCAAGAAATGAATGAATTAGCTGCTGCTAAAGGAACTAATAAAAATAGTTCACACTTAGCTATAGGAGTTGATGATCCTAATACAAATTATAAATCAGAATATGAGGATAAAACAACCTTTAATAAAAGATACTCTCATAATAAATTAAAAGAAGTAGATACAATGCCAATAGGATCTAATTATAATCCTGATAATGATCTTATAGAGTTAAGAACTTTTGAGCATAAAAATAATAAGACTTATATTTTACTACAAAAGAATACAACAGATCAAAGAGGTATTTATATTACAGATCCTATAATGATTACATATCCATATAATGAAAAATAATAGAGTAAGGGAGTAATTCCCTTACTCTCTAGTTTTGTTATTCTGGAATCTTGATTGTAGCAGATAATACTTGCTCTACAGTTGTCGGAACTTCTATAGATGCGGTAATATCTTGATCATAAAATGTACCAACAATAAATGTTGCATTCATATCATAGTCACCATTTTGTGGGTTTACAGCAGACTTAGATTGCAATTGAATATATTCGGTAGTAGTCTTATCTTCAGATTCTTTATTATACCAGAATAGTTTCTTTGTTTTCTTATTATACATAAGAACTTTAGACATCATGTGCTCTGGTATTCTACCACTTTCTCTCCAACTAGAATCATTATTATTTCTGATATAAACTCTATTACGTTCAAGGTGATATATTTTATCATCTTGAATAAATCCTTCTTGGGATATAATCCTAAATTTACATGGGTTTGATTGAGTACCAAAACCAACCTTAGATTCTGCAGTAAGCATATTTCTTACATTGAGATATTGCGCTGCACTCCAATATTCTGGAATAGCATTTGGTAATTCATATCTAAAGTAAGTATTGCTATTGCTATAATCTATAGAACCTCCAGGATTACATGATCTAGCTTCTATAAATGGAACACCTTCAGATGTTTTACCTCTAACTATTTCTAGTTGAACTTCTCCATCTTCCCAATTCATTCTTCTAAGATCATCACTATATTCAAGACCTTTTAAAATGAGCATTTTGTAATTAGGAGAATTATGATCAGCAATATTATTAGGGGTCATCTGTCCTTCTCTAGTACATAGATATGCCATAGCATCATACATCAAGAACAAAGGACCAGATTCGTGTTGTCTATCAGGACCTGCACCACCACATCTTACAACAGAAATATCATGCTGGATTCCTTTATCGTCTGTCATAAAACCTACTATCATAAAGATAGGGTCGTCATCGTCATCATAACCATTAAGACCTAATCTAATTTTAAATCCATTATAATATTCTTTTGATAAGAAAGCAGATGTTTCATAACTGTTTCTACTATTAATGATCATTTGGGATGCTTCATCAAATCTATATGCATTTCTTGCAGCAACTTGTCCCTCGGTATTTAAGTTTTGCCATTTATAAGTAGTAGGAATTTCATCATCCCAACAACCGCTTATACGATCCCAATTATCGAATACATCTTTTAATGAGAATCTAATACTTTTAATAGTCTCAAAATCCTCATCTGTATTTACTACTCCACAAACATGGAACTCATCATCATATCTTAAATTATTAATTCTACCATCATATTTTAGTATCTGCCCATCTTTACCTTGCGAAGTGTATTCTTTTAATTCTGGATGCATGGATACTTTGGTATAATCAAATATATCATTATACCAATACAAAGTTTTCAATCTAGGATTGTATAAAAAGATTTTCTTAGAGAAGTTTTTATTTTCAGAAACCTTCCCTATAGAATCCCATCCCATTGTTCTAGGATTAAATTTATATTCTTTATCTTCATATAATGAATAAATATTTTCATCTTTGAAGATACCTTGTTGTTCTATAATAGTAAATCTAGGCAAACCAGATCTACAACCGAATCCAATATGAGATGGTTCTAAACACATCTTTTGAATATTCTCATACATCTCATCAGACCAGGTAGCTGGTTTCTCTTCTGGGCAGGAGAATTCAAAAGTTCCTTGTGGTAGAATAGTATCAGCAGATCCATCATCAGACCAACCAGTTGTTGTAAATTTAAAATAATTCCCATCTCTTTGTGCAGAGATATATGCTATAGTATTACATTTATCGTCTGAACGGTCTGGACGCCAATTAGTAGGAAATGGGCAAGGCCCTACCTCGTCTGATAAATCTGTTATAATAAACTGAGTATCATTGCCCATATCATATATAAGACCCCACCAGAAGTTGCAGTCAAATACTGCTCCATAATAAGGAGTTGATTTTGGAAATACTTGATCACGTCGATAGTTTAGCCAAGCATCTCCGGTTAGATATGATTCTTGTCTAGTAATATCATGATTCCAACTATCAATAGAATTGAATGCTGTTCTAAATCTATCTCTAGGATATGTGAAAGTAGGATTTCCTATAATGAAATTATCTCCATCATTCTTAGGTAATACTCTTGCTGGGATATTATATAGGGTTCTTTTATATAATTTTTTGCCATTATAGATGAATGATGATATCTCATCTAATTTACCATTTAAAACATCGTTATGTTGTTCATATGTTTGAGGGAATGTGCCTGCACCTCTAACTAAAGATAGAGTGTGTTCTTTGCCAGCATCATCTACCATATAACCAATAACGATCATGAGATTATCATCATCCCAACCAGTATCAACCATTGTTTTGAGATAATAGTTGGCATAGTCTGGTGTTGGGGATATAAAACCTGCTGTAGCTACACCGTCTTCAGTGGCTTCAATACAGTTAGTGACTTTATTAAATCTCCAACCAGTTTGATTAGGATCAGTATATATTTTATAAGCAGGATGATCTAAATTTTGTCCTTCTGGATATTGATTTGGAGAACCATAGTTAGTTTTATCTAATAGCATTGTAGAGAATCTATCAAAATGAGCATATCTTTTCCATGTAGTAAAGATCTTTTCCATAGTATCAGGAATTTTACCCATTTCATCTTCTTTTTCATATTGGTCTGATACAATACGCTTAGGTAAAAACTCATCATGTTGATAGAGTTTCTTTTCTTCAGGATTTATTTTTAAAACCTGACCAGATGCAGAGAATCCATCATCATTATCAGTTAATTCATATAAAGAATTTAGTTTATCATTCTTTTCTAATTTAGTAGCTCTGCCTTGAAGATTCTTTATAAGATCAGAGTTACCTTTTATATATTCAGATTGTCTACCTTTAACTTCCTTGCCTATTTTTTCTAATAATTCTTTTAGACTAGGAGCAAGTTCTTGATAGCTAATCTTATCTTCATTATTGAAGGGCATATCGCTATTTCCCCCTTATTTAGTACTGTTTGACATATTAAGTAATCGATTACTAAGTTGTCAACTGGAGGTAATTACCCGTGTTTAACTCAGAATATACAATTACCTGGGATGAGATATCTCCTTCATTACAGTTATTATTTAAAACACTTCAATCTGAGATTGTTGATAATCATAATAAAATAATGAAGAATAGAGATGATATAGAAGAGCTTGATAAGCGAATTCTCATCTTAGAAAATAATGACCCATTTTCAAATCTTTGGCTAAATGGGCAACAAGGTCAAGTTGTTAAAATTAATAAAAAGGATAAGAAGTTATATCCCCATGATGAATGGTTAGGTCTTAGAGTAGTAGATAATAATGAAGATTTACAATCTATGAAAAAGACCAAACCTAATCTAATAAATACTATTAGAGATACATGGGAAGGATATGCTCATTATAACAAAACAGCTATTCCTAATATAGATAATACTCATTATGATAATAACCTTCAAGATGGACAAAATCTTGCTGGTATTCCTTATACAAATTACACTAATAAAAATGGTGCTTGGAGTATAGATAATCAAGGTATTATAACTTGCAATTCAAAGACTGTAATAATTGGTGGATTTAAAGATCCAAAAGCAATCTATTCTGACTTTGATTTAGAATATGAAGTTAGTGTGGATAATACATCTGCAATGGTCGGGATTTTATTAGGATTCTATACTGATGATAATGGGGTTCAACATACCTTATCATTTATCAGAGGTCCTAGAAATGATTCTACAAATAATATCGTATCATTTGCTATAGTATATGATTTAGGTAATGATACACAAGAAATTTTGTCTGATCATACTTTAGATATTTTAGATCCTAACTCTGCTCCTAATACTAAATTATATGCTAGAATTAAAGCTAGTAAAAAAGGAACCTTATTCAAACTTCAAACTACATTATTCGATCCTAATAAAGATAATATAGGAAGTTATGTGGGATTTGATTTTGAATTTAATGTATATACAGGAAGTTATACTAAAGAAGTAGTAAATAGTCTTTTAAAGATAATCAACAATCCAACACCTATCGGTATACTTGTTAGAAACACTACTGCTTCCTTTAAATTAATTTCTCAAAAAGGTATCTTAGATAATGATGATATTTATGATCTAAGTACTAACAAACACTACACTTATGATTATATTACTAACTCTTGGAAAGAAGAAGGAACAATAGATTCTTATCTATCTAATCGTATTTTCTTATATAATAAAGATACTAAAAAATTCTTCTTTTACAATTATCCTGGAACTTATACAGAGATGGATTTGTTCCAAACAAATATATTTAAAAATGCTACTGATGGTCAAGTTATCAAACTTGATAAAGCAAAGGGCAAAGCATATCCAAATGATGAATTCCATATTTTATGTGGATACTTAACTGCAATGGATAAAAAATATATTCAAGATAATATGGTTAGTGGAAAGATTCCTAAAGAACCTCTTTATGATTTCCAAAGTGGCAAAGTATTGGAATATAAAAATGCTAAATGGACTGAAGTCGGAAATATCAAAGATCGACTAGCTCCTAAAACATTAGTATACAATAAGATTCTCAAGAAACTATTCTTCTATAAAGAAAATGGTATTGGTGGGAATAATGTAGTCTATATAGAATTTTAAATAAATCGGAGGTTATATTTTGGCTGGTACTACTACATATAAAGAAATTTATAACTTAGCTAAAGCTGCAAAGGCAGATTTATGGGACTTAGCAGAAAGTAGAGGTAGAGATGTAAAACTCTACCTACACTGGACTGCTGGTGGATATTATACTAACTTCAGAGATTATAATATCTCTATCAATGCTGATGGTGGGTTATATTTATCTGATGATGATCTATCTGAAACTCTAGATCATACATACTATAGAAACTCTGGTGCTATTGGTATTACTATGAACTGTGCACATAATGCCACACCAGAAAACTTAGGAGATTACCCTCCTACTAAAAAACAAATTGATGGAATGGCTAAAGTGATCTGTGTATTATCAGATGCCTTGGATCTTTCTATTGACAAAAATCATGTATTGACTCATGGTGAGGCTGCTGATAATGAAGATGGATTAGATATTTATTATCCAGATTATAGTGGTTATCCTAATAATACATATGGTCCTAAATCTAACGTTGAAAGATGGGATTTGGAGTATTTAGGAACTGCAGAATCTCCTATTTATAACCCATATGATGAAACTGGTCACAGAGGTGGAGATATTCTTCGTGGTAAAGCAAACTATTTTAGAGCTCACGGATTTACCAAATCTGTATTAGAAGATAGAGAAATGCAATCCGAAGAGACTGGTCCTAATGGTAGACCTTATGCTAAAAATGATATTGATTATCTTGTTAAAGTTGGTTATACAAAAGAAGCAGCTATTAATCTTTTAAGCACTGTTGATAAATACACCAAACCATATGATCCAACTATGGTAGCACCTAATGGTATGGATTATGAACAAAATGATATTGATTATTTAGTAAATAATGGATATACTAAAGAATCTGCTATTGAGTTGCTAAAGACAACTTCTAAATATAAAGCATAGTGAGGAAAAGATATTATGAAATCTACAAATCCTAGATATATAACAAATCTTACTAAAGATCTAACCCTTATATATATGGAAGATAAATCTGGCTTGCCAGAACTCACTGATATGAGCTTATGGTTTAAAAATAATATTAAAGATCTTTCTAAAGTAACTAAAATAGAAGACTTACCAGATGATAAAAGAAAAGTATTTGACAATACAATTTATGCATCTTCTTTAAATGGGATATTTAGTGACTGTAAATTATTCAGTAATCAAACAGTTGACTCTATTATATCCAAAATCAATATCAAATATCTTAGTGATAAAAATGCGTTTATTAATACATTCGCTAGTTTGGAAATAATTACTAAACTAAATCTAACTGTATGGGATTTTTCTAATCTAGAAATTAAAAATATGAAAAATATGTTCTATGGTTGTAAGAATCTTAAAGAACTTAAAGGTATTAAAAACTTGGTTAACTCCAAAACAGTAGACATAAACACTATGTTTGCAGACTGTTCTTCTTTAGAAGAAATAGATATCTCCGATTGGGATACAAGTGGAGTAGAAGATTTCTCCAGAATGTTTGATGGTTGTTTCAATCTCAAAAAAATAACTGGGATTATTGACATGAAATCTTGCAAACAATATGCTGGAATGTTTGGTGTTAATCAAGGAACTGGTTGTAAGAATCTTAAAGGTTTAAAGATCAAAAACCCTCCTAATGGATTCTTCTTATCTGGTTTGGATAAAACTCAATATGAAATCATTTAAATAGATAAATAAGAACAAGCACTTTTTATAGTGCTTGTTTCTTTTTAAAAGAAAGGATAATATCACAATGAGTTTTAAATTCGATTTACAAACTTTTGCAAAAATAAAAAATCGTAGCAAAACTAAATTAATTAATACTAATAATGACCGCATTATATATGCATATACAGATCCAAGAGATCCTTCAGTAGTATTTATCGCATGGCTAGTAAAAAATATTGCAGATATTGGTGATATAAATTCTATGTCTGAATCCGCATCTCCAAATAAAGATTTTTGGAAACAAGATCGAGATGTAGAAGAAATGAATAGTGTATTTAGTTTAAATGGTAATAGTACTGTAGGTGTTCCTAGTGAAATTTTACATAAACTAAACAATGAATGGCGTAATAAAACTTTTATGGATATAGATTATTTCAATACTGCATTGTCTCATATGAAATTAAGAGATGATGCTATATTAAGCTACGCATTCTATAAATTAGGGAAAGCACCCTCTTGGACTCCTACTACCCCTACCGTACCAGAAACTCCTTTGAAATTAAATCTTTTAGATTTTGAAAGTGCGGCTAATATAGATTATTTAGTTTATGAAGCATATGTAAATATCGATCTAACAGGAATAGTTTTAAATCCTAGTGTTAAAACTTTAGACTATACATTTGCATGCCATGGTTATGCTAAAGGTATTCTTGATATAGATTATTCTAATATAGAACATGGCAGTCAATGGTTGCCATATGGATTCTATGAAGAAGCAAATCTTAAAGCTGTATTAGGAGAAGATAATAAGGTTATTAAATTCTCCAAACCTCCTAAATTTAAAGGACATTCTTCTTATGGTCTTTTATGTAACCAAGCTGGTAGTAATACTATAACTGATTCAGAATATATTTTAGATTTATCTAATTGGGACTTGTCTAAATTTGATCCTTCTTACGATCCTATGCATGGTGGTAGTAATCTATTAGAAAATGCCCACGTTAAGAAGATTATATTCCCAGAAGGAACAATATTTAAAATTAAAGGAAGTCAATTTTCTGCTGGTATTTCTACTGATGCTAATCTTAAATCTGTAGAAAATTTAGCATATGATTTTGATGGATTTGATACTACTGAAAATGGGTTATACTCTATGCAACAAATTCTATCTGGTGCTGATTATGAAAGCCTAGATGAAGGATTTAAAGTAAAACTTATAAACTTCCCAGAAACAGAATTGTATAGACTATATAAATCTCCTGATAATGGATATGATGGAGATGAATACACATTGGAGACATTCTATACTGATATTATAGGTCTTCCATTAAAACATATTGAATTTATTAATAAGAAATAGAATGGGGGATATTTATGTCATTCTTATTTGATTTGCAATTATTTGCTGAAACAGAAAATCCTCATACGATACAAGGCACAGAATTTGAATCTGGCCATACAGAAATGACTGCTTTTTTGAAATCATATCCTACTGGTTTTACTAAAAACTATAATAGATACGATGCTCCTAGTGGAGCAAGAGTTAATCTAACTCGATGGTTTTCTAATAATATTCCAGATATTAAAACTATTAATTCACTATATGATTCAATATCTCCATACAAAACATTTTTTGATGATAAAGTAGTAACTGCTAATGTGCTTAGTGAATTATTCTTTAAAACTAATTTCACCAATACAGATGAGATAAATAAAATCATATCAAGAATATTTACCCATAGTGAAGATTCATATAAATCTGTAGAATTAGAAAGAATCTTTATGGGTATTAATATGGATTATAATGAAACAAATAGTACCTATCATGTAAAAGAATTTCCTAATAATTTTAAATTAAAACCTAAACTCAATACTGAATTAGAAGGCATTACTATTAGATATTGTATGAATGATAATGAAACATATTTCTCTACAATTTTTGGTGGTGCATTTGTAGATGAGTTGGACGTTTCTGAAATAAAGATTAATAAAAATTTCAGTAGTGGTCAATTTGTAAACTGTTTATTTAGAGGCTGTATAGCTCAAAAAGTAAAAGGTTTAGAAACTTTCCCATTTGAAAACTATGCTTATACTACAGAAAAAACATTCGAAGGTCTATTTAATCTTGATAGATATATTGATAAAATAGATGATCCTGCATTAAAAAAGAAAATAAAACAAAGATACTATAATAATATCGATGTAGATAAAGAGAATTATGATCCAATATTTGAATATTGGAAGAATGATAAACCATTAGTAATCAAGTCTCTAGGTAATTTGATGACCAAAAGTGATGTAGCAGAAGACTATGATAGGGTAGCAGGTTCTTTTAGTGGTAGTAGAAGGTTATTAAGAACTTTTGCTAATGCATACATTAATACTTTAGAATTAACAAAAGATCTATATTTGAGATATTGCTATTCGTATGAAAGTATGTTTGAAGGAGCATCTATAAGAAATCTAAAAATAGAATCAAAGATAGGTGCTGTTAATAGATATATGGGCTCTTATAAAAATATGCTCAAATTATCTACTAAAGGCCCATTTAAATTAGAGAGTATAAATGTTACTTTTGTATTCCCTGATAAAAAATATCTTTCAGATCTTCCTAGATGGGCTAAGAGGGTAAAAGATCCTAATTGGCTTCCTACCGAACCAGATACTGCTAAACAGGCTGAGCTTATCAAAGATATGCTTCCTAATAAAGATGCAATATCTCCTGGAGCGTATCCTTCTAATATTAATATTAGACTAGTTAATTTTAATTTTGAAGATATGCTTAAATTTGTTCAAGACAATGGTTATCCAGAAATAACAACAGAAGATCAGTTATTAGAATTTATGGGTGGATGTCCTAGACAATATTTACAATTTGAAGAAAAAACAAGATCAGATTACATGACATCTGATCATGAAGCTCATGGTTCTGAAGCATAATATAATGGGTAGAGACAATGTGTCTCTACCCTTCCTTTTTGTGTTTCTTGACAATGAAGTAATGTTTCGTTGATATAAGAGATTACTCTCTTTTTATTTAAGATATAGGAGGATAGCAATATATGGCTATAGTAAATAATCCTCATGATATACATGATATAGATAAGCAGTATACGACTTGGACAAAATTAGCAAAGCAAAAAGGGATTTTGATATTTGGTTTTGGTGGATGGTTACTTTCTAGCTCTGCATATCATGCTGATGAATGGCTAGCTTCTGTAAGCGAAGGAACTTTATTTGACGATCCAATAGGTGGAAAGGTTTATGAAGTAAAAGCTAAAATGGTGAATAATATAAAAACTAACTATTTTGCCAATGTAGATTTTACAAATATGGGAAGATTTACAGAAGTATTTTTAAAAAATGATGATAAAGAATATTTCTTCCAATTTCATTTCTATACTATAGATGAATTAATCCAACCATATGATTCTGACAAAGGCCTTTTATATAATAATGGGTTATTTGAATTAAGAATTTTAGATGGAAATTCTCCAGCAGCAAATGTAGTGGACACTATTAAAGTATGTTGCAATAACAACTCATCAGGGTTCAGAAATAATGATGCCTCGAATGAAGCACTTCCTGAAAAATTTATGATATGCTATATTAATAGCGATAAATCTATAGGAATAGTAGAATCTGATAGAATATATCATTTAGATGGATTATATTTCTTTGCTGGATATGGAATGACTGGAAACTTTATCAATGTAGCTTCTAATAGTGCTACTCTATCTACTACTGAAAACAATACAGGGATTCCTAGATTCTATTCATTGATCAATGATTTGGAAATGGATAATTCTGTGACTCCAAATACATTTACTAGTACTTCATTGGTTAAAGTTCCAAAAGAAACTAATAACACAGATGCCACTTCTGCTCCTTATTTTTTCAATGATTCTACTAAACAAAGGAACGGTCTTAATGTAGATCCAAATAATACTGTTGATTTTGTAAAAAATATATGGTTTACCGCAGACGAATACCCAGAGTTAAAAGAATTTAATTTATTTACTAAATTTAGATTAAATACAGAGTTTATGATAAATATATACGGGCCATTCTATAAAAACAATAATACCAATAAGATAGTATCTAATAAAATAGAAACTATTGATATGGATACATTTAGAATGGATAACTGCAAAAGAATAACTGGTTTGTTTGCTGGATTAAAAAAATTAAAAACTATTAAAAACTTTGAATTTATGAAAGCTAATAAAGTAGAATCCATGACCAGAATGTTTGATGAATGCGATTCATTAGAATCTATAACGCTAGCTGGCGCTGTTCCTAACTGTAAAAATTATAGTAGATTATTTCAAATTAGTTCAAATTTCTATAAACCAAATACTACTTTAACGACTATAAATATGCAGCCTTCATTCCGTGACAATATCTCTAAAGTAGAAAATTTTGAATATGCTTTTTTTAATAATGGTGCATTAACTGCTATAAGAAGCTTATCACTAAATATGCCTAAATGCAAATCATTTGAAAGAGCATTTATGAATTGCAAAAAATTACAAGATGTAGATCTATCTGATATAAGCTCAGATCCTAATACTTCTGTGAATTTAGCATACATGTTTTATGACTGTAATAATATTACAGGCCCAGTAGATTTATCCAAAATCAGCAGAATAGGAGATATGAAAAATATTTTTTACTCTGCTTCTAAGCTTACGTCTATTAAATTTAAAAAAGGCGCATTAGATTTCAGAACAAATCCTCCTATTAATAGTAGAGGTGGAATAGTAGAAGATAATCTTACAGCGGCATTTAATAATTGCAGTAAACTAACTAAAATAGAAAACATAGAAGATCTAGACGCTCCAAATGCAATTACACTTAGTGACTTATTCTCAGGTATGGAATCTATAGAGTCATTATCCCTTCCAAAATTAACATTTGAAAATGTAATAGATGCATCCACATGTTTTGCTTACCAACGTAAGGTAAAATCTATATCTGTGCCAAAAGCTGTATTTGGGCCTAAAACAGGAGATATATCAAGATTATTTATTTTTGATACAGAATTAAAGACATTAGATTTTCCACCATTAACCAAACCTAATAATCCTCAAAACACTACAAATCTAACAAGAATGGTATGTGTGTTCTATAATTGTAGTAAATTAGAAACTCCGATTTATATATCTAATATAAACACTTCTAAGGTGAATACGATGTATGGATTATTTAGATTTGGAAATACTTTGGCTTCTGACAATCCTGTTGAAATTCACGGAATAGAAGATATGAATGTATCAAAAGTTAATGATTTCACAGAAATGTTTGGGGTTAAACTAAAAGACAAAACAACGTTAGATCTTTCTAGATGGGACGTTTCAAAAGGTGTTACATTCACAAACATGTTTTCAAGTTCTAGAATAAATAAATTCAATCTTACTGGATGGAATATGGCTAATGCTAGGGTTATGGACTATATGTTCTCAGCTACTATGATTACATCAACTGATGATATTATTGGTTTAGATGGATTGAATCTTACTAATGTAAGAAATAAAGTTGCTTATGATGGAAGAAATGGTGGGGGAATAAATGGATTATTTAACACTAATACATATCTAACAAGATTGGTCCCTCCTAATAGTATTAAAAATATTCCAAATATTGTAAGCTTAAGAGATTTTGTTAGCGGATGTAACAATCTTACAATTTTAGATCTTAATGGTGCTAATTATGGAGTAATCTCTGATATAGATAGAATTGCTAATGACTGTAGATCTTTAGAAACTATTGATTTTACTGGTATAACTTTTAAAATCAAATATGCTCAATACGCATTTATGGATTGTAGAGTACTTAGAGAAATTAAAGGCGCAGTATTTGATTTCGCAGATCTTGAGGATATTAATAATATTCAAGATATGTTTAAATATTGTAATTCTCTTAATGGGGTAAAGGTTAAAAATATACCTAATAATAATAAAGCTAAATTCGAACAAGTAACAGGTTTGAGCTCTTCTCAATATACAGTAGTATCATAATATGAAAGGTGAATAATAAATATGTATTTTAAAGAAGTAAATCCATTGAATGAATCATCTTATTCTATCTTATCTCTCTTTGGTGGTAATGCATGGTATCCAATGACCATGATCCAAAGTAATAAAGAAATTGCTAAAGCAAGAGATGCTTTTTTATCCAAATTTAAAATTCCAAAACCAGCAGAAGTTAAATTAGAAAAAGTATTGGATAAGATTTCTAATGGTGATATTAATAAACTTCCTCCTATCAATCTAATTGATATTGATGGATATCTCAATGCAAGACGTCGTATGGACGTTGCTATTAAAGGTTATAGCAAGGCTGCAAATAAAACAGTTATGGATACAGAACGGAAAGATTTCTATGGTACTATAACTTATCCGTTGATGAAAGAGATGCTTAGAAGCTATACTTATGATAATGATCATGTTACAGATGCTCAATATCTTCCATATGTATTAAAAGATAAATATCTTCTATATTTTACTTTCAATAAATCTGGTTTATTAAGCATTTCTTATGTAGGCTCTGATAACTATAGAGATCCTATGTGCCCTATTGCATTAGGACTAATTGTAGATGGAGAACCTGTTAAGTTTACAGTTTTTAATAAGTAAAAAATATACACTCCATACCCTTATTTGGGTATGGAGTAATTCTTCATTTATTTATATACTATAATAGTGAAAATAGATTTTTATTATGAAGCATATTTAATTCTTATTTTAACAAAGATATATTATTAACAGACTAAATTATTTTAAGAGGAGATGATTTTTATGCCAAACAAAATAGAATATGTGGAAAGATGGAGAAAGCTTATAGATAAAGATATTAGTGATCTATTTATAAAATTCGGAGCTGTGCTAAGCTATATTCAGCATACTCTAACATTTGATCAAGAAGCTAAAGATCCAGAACTAGTAAAAGCTAGTAACATGTCTAGATTAGAAGATGATAGAGAAAAAAGTAATAAAGCGATGTTCTTTATCCTATTCTATAGATATGATATACTAATGACTCTTATTGATAATAATAAAGACATTTCCGAATCAAAGGAAAGAGAGATATTTTCAATAATGGTCGATAATCAAAAACTTAATAAGTTTTTATCTAAAATTCATGAGGTTAGATCTAATAAAACATTAGATGATTTTAAATAAAGGAAAGTGAGGTACTATGTTCTTTTATAAGAATGCTGTAAATGTATTTTCAGATGCTTCTACCAAGATCATTAATCCTGGAACAAATAAGAATAAGTTTCTTACTTGTCCTGGATTTGTGACTACTATTAATGGTAGCATAATTAATGAAGGTTATGATATAGTAGAAGCTACTGTAAACTATGCAGAACTATATGCTATTCGTATGGGTATTGCAGATTTGCTTAAGTATAAAAATACTGATTTGTTTTTAAATATCTTCTCTGATTCCAAAATTTCTGTATTTGGTTTGAGAGAATGGTTCTTTAAGTATTATAAAAATGGTAGAGATTATACCTTGATGACAAACAATGCTCGTACTGGCAAAAAACCAGTTGCTAATCAAGAACTCATTTTAGATATTGTAAGAATGATTCTTCAAGCAAATGTAAATGTATCTATTTATCATGTACCTGGTCATATTCAAGCTAATAATATAGATAGCATGAATAAGTTCCACTACATGTTCCACAACAATAATTTCCCAGATAATCAAAGGGTAACAGTTCCTTTAGACACTGAGATTGAAATTGCTGAATTTAATAACTACGTTGATAATCTTACTAGAACTAAATTAAACCGTGCTATTAAGAGTGGTTCATTAGATAAATTTGATATCAAAAGAAAACTATATCCAGCTATCTGGTATCCTAAGCCAGAAGACGTAACAGACTATTTACACCTAGTACACCAGGTTAGGTAAACCTGTACTAGATTGTATACTATAATTATGAGGAGGTATTTAAATTATGGAGTTCTTAAGCAAGATAAATGGAACTTGCTCTAATCCAGTCGCTCCAGTAGAAGACCTATTCGGATATACAAATATTGCAGGAGAAGACTTCATTGGAGTAGCTCCAGATATTAGTATAGAAAGATGGTTCAATGACTTAATTGAACAATATGGATTAGAACAACTAGTTCAAATGTATCCTTATCAACCAATGAAAGTTAATAAGGAAACTGGTATTATAGAACCAATCAGTCCAGATTGTAATTATAATGCTAGGGTAACGAACTGTTTCCACGTTCTTTACCAACGACGTCGTGATAAAATGATTCAACAATCCGTTCAACAGGCAAGTCCTGTTGAACAGATTCCTTTCCAAAATGTGAATATTATGAATCAATCTTTTTTATCACAAAATCCAATTTTAGCAAGCGGAAATGCAATGCAAGTATCTAATAACACACAAGCTGCTATGAGTGCTAATTTACAGCAACCTATAGTCCAGAATCAAGGGTACTCGCTTAATTTACAATCACAGTTTGATAAAACAGATCGTGTAGAAAGAAGTATTGAGGTATTACCAGAGCATATGATTGCATCTGAGGACGATCCTGATTTAATAAGATTCAATCCTACTGAAGATATAACTATCAAACCTGTAGAGCAAGGGTCATTCCATCCAAATAAGAAAGATGGATATTATATAGATGATGATGGGTCTCTTATAGGTAAACCTTTAGAGTCTATAAATCCTATATTTAACAACCCTAACTATGGATCTTATTATAGTCAGCCATTTGCAAGTCCTTATCCAACGTATCAGCAGTCTTATCCGACTGGTATATTCCCAAGTAATAATTCCTATATTCCAACTTATAGATCGGTGAAGTGATGTTTGAAATGTTTGATAAAAAATATAAAGTCAAAACTGTTCAAGACAGTATTGATCAAGTACTTGCTAAAATGGAAAAAGAAGAGGCAATGCAACAAAACCCATCTATGTATGAACCACAACCTCAGCCAATATCTATGCAGCAAGAGGTTATGATGTCTATGATGAATGGGGGAAATCCAGCATTAGCTCTTATGAATCAACAGCAAGGGTTTAATGGTATGGTAGATTTTAGCAATCCAGCATCAGTTGGTAATATGCAAAATAATCTACAAAATGATCCTAACTTCCAAGCTAATCAGAATGCTGTTTTAGCTATGATGAATCAAGCTTTGGCAGCTATGCCAAATGTACAAGTTAGTCCAGCTGGACCGCCTCCTCCACCCCCACAGTGGAATGGGTATTCTCAGCAACCATTTCCTCAAATGGTTGGAAATAACTTTGCATTAAATCCTAATTTACAGCAAGCACAATACCAGAATCCTCTAGATGGTGTTGTTCCTGCTGATCCAAATGCATTTAATTCTAGTGCTAGTTGGTATACTAGCAATCCATTTCCTACTCAGCAAGGATTAGGTATGAATCCTAATGTTGGTGGATGGAATACAAATCCAAGTTACTACAATTTATATATGAATGATCCTTTTAATAGGGAAGCGTATATGAGATTTACAGAAGAAGAAATCCGATCTGGCCAGGGGTTTGTGGTAAAAGTAGTATCTAAAACTCAAGAAGAGATAGACAAAGAAAAACAACAGGAATGGCTTGATGAGCAAGAAGCTATCAGGAATCATCCTACATGGGAAGAGAAACTTAATCCAGACTTTAAAGTTGTTATAAAGACTGTAGATAGAGAACTTCCAGAGCATTTGAAAAAACAACAACAAGAGTCTCAGGTTGTTGAAGAAGAGGTCAAAGAGGAAGGACCTAGTCGTGTTATAATAGAATGCTTAAATTCCGAGATAGATATTCTTAAAGGTTGGTTATATGAAATCAAGCCTAAGGATCTCAACGGATTAGATAAAGAGAAAATCATAGTGCCAAGGCTTAGGAGACTATTCTTCAATAAACGCGATGAAGAAGCTTTGATGAATCTATGTAAAAGATTGCAAGTTTATAATCCTCCACTCGCAAGAGTAGTATGGGCTAAAAGACATCTAAAATATCGAGATGACTATCAGCTATTCATAACTGCAGCAGAAGATATTCTAAATGAATATGAGATTGCAGAAATGTTCGACAAAGAAGATGAAGGCTATTACGATTATAGAGTTCCTATGAGAAATAGGAAACTGCCTGAATATACCATAGATGAAAATGGTAAAAAGATCTTTGATGAAAACTATTATGAATACCATCCGTTCAGAAAATATACCGACGATACTTTTGAGTACGAGTATGATAGAGGAAGAGAACTTACAAAAGAAGAATTTAATTTGTTCTGTGAGTATGAGGAGACGTGCCTGGTATATAGCTTCCACCAATTAAGACTCAAGAACTTTTATGAAGTTAATAGAAGACTTCAAAATCTACCTCTTTCCTATAGCGTTGATAGAAAAGAGTTAGCAATTAGAGAAGAAAAGCTAAGAAAGCTTTTAGAAGAAAGCATTAGCATTAGAGAGAATGCTGAAGCTAAGAAGAAAGAAGAAATAGAGCAGCAATGCAAGAATAAAAGGGTATCTGATCCAAGAACCCTAGAAGAGATAGAAAATGAGTACTACAATAGATTTGATCCAGTAGAAGCTCATTATCATGAAATGCGGGTATTAAGAAAGAAACAAGAACAACAGTATGAGTTATATCGAGATATCTTCTCTTCAAAATCCCAAAAAGAATTTGATGCATGGTGGTATGGTAAGAATTCATCTCAGTATCAGCAAGAGAACCTACCTCCAGAAGAGTTACAGAGAAGACAACGTGAAGAATACGTCGATCGTATGACCGAAGCAAATATAGCCTTACTCTCTAAGGCACAAGTGATAGATCCTGTACAGATTACCAATAATTTCCGATATTGGCAACAAGCTGAGTTGCAAAAATTATTTGGTAATACAATGAATGAGGCAACCTCACTTAAAGATGTATTTGAGAAAGTAATTCCGCATGCATTATATGAAATCTCTTGTGAAAATATAGAAAAGCAAAGACGAGAAGCTATGAATAAATCATATAATCATATGGCTTATAAAAGAGCATTAATCGAACTTGCTAATAATAAAGTGCTCGCAGGCAATGATGATCCTAACTTCAAGCCAGGGCCAGTAGATCCAAGATTCGGATATCCAGCTAACTGGGTAGATCCTACAAATTCTAGAGAATATGAAGAACGTAAAGCACGATTTATGGAATATTGTAAAAACTCCATGGGTGTTAATATGCCTTTGAGACCTATTTATAGATAAGGTGGTGGGCATATGAATATCAAAGAACGCAATGCTTTAATAAGGCAATCTCTAGATGCTGCTAGGTTTGTTAACTTTGATTCCGACGTGTTTAAGTTTACAGAAGAGGATTGGGACAAAATGACCAAACCTCCCCTCACTACATACGTTCCTGCCCCTGTTATAGATCAATTAAGATCTATAGTAAACAATGTTAAACTAATGAACAATCCATCTAAAAAGTATGAATTGGTTAATGAATTATTTGCTACTATTGAATTAAAACCTCTAGCTTCCGGTACTAATAGAAGAACATTTTATTGTACCTATGATCCAACAGTAGTAATCAAAATAGCATCTGATAGAGTCGGTAAATCTGATAACTTATCAGAATTTACTCTGCAGAAGCTTATCAAACCATTCTGTACTAAGTCATTTGACGTGACACCAGATGGAGTTGTTGCATTGGTAGAACGTGTTGAAACTATGAAGGAAGCAGACTTTAAAAAAGTGTATGCTAGTGATGTATTCGATTTTACGTTCGAGATTCTTAGAAGAGGATATATAATGGAAGATATAGGAGGTAACTTCTATAAGAACTGGGGTATAAGATTCGGCTTTGGTCCTGTTATCCTAGATTATCCATATATATTCGAATTAGATTGGACAAAGCTAAGATGTAGTCATAAAGACGTTCATACTGGATATCTTTGTGATGGATACCTTGATTATGATTATGATAAAGGTATGTCAGAGATTATCTGTACCAAATGTGGTACTAGATATACGGCTAAGTATTTAGCCAGAAGAATAGAAGCTAAAACGTTATTAGAAAAGATTAATAGAAAGAGGGACAACGAAATGGCATTATTAGACACAGATTTCAAAGTAGTAATTAAAAGAGGCGATCAAATCGTCAAAAGATGTTATAATGAAACTGATACAGTTGTAGATAGTAGAACAAAACTTGGTGGTCATAAAGAATCCGAACAAGGGTTTGTTTTGAAATCTAATAAAACTGAACCACAAAAATTTACAGTAAAACGTAAAGTAGAAGATCACGATTCTAATCAAGATAATCATAGTCATGGTAATAAGAAAATGTATCCAAACTTTACTGATCAACCATTGACTACTGATAACTTAATCTTCTACCCAAGAAGTTTGAAAAATGATATCATCTTCTTCTTAAAGAAAATGGAAGATAAATATGGTGCTGAAACTGCTGTAAGATTAGCAGCTATTGTAGGTACTGTATACAATCCTATTGATCCTGACTTTGTGATTCAAGAAGCAGAAGAAGAAGAAGAAAAGGTAGACCCAAAGCCTGAAGCTCCTATCGAAACTAGTTATGATTTCGATAAAGGGGAGCTACAACCAAATGATGTCCAACCTATGGAAGAACTAGCTAAAGAAGCTATTGAAAAGATGGATCAAATCAAAGAAGAAGAAGAGAATCCACAACCAACTAGCTTTCCAACTGTAGCTCGCCCATATGAAGAAGTAAAGAGTATGAGTATTGAAGATATCATTACTGAATCTATCTCTAAAGATGAACTAGATATCTTCAAAGAAAGCGATGCTCCTAAAGAAAACCTATTTCCAGTAAAACCAATCTCTAAAGAAGAAGAGGAAGCAGCAGCATTAACTTCTAATACAGAGAATGTTATTAATGGTATTATTGGATCTTCTTTAGTAGACACATTAAAAGAACGTCAAATGGCAGAAGATCTTAAGCTTAGAGTTCTAGCTAAATTTGATAACCAACTAGTACCAGATGTAGATATTGATACTACTATTAGAAGATTGGTTAATGAGATTACTGAATTGATCAAAGATGATATTCAATCTATGAGTGAAACTACAGAAGGCTTGGAAGTAAATGTTTCCAAGACCGTAGACAATAGAAATAATGAATGCTTTAGCGTAGTAGTAAAGAACTTTACTAGCCCAGTATTCGATTGTACTATTTACCCAGCTGCTGCTGAGGAAGTTACTGACAAAACTGAAAACGAAGGTGGAGAAAAAGCAATGGAAAAAGCTATTTTTAATTTCTTAAGTGCAAAAGTAGATGAGATCGAACATGATTATTCTTCTGAGGAAGAAGCTAAGACTTCTATCGCCACTGCATTGTATGGTGCATTTAAAGATGAGTTTAAAGATAAATTCACTCCAGCTCGTATGATGGAAATCTGCAAAGAGTATGTAGATAATTATGTAACCTTCAATAATGATGAAGAAAATACTGAGGAAGAAGTTCACACAGCAGCTGATGAATTATAATTTCGCGAAGGGTGATAAAATATGATTAATCAGCAACCTCGTTTTAATCAATTCTTAGAAGGCGTTCTGTATGGTTGTAATGATGCAGGTAGTATTCCAGATGCATTAGCATCTGGATATGCCGTAATAGCAGTAGTAGATATAGAAGAGGCCTACAAGTATGCTAATATACCAAACTTAGCAATCATGTCTAATCTACTACCACCTCCAGAAGCAGTAACAGCTTATATTGATGGAGAAGCAGCAATAGGTCATCAAATCTATTATGAGTATTTATCTCATAAAGAACGTGAGTCTACGATGGTTACTATTTTACAAGCATTGTATGGTCACAGACCAAGTATCAGATTTAGAAACTTCTTGATTTATACAGATTATGAACCAGATGTAGAGTTCAATATTCTATATACTCTAGGAGAGTTCTTTAAAAATACATTTGGTATTGTAATGGCCCCATATAAACAATCTCATGCATACAATATTGGTACTGATCAATTTGATTATGTGATTGCTAACTTATTATTCTCTAATGGTAAGATTAACAAGTATGAGTTTGTGCGTATGCTTCCACAAGATGCAATGCCTACAGATATATCTTGTAGTATTCTATTATCTGATATTAACTATCAACCATCTGGATTAGAAGATGGGTATAGAATTGTATGTAATTATGTAGCTCAACTTAGAGAAGAGATTACATCTAACTTTATCAAGAAATCTCCTATCATCCAATTGAATGATAAGTTGAATAAAGAAGTAGAGCAAAGTATTAATAACAAGATTTTTGAATCTCAATCTAGATTTGGTAATAAGTAAAAAGATGAAGAGAACTCATAACGAGTTCTCTTTTCTTTTTTGTTTGGAGGATTAAATTATGCCTATAGTTAGAACTGAAGAAGAATTAGAATATGCAAGACAACTTATTCTAAGTGATTTTATGAATTTTGGTTGGTTTAAAGTAGAGAACTCTAATCAAAAAATAACTAGAGATCAATTAGAATCTATCAAAGCTGGAGCTTATCAAGATATGTATGGAGAAGTTCAAGCATTCTTTATAGCAAAGGCTTTATTGGATAATAAACAAAAATCCACTGAAGTGGAAGAAGTTACAGAAGAGATGGAACCATTAGAATATTCTGTAAAACAAGAAGTAGTTTCAAAGAATTATACTGATGAAGAAGATAAAATACAGGATAATAAATTTGTCACATATTATCTTGTAACTCAACAATATAAGAGTGGTGCATTCACTGGAAAACATCTTCCAACTCAAGATGATATTGATAGAAGTGTTGCATTGAATAAGAGTAGTAAATTCTCTTATTTATTCTTAGATAATAGATGATATAATCATATACTATAATCTTGAATAGAAGAAAAGGAGTGTGATTATATTGAAACTTCAATTCATTAATATTAATGATATGAGATTGTTGGAATATGTAAAGGATAAAGTAAGAGTAGAGAATGCACCAGTATTTAATTTCTATTCCATGTTGGATTTTGGATATAGAGTGGAAGCATTGAAGCCTCTTCCTAATATTATGCAGTATCTATCGTATGCTAATTCTTTTAATGATGATAATTATACAGTTCAATTTGATAAGGCTTATGCATATCAGATTCTATATAATGAGGCATCTTTCTTAGATCTTATGAAAATCATTAGTATGGTAGAGAATACAGAAACAGTTATAGTTGTAACCAATCATTCTCATCCTATAGTAGAAGCTATTGTAGACTCTCTTATTAAATTCATCCAAGAACGCTATGCTCTTCAAAGTTTTATTATAAATGATTTAGATGATATCGACCAATTTGCTACATCTACTTTTGAAACAGAAGGTGGATATTTAAATTATATTGATGATCTTAAACGTATGGGAAGATATTGTGACCCACATCAATTATTAGAAGAATCTGAATTTTATATTTAAGGAGCATATATGGCTATATGGGAAAAGGATAGATATGTTGCTCCATATGAGTGGCTTATAAATAGACACTTAAGAGAGTATGATTTATCTAAAGCTAATATAAGTCTCTTATTAGAATATGGATTCATAACAAAAAAGAAGTATGATGAAATATTTCATATGTCAAGAGAACAAAGGGAAATAACAGTAGGCCTAATGCAACGAGACGATCCTGAACTATCTAAAGGTTTGTCTAACTGTTTTAAAGATGCAAGAAGAAGATTCTTTGAAATAAATCAGCTAAATCCAGATAATGTATTATATATAGATAAAGACTCAATAACCACAATAGATACTGAGGTCCCATATACAAGATTATCTAATAATCTTGAGTTTAAACTAAAGAATGAATACAGTAGTTTTTATAGATTACAATTTATAGATTTTCTATATTATTGTAATGGAACTATCGAAAGGTTTCGTTTAAAAGGAGCTGGAAAACAAGTTCCTATTAAACATAAAAATCATTTAATGCAATTCTTATTGGCTTTAGCGTATACAGCTCAAACTGATACAATAGAGAATTGTATATTAATGGTAAAGGATTTCTATCATCAGTATACTCATAGAATGTTAGAAACCAATTTCTATAGAGAGTTGAATAATCGTTGTATGTATAAAGTGGTAAATACTGGATATCACACCTATTATACAGATGCATTAAATAGTATCGGATCTGAATTTATAGATATATCGCACAATGCTGATATTTTAAGAATTCTTTATAGAATCTTTACTACTGAATATTTTTCAAAAAGATGAGGCTATGGGAACTTAATCCCATAGCCTTTTATTTTTTATCATTAGTATTGATAGGTTTTTGTTGATAAATGACACGATTGTTTCCAGCTGCAAGAAGAGTAATATAGATAAAGCATTTACTAGATAAGATACTACCTAATCTATCATTACCATAGTATAGTTCTAACTTCTTTCTAAATGCTTTAGACATGTTAGAAGCTACACTATCTTTAAGTTCTTGCATTAAAGCAATTTGTTCTTTTTCTGAAACATAATCGTTCATAATATTTGGATGGAAGAATCCTACGTCTCTATTATAACATTCTTCAATATATAAATCTAATATCTTATCCAATTCTTTGAATTGATCAAATTCTATTAATTCTAATAACTCTTTTTCTTTTTTGTGATCTAAATATTTATAAGCTAAGGTTAAGATATATAGAACAGTTGCCCATACAAATGGGAAGATATAATCTCCACTAATAAGGAAGATTATAATAGATGCTAATAAAATATAGATCCCTTTATGATCTAGTATATTTTTTATAATAGAATCTGTACCAATTCTTATATTTAAGAATAGGTTGTTAAAGAACCATTTTATATTATTTCGAAAATTATCATATTTGGAATAGAATTCAGCCATAGTTAAATTACCTCTCTAGTGTTTAGTCTGTTAGTTCTTTTTTAGTATACTCCCAAGCATATAAGTATGCTATTTTATTATCCCCATACTTATACATAAGCGGTTTGTCTTTTGCTTTACCAACGACAATTTTACAAAACGCTTTTATTTTAACTGGGTTTACAACCCATAATTCTTTAGTATGGTTCACATCTGGGACTTGTGATTTTGAAGGATGTATAATTTTTAGGCTATTCATATCTGCTGGAGTATGAACGTAAAATTCTTTACCCTCAAGATTTTGAGATAGAGCTATTAAGCATCCATTAATAGAAGAGCTAAAACAAACTCTTTTAGTTGTAGCATCTTCATAGCCATTATCTGTAAGGAAATTTTTTGGAACTCTAGGAGTTAAAACTTTTCCATCCATATTATCTTTCGATACAAAATATATCTTTTTATATAGCGCCATTATTTAAATTACCTCTCTAGTTTAGTTGACCAATCATATAGTTTATCTCTTAGTTCTAAGAGCTTACTTGCTTGTTCTTCCTTAAATTTATATTTACCATCTAGAGAGTTGTTTAAATACATCATAAGCTTATAAGCTATATCTCTATTTAATCCATTAGGATATCTTTCTAATAGAGACCACCATTTACCAAAGATCATTTCTGGATGAACGTATAAGTATTTATGATGATACATTTGGTGGCATGTTTTACAAAGCATTACTACTGGAATATTATTTTGGGTATGCTCATATCTTAATAGATCAGATAAATCAAACTCAGTAATAGCCCCATAGGTATTTAAAATATGCTCTGTAATAATAATAGCAATATCATAGATATTAAGCATGCAGTGATGCATTTCTAAAGATGCCATCTCTTCACCCTCATCATTACCTGCTGTAATATTAGGATGGAATTGACAACAATCCAAACCAATAGAATATAGATATGCTTTATAATGCTTATAGGTTCTACTGTGTCTAAATTCTCTAATAGCTGAATCTAGAAATGCTTTATATTCATCAAGGTCATAAGACCCTTCTTTAGTTAATGCAAATTCTACTGCATACTCTGAATTTGGAGAGGTTAAGAGCGGATTATGCTCTGCATTCTCTACAAATACATTTGGAAATACATTTGTCTGTGTATACATTCTGTTTAGCTCCCTTTATAATACTAACGGAATTATTTGTATGTTGCCCGCTGCAATTAGGACATATCCCTATAAAACTGCCCATCTCTGACATTAGATTAATTTTATAGGAATTTAGAAAGGAGAAGCTACTATGTCTTTACCTTTTTCTGAGGCTAAATTGACAACTCAAAATCCTTTCATAGATTTGGTGTTATATAATCTTAAGCTATTGGCCTTTAATTCAATTATCAAAGACCAGGCTAAAGCAGATAGATATGAAACTACTGAGTCTCTAAGGAATGCATCTTTATATATTGCATGCATAGAAAACCATATCGAATTAGATATGTTTAAAGGCATTCAATATCCTAGAGATTTATTAATAAAAGCTGGGTTAGATGAAAAAGAACTTTGGGTTTATGAAAACTTCAAAGATAACTACTATATCCCAGATGAATATAGACCTAAACTTACCGAATTATTAAGACAATGGTTTATTGATACATATATGGATGATAAGGAGTTAAATCCTTATTATCGAAATCTTGTCGGATATCCAGCCATTGATCAATGGGGTATTCCTGTAAGAGAGTTTGAATATATGTTCCCAGATTATCTAGAATATGATAAGACTGCAACATATATGCATGAACTTTCAAATGAAGTAATTAAAGAGTTATCTGGATTAGGTATTTTGGATGCTATCCTATCCCAATATCCAGATCATAAATATCTTAAATACAAAACTTATGGTATTAATATTTATGAGGCTAGAAAGAAATTAGACTTCCAAATATTGTGGTATCCAGAAGGTTCTGATGTAGACTATAGTGTTACTGAAGAATTCTTATTAAAGTATACTCAAAACCGTAAGTTTATGCTAGAAACAGTATACTCTTATGCTATGGAATTAGAAGAGAAGAATTATCATGATATGATGATTATTTATCTCATCATTTCTGTATTAGTAGATATACTTGTAGATATTCAATCTCATATTATCAAGAAAGATATTCTTGATAGACGTTGTATTGAATTCATCTTCTCTATGTATGGTGTTCCATATTATAGAGTAATTCCTATTGAATATCAAAAATCTTTAGCTAGAAACATTCATTCATTGTGCAAATATAAATCATCCACTACTGAGATGCTTAATATTATTAAACTCTTTGATACTAAAGATAAATATGGTATTAAGATCTTTAAGTATTGGCTTCTTAAAGAAAGAATTGCAGATTCTTATAATGGATTTGAATGGAAATCTAAGAAAGTTCTTAAAGGGAATTATAACCAAAATATCGAAGAAGAGCATATTACTGTAGACATTACAAAATCTCCAGAGCGTCAAATTATACCACATGATATTCTCATGTATAATACAAACGTTAATAAGAATATGGGCAAGAAGAACATTCTTCAATCTAAAGAATATAAACCTTCTAATTATAGCTTAGAAGCTAGAAGAGCTGCTGCATCTACTATTGCTGCTATTAAAGGTATTAAGTTCGACCTTACTTTATTTAGCGATGCTTTAAATACTACTTCTGGTCTTGGTTATGCTGCTATTAATGGTGCATCTCTATATGATATTGGTGGTAATTTAACTTTAAAGAACAAAGAAACTAAACAAGACTTCAATGCTTCTATTAAAGTAAAGACTGCTTCTTATGTAAACCTTGCATTCCAAGAGATAGTTGGTAAAGATCTAACCTTTGTTCCTAATCATCTTGGTTATGATTTGAATGGTGATCTATTAGTAGATTACAATGGTGGACAATCTAAAGATATCAATGGTCATTTATATTTTGATTATATTGGTATAATTCCATTCCCATTTGATTACTATCTTCAAAAAGGCAATGTATTATTCGTTAGATTAGAAGATAAGTTCTTAGTTGAAGGTGTAGATTATGAGATCTATGATTATAACAAAATAAGATTCTTTAATGAGATTCTTGATGGTAAAAAAGAAATTACTTATGATTTCTATTATGATAGATCTACAAAAGATACCAAATTCAATGTAGATAAATCCTACAATTTCCAAACTAAAGTTAAGACTTATGAAGGCGCTAATTCTATTAATCTAGGAACTTTACCATTTGGTGATTTCTTCTTGAAAGAAAATCAATTAATTGTAACAGTAGACTCTGTATTCTTAGCACCTAATACTTATAGTATAGACTTAGCTACAAATGTTCTTACTATTGATAATAGAATAGATACTGTTGGTAAGAAAGTAAATTGTATATTCATTTATTCAACTTATTCTCAAGCTAGATTCTTTAAATCTACTACTATTACAGAAACTGATAATCAGACTAAGATATATATTGATGAACCATTCAAAAACTATTGTTTGAATGGGAATACTTTCTTTGTAATGATTGGGAAGCGATTCATATCTAATAAAGAATATGATATAAATATCTCTGAAATAGATGGTGGCTCATATATTACTCTTAAGAATAGCAATCTTGAAGCTGGAACTGCTATTGACTTTAACTTCATTTATTCTACTAATGCTATTAATGAGGATATTGAATTAAAGCGTAAGGTAATTAAATTAAAAGCTACAACAGATTACCAAAATGAGTTTAAGGTAACATATCCATTCAAGAACTATGTAGCTACTAAATATAAACACTATGTAAAATATTTAGATAAATATCTACCAGATGATTGGTATAGTATTACTAATAATTCACTAGTCATTGTAAATGATACTCTTGCTCTTCATAAAGATGATGAGTTAGAATTAGAATTGGTTTATATTGACAAAGATAGAACCAAACCAGAATTTAGTAATATTAAAGTTGCTATTACTCACTTAGTAGCAGGAGCCGATAATCAAGATAGATTCCCTATTACCTTCCCAGTAGAAAACTACTTTACAAAAGGAAATAAAGTATGTGTTGATATTGAAGGCTCTATGCTTACAGAAGGGGTAGATTATACTGTAAATTATAATAAGAAGAATATACGACTACTCAAAAAGAAACTATTCTTGAAAAAAGGTCAACAAGTAAATATTACATTCTTCTTTAATGGAGTTACAGAAAATACTTTGGTATTAAGTGAAGAAACTCATAAGATCTTTAATCATGGAGATCCTAAGTTTAATATCAACTTCCCATTCTTCCCTTATATTCAAACCGATCAAGGATTTATTACCATTAGTGAGAACTCTATTCATTCTAGCGATGATATGGGTCTAACTAATCAGTTCCATGTTACTATGAATCCTAAGATGGTTTCTAATGCAGATATTAATGAGAACTTCTTATTCATTTATAATAAGCATTATATCGATAATCCTAATCCAGCTCTTACAGTACAGACTTTAGAAAGTCCTATAAACGTATCTTCTGATGGATATATGGATATCAAAGTACCATTCGATTATTACTTTGAAAATAGATGGCCATATGTAGTTATGGATTCTTATGGTAATACTATAGATGAATCTGAATATAGTATCTTTAATGGAAGTTTCTATTTTACTAATCCTAAAAATGTATCTAAATATGGAGACAAGATCTATATTAAATACATTTACAATACGAATGGATCATCTACAGTAGGGTATTCTTATGAAGAAGATTATGCTTCTACAACAAATCTTAAATTCTGTAAGATTCCTATTGATAAACTTTACGTTACTGATAGAATGAAAGATAGTTCGAACTATAAAGATTATGATGTGATGGTTAAAGGTGATGGTTGGTGGGATGGTGTCGATTATAAAGATAATAATCATCAACTAGTAAAAGATGCTATCTATAAAGAACCTTGGAACTATGCTAGAACTAAATACTATGGTATTAGCCAAATGATGGACGTTTCTGCATACTCTGCTCAAATGAGTTATTTCTATAGCATGCTATATGATGATATCATGCTTGAAGAGAAATTACTAGTTAAAGTTCCATCTATCTCTACTTCTCACCAATTCAAATTAGCACACTTATTTATCTTTATGACTTCTTTGACTTACATGTTTAATGGTATTGAAGATTTCATTATTGATAATCCTGCTAAGACAATGCTTGTTCAAGGATTTAACTTTAGAACAAGTTTAGCCGATCTAAAAGAATATCTAAGAAAGAAGCACAGAGAAGAAAAAGAATTCCCTATCTGGAACTTCATTACTCCTAAATCACAAATTAAAGATTTAGCAGAGTTCATGAATATCTATAAAACAAATATAGAAGTTCGTAGAACTATTTGTCAAAGAATGATCGATGCTCAGGATTGGGAAGAATATAAAGTATGGAAAGATCTTTATGATTCTCTTATGACTTGGAAACTCACTATGAAATATTTTACTTTGAGTAATGGTGAGATTGCCAAGACATATACTGAATTCTTAAAAGATAAAGATTCTGTATTATATGATACTCTTAAAAAGGTAGATAAGATTATCTCTTCTGATGAAAAGATCGATACTATTACTGGATTGATAGATGATATCATTTATATCCTAAATGAGTATATGGGTGATATGAGATATATCTTTGATGGATATGCTGGTCATTCTGGTACTGAGATTATGAAGTATATTATGCTCATGATCGAATTCTTTAAATCCTATAAGATTGTATTCCTTACAAGAAATACTACTATGGAAATAATCTGGGGTAAAGATAGAGATGAAGATACTACTATCAGACCTAATGATATGGCTTATATCAAAGAAATTGATAAACGTCCTGAATATTATCCATTGGTAGAAAAAGTTCTTGATACAGAAGTCAATCATGTAGATGATAGATTTGATAAAGTGCCTTGGATGCGGGAAGATTTAGTTATTAATTACAATAATGAACGTAAGTATATTACTATAGATCTTCCAGGCTCTTCCTATTTGTGGTCTGAAATGATTACAAAAGAAATTGATGGTACTGTAACAGCTCCTAGTAGAAAAGACTTCTCTATGGATATTATCAAATCCGATGTATTTACTTATGTTAAGAATCTTTTAAATAAAGATATCTTGACTGGTAGTTTAGCTCCTTTTGCATATGAAGTATCTGCAATCATTACTGGTGATACAAATGTTGATAAGAAAACTGATGACGATTCATTTGTTGGCGACTTAGCATTCATTGGTCAGGATTTAGATCCTATCGAAATTCCTGGTAAGTTAAAACTAGGTACTACTTATAAGGGATGGACAATTAATCTTAATATCGCTGTAAATAATGAATACAAGGATCTTTCTTATTATATGCAAAAGACTCTTAGAGATACTTTGGCTACAGAAACTGTATTAAATAACACTATTAAATCAGATCTTGGATCTATTGATAAGGCCCATAATATCGAAGGAATGTTTAAAGGCTGTAAGAGCCTAGCCAATATACCTGGGTCGGATATTATTCATATAGATACTTCTAAAGCTACATCTGCTCTAGATTTATATGCTGGTTGTAGCTCTGTTGGTACAATCGATGCTAGTTGGGTAGATACTACTAATATTACTACAGCAGAAGAAGCATTTAATGGTTGTTCTAATGCTATTTCTATCGATATCTCTAGCTGGGATACATCTAAGTTTAAAAACATGGCATACATGTTTGAAGGTTGTACGAAATTAGTCAATATTGAAGGTATATTGGATATGAGTTCGTGCAAATCTTATAGAAACATGTTTAGCGGATGTGATAACTTAGTTGGATTGAAAGTAATCAACCCACCAGATGATTTTGAAGAAAAGACTGGTATTAGACATGATCAATATACAGTAGTTTCTAAAACATCTATTGATAAAGACTTTAGATTATCTATTATGATCAATAATGATTATAAAGACTTTACAGGATACTTTGCTACAAAAGATCCGGATGCAACTATGAGCACTATTCCTAATAATATCTTAACAGAGTTTAGAGGTTCTAAAGCATCTAATGTGTCTAGAATGTTTGAAACTTGTTCCTTAACAGCAATTCCTAATCTTAGAATCGATACTTCTAAGGTAGAAGATTTCTCTAACATGTTTAACTGGAGTACTAGTATAGCAACAATTGATACTACATGGATTGATACATCTTCTGCTACCAATATGAATGGTATGTTTGCTGGTACTGGTATCAGAACAATAGATATTTCTAGATTTGATACTTCTAAAGTTAAAGACTTCGGATACATGTTCAATAGATGCGATTATCTAGATACAATTACTGGTATTATTGATATGAGTAGTTGCACTAATTGCGAAGGAATGTTTGCAGATTCTACTAAACTTAGAAATGTAAAAATCTTTAATCCACCTCTAGACTTTGCAGAAAAATGTGGATTATCTAATGACCAATATGTAATAGTAAAATCTAAATAAAGTATGGAGGAATATTAACGTGGTTAATGATAAATACAAAATCCAGGAAGAGGTTATCTCTAATTCTGAAGAATTAGTATCTTTAGTAGAGGGCCATCCTAATGGATTAAAAACAGAAGTTATTATTAGAGATCATGATACTGGGTTAGAACTATTCCGTGGTAGTAATAAAACTCTCATCTCTGGATCTGAATTTATTGCAATGCGGATGTTTGATCTTCATGATAAATCTTTTGTAACTCCTACATATAACAACCGTTTACAATTAGAAAATACAATCAATAATCCTAATCAAGAAGAGATCTTGAATAACTATTTTGTTCATCTATTCTGTTTAGGCACTTCTGGATGTAATCGTGAATCTGCTTTAAAATATGAAGTAGATAATAAGAAATGGATTGATCCTGCAGACATGGTACCATTCCAATACGTTCCTGAAGATAAAGATCTTGATGCTGATCAACGCCAAGTATACTTTGGTCGTAAAGCTATTAAAGATAAAAAGATGGTTGCTTATTACTTTAAAAAGTTTGATAGCGATCCTACAGAACGTAAACAATTAGAAGATGGTACTCCTATTGATGCTACAATTTATGATGATCAATCTGAATTACCAGCACAAATCATTGTAGAAAATACTTTGGTTATTACTAAAGATGACTGCCGTGATTACTTTATTAATACTACTGGTATTAATGATGCTAGATTCAATTGCATCAGCTTATGCTTAGCATATAAAAAAGAAAGCGAAGATGGATATACTTACTATCAAGATATTCGTCCAGCTACTAGAATCAACTTCCCTAATAAGTTCCTAAATGACTTAGGTGCTTCTTGGGATATTATTTACCGTATCTACTTCTAATACACAAGAATACCCCATAGGATTAATTTCCTATGGGGTTACTTTTATCAATCATCGGACTAAGAAGTAAATTTGAAAAGGACGGTGAAATATATGAGGGACGCATTAAGAGAGATGATTAAAAATCTCGCTTTTGAACGAATCGAATCTGATAATGAGGAGTACGTCAAGTATAGATCTTTCATAAAGAAAAACCCAGAAGATGAGAATTCAGATTATATTATTGAAAGTAAACCGTTAGATGAATATGTAGATGATATCTATACAGCTATAGATATGGCTTTAGAAGAAGAGAAAACAGAAACTATTACATGGGCTGTGATCGTATCATCATCTATAATTCTTTGTGTTCTAATTTATTCCCTCTTATTTTTATAAAAAGAATGACCCTACTGGAATTACTCCAGTAGGGATCATTTTATTTTTCATATCCAAAGATTTTATTAAAACCATATTCTTCCATATCAAATACTTTAACAGTACTATCATGGAATGTTTTCATTGATTTAAGCTTAATAGTTGCTGGAATTACATAAGTTGCAACACCAACATTTTTAATACCTAATCTAGTGAATAGATTACCAGCACACTTATTACAGATGCCTTTTTCAGATTCGCATAGACCAGAATATCTAAACTTAACAGTCTTACCGATATATGAGTCTCTATTATCAGAAGTAAGTTCTACTAATCTACTTCCTTCAACAATATAACTGTACATCCAGTCATCAATATTGTCTTTTGTAAGAGCTACCTCTTTGAAACGTTTTGTACCACAATCGGAACCTTCATCTAGAATAGATAAGTGTTCTAATGCTTTAACGAATATCTTTTCCCATGCACCACCATCGGCAGTTTTCTTAGCACGAGCGTAAGGACCACCAGTAAGAGAGTCAGCAAATGCTGCATATTCTTCTGGTTTGATACCAGTAGTTAAATCAGATTTGATTACAGTATATTCACCATTAGGATTTAATGGGTCTGGGTTTTTAGATGCACCCTTCATAACAAACATGTTTTTGAAGTTATTGTTCCAATCAATTTTAGCACCAGAATCTATCATATCTACAGATGGATCATCTTTAAGAAGCTTCTTACATTCTTCTAGCAATTCTTTTTCAATTTTTTGAGAAGCCACTGGATCATGATCATTTAATTCTTTTTCATATTTCTTAAAGAGCTCTTCTTTTTTCTTAGCAATAGCTTTAGGAATACTCATCATATTCTCTGTAATAGATGCAGATAAGATATTGCAATATGGTTGGAATTTCTCTGTTTTCATAACAAGTCTCTTTAATGCATCTAATGGAATCTTATCCTCCATTACTGCATAAGAAACTTGTTTATTAATTTTTTTAAAGATCTTATTTGTAATAGGTTCATTAATATAACCAAATAATTCAAATAAGTCTTGTTCAATAAAGGCCTTATTAAATACCCAAATACCAACAGTGGTTTTGATAATATTAGTATTTTTATTACCCTCAGGGCCATAACTTCCTACTGGGATATCTACTAGGTCAAATGGATTAAATCTTCTTTTATCATCAAATTCCCCAAACATATCCATTGCAAAGGATAATTTAGTACATTCCTCTTCAGTTATATTCAAGAGATATTCAATATCCTTAGGATCAGTTATTCTATTGGATTTCCGCTTTACAACTTTTATTGCCATAAAAGGTTAAACTCCTTTCATTTAGAATCTTTAAAATTATATGAATGTCTCCATAGTATATTTGGATAACTTTGACATTATATTGACAATTCTTGTCCTTAAATTTAGATGCAGATCTATAATCTATTATAAGCAAGAGTTTTTAACCCTACTGTATTATTTGGGGACAACAGTAGATTGTATATTTGAATAATATAAAAAGAACAGAAGGAAAGACTATGAGCACAGGGAATTTCAAGATTACAGTGGAAGACAAAAGCGACTTCCTATATATGGTAGAACTTAAAAAAGGGAGAAAAGAAAAGGCTGTCGAAGTAAGGTTCGGAGCTAGTATTTATAATCAAAATGATATGGTTCGTCAACGTATTATTGCATCTTATGATGTAGTTTGTGATAATATTGTAGATGAAAATTTTGTATCTTTCTTAAGAGATAAACTAGAGTTATCTTCTAGAGTTAAAAGTATTGTTCTTACTCTTAGTAAACTAGAGTGGATTATTCAGAACTATAAAGGTATTAAAAAGTCTGCAAGTTAATAATGGATTATATACTATAATTTTGATAAATAAGATTCACTAAGTACTAGATGTACTTAGTGGGTTTTATTTTCACAAACCTGTTTACTTATTATTAATTCTTTTTATTTCAAATATCATAAGGAGGAGAAAAGTTAATGGAATACAATGGTGCCAATGCATATCCAAGGAGTGAACAATTTGATTATTTCACCAAGTTTGAAATGATTAACTTTGATGAGGAATGCCGTAAAGACCTCACTAATGGCCATGGGTTTATTATTAAAGAACCCCAACCAATCAACAAAGCATTGAAATCCGATGATTCTATCTTTAGTTCTAAATATGGGAAATCACTACAAGATAAGAATCCTTACTCTAATAGATACTCCTGTAAGTATGGTTGTACTCAAGGTGCCTTCTATGCTGTTCCTGGAGATCAAAATTGGGTTTGTCCTATATGTGGTACAGAAGTTAAATCTGTTGGTGTGGATTTCACTTATTTCGGATGGATTAAAATTAAAGATGAGTTTTGTCTTATTCACCCATTACTATATCTAACAATTTCTAGTTTGATTGGTAAGAATAACTTAGAGGAGATCATTGAACCTGCTGTAGAGTTAGATGCTAATGGTCAGCCAATGACTCAATATGATAAACGTATCCTAAAACAAAAATCTAAACGTGGTGGATATGGTAAACGTAAGAAGGCATCTTTAGATACTAGATTTGCTGGTATTGGTTTGATGGGTTTTAGAGACCACTTCGATGAAATCATTGAATACTTCTATAAAAAGAAACCTGCTAAGAAGGAATTCTATGATGAAATCATGAAAGAAAGAGATAAAGTATTTATCCACTCTATTCCTGTATATACTACACAACTTCGTATTGCTAAGGTAGAAAATCATAGATTTACATTTGAATCTACTAATGCAGATTTCAACCTATTAGCAAAACTTGCTGCTACTGTAAATAAGAATAATCTCTCTATTTACAGAAATAAGAAATATCAAAACCAATTGTTATGGGATATGCAATCTAAGTTAACAAACTTAACTACAGAAATCATTGCTATCTTATCTGGTAAGAAAGGTACTCTAAGATCTATTATTTCTGGACGTACTGCATTCTCTGAACGTTCAGTTATCGTTCCTAATCCTAAATTAAGAATGGATGAAATTACATTACCATATTTTGGTTTGTGTATTTTAATGCAACAAAGACTTATTAATATTATTAAGAAATCTTATAATATTACATATGCTCAGGCATATAAGATTTGGTATTATGCATCTCTTAAAGTAGATGAGAGAGTATTACAGATTATCAATGAATTGATTAATACTAATAGAGTATCGGTATTAATCAATCGTAACCCAACTATTTTCTATCAATCAATTGTATATAAAAGAGTTGTAGGATGTACTCTAGATTATACAATGGGTATTGATGTATATACATTAGATGGGTTAGCTGCTGATTAACAAAATGGTCCCTATATATGGTAACATGTGTAGGTTAACAAGAAAATTGCTTGGACAGGCTAAAGCTATAGATGCTACAACATAATGAGCAATCATAAGTGCGAATGCTGAGGAAACTCGGAAAGAAATCTATAGATGATCTATGCTGAAATAAAAGCCTTATATTGATTTAAAGTGTCTCCATCTTTATAAGGTGCTAAGGGTTGATTACAATGTCTGATAAGCAGCTGTCTTAATAGGCTAAGGCTATTAAGAGGTTCAACGACTATTCCGTAGCGGGAAGTAGGATATAAGCATATCCGAAGCACTTGTCTCCATATATTATTTATGGATGTGAGATAGTCTGCTCTCAATTTAACGATTGAGAAGTTCATAAGAGAACTGGGTGAATTAGCGACTCACTTGAACATAAGGTTTGACGGAGATACATTAAATATTCTCATGCTTTATAATAAAGAATTTAAAGAAGCATGTGAGGCAGTATATTCTCCTAGAAATGCTTTCTGTATTTCTAGAGATGATGGTAAGATGAATCCTTCTATCAATGTATTTAAGGATATTCTTATCAATCTAAATAGTTTGGTTGGTATGGGTAGATATAAATATAACCAAAACCAATTATCCAAAATAGAAGAATTTAAATCTAAATATGGCGCTAGTGTAGAATAAGATAATAGAGATGGGATTAATTTCCCATCTCTTATTTTTTGTAAAAAATTGCTTTCAGTTATATACTATAATAATGGAATCGTATTTAAAGATTTAATCATTAAGGAGGAATAATAATGATTCATAGAAGTATTTATCAAATTCCAGAACTTCAAGATGAAATTCAATGGAATGATGAGATCACTGGTGAGTTAAGAAGTGGTATTGTTGGGAAGGTGGAGTATTTAGATAAAACCACAGCATTTGTTTATGTAATTGATTCTTTTGATCTAGAGAATAATAAACAAATAGAACCACAAACAGGAACTCCTGGACAACCTGGTTTTATGCCTGGATTTACATATGCTGATATCATAGTATTCGATGATAAACCTAACAATATGGAAGGATGGGCCAGGGATTCGATCAAAGAAAATTATGATAAATATACAGATGGTATCGACTATGATGCTATAGCAAAGGAAGGGAATTAATAATGAAGTACTATTTATATTTAGAAGCTGAGGATAAAGATGCTATTAGATTTATAATTATGGATATTGTAAATCACTATGTCGGAGGAGATATTAAATATCCAGAATATCGTCAATACTGTCCTATGGAAGCTAAGTATGATATAACTCTAACGGAAAGCAATGATTATGTCAGAACTACTTTCCATCTAAGAAAAAATTATAACGATGATAAAAGATTCAAGCTATCCAAGAATAGATATGTAGTTTATGCAAATAAAGTGTTAGGTAATAAACGTCCACAGTCTAATGAGGAAGTTTTAGATAGATTTAGAGAAATCTGTATTAACTTTGCATGCTACTATATTTACTATTTTGAAGAAGGACTAGAAATAGCACCTAAAGATTGTAACACTTATGCTAGATGGAATACCTTAAACCAACCAGTCTTCTCTTCTAATATTAGAGAAATGGCAGAAGAGTTTGTAGATAGAGTATTGTTCTCAGATAGAGGTGAAAAATAATGAAACAATGTTACATGCTCACGTCAAATGAGAAAAACTTTTTAAAGTATACTATTATTAATACTTTGAGATTGACTACTAACAGAAAAGGTGCATTCCATTATGCTACTGATGTAGCAATTACTGATAAGCCAGAATATGTATCTGTACGAATTACTATTAAAGAACTTAGTAGAAAGTATAGAACTTCGTATAACACCTTATTCCATGAATATAAAAAGCATATAGTGACTTGGTTCTATAAGAAAGAAGATGGAGATTATAATAAACTCTTACAAGAATTAACTACTAAAGCCACTGCTAATTATATGAGGTTTGAAAATAAGGTAATCTTTAAGAAAAATAATGCATCTTCTAACTATTCTACTTATACTAAACTATCTGACTGGTCTTCCGATAGAGCTGTTCAAAGAATAAAACCTAATGAGCAGATAATGGAAAATTTCCAATATGTCGTTGAATTCATGACTAATAATGATCCTAAAATATTAAATGAGAAACTCTTGTATAAAGATAACTTGAAAGAAATAGAGTTAACTCCATTCGATAAGGGATTTGAATTTAATACTACGACATAAGAATATCAAAGACCCTCTTATGAGGGTCTTTATTTTTTTTTCACATATGGGTAATACACGATCTTATTTTACTTTATAGGAGTTATAAGTTATGGCTAAAAAATATCTAAGCAGAAATGCTAGAATTGCTAAATACAAACCAAAGAAAACTGAACTTAGAGAATGGCTTAGACTTATTAAGTGTAAAGCCATAAATAATAAACTCTTCTTAGATAATGAAGATGATACCAAAGAAGATATAAAATTTGATCTATCCGATATTGGAGTTATCTATTTTAATATTAAAGAAGAACGTTCTAGCTTCTCACCTCTATATGCTTTAAAACTAATATCTACTGAAAAGTGTTATGATATCAATATTAAAGACAGTGGTGTTTATATTGTAGAATTACCTTACACTGATCTTGATGAACAATTTAGAAAAGAATATCAAGAACTAATCACTGATAAAGAATTCTTATTCGATTTCTTTGCAGATAGATATCTTCCAAATGATTATATGAATCTATTCCCTAATCATCTTGATTGGATTAAATGGATGAAGACTGAGCAATATACAACCTTCTTCTACTATGTACCAGATCAATATAATAGCCTTGGAAGATTGCATCATGATGATATCATGTTCTTTATAGAAGAATATAATACTTCTAAATTCTATGCTGTAGCTGGTAAGAAGATGTATCTCTTAGATAATATGAGATTTGAAGATGGAACTGGTTATGATACTAGAATAGAAATTATAGGTAGAGAATGTGGAGAAACTTTAGATGAATTTGAAAAATCTCATAAAAATGACCTATTATACTATTTTCCAATAGAGGATACTACTCTCTCTAACGACCCTTTAAATGATAACTAAAACAATATATCTCCTAAGCCACATTTAGGCTTAGGAGGTTGAATCTGATTTGTAAAACTATATTATTTTGATTATATACTATAATAGTGAATAGATGTGAGAATCTAATCATTGTTTGGTTTTATTTATAGGAGGAAATAACAATGAAATATTTTAAAGTATCTTTTACACAAGTAGACGCTATCAACGATTTTCTATCTGATTATTCAGAGCTTAATGTATTGGGATACAGCGATACAGAATTAACTGTATCTATCAAGGATCATGTGCAACCAGGGTCAAATAGACCCAATGGTGGTAAAGTTATTAATAACAATAGCTACCGTTATATTGAGTTAACGGTAGATAGAAAAGGTAATATCACAAGCTTTAACGGCTATGTCCAGGCTGGATATGGCTATGAAGAGTTCAGCAAGGACTCAGCATTTGCAACGCCTTTGTGTAAAAAGAACTTTATTACGATTGATGATATCAATCTAAAAGTTTTTGATTTCTTACAAAAGCAAAAGGCAGTCTAATGACTGCCTTTATTTTTTTTCTAAAATTGGTTATAATTATATACTATAATAGTGAATATAGATAAGGAGGTATGAACTATATATGATACAATCTATATTAAAAGAGATTGATGCCCATATGGGCTTGTGGTTTATACCACAATCTAATTTAGTTTTTAACGATAACAATGATATCGTTGAAATAGGTTCAATAACTGATTTTAAAGTTATTGGAATAATTGATAAGAATGATATTAGTGGTGAGAATATAACTATAGCATTCTCTCACTATGGATTAGATAGTGAGAATCTATTTATCCATCTTATCAAAGAATTCTTTTTTAATGAATTTGGTATTGAAGAGATCGTCATAAAGGAAGGTGAAGAAAATATAAATAGATCTCTTTATATTCAGGAAGAAGATGAGAGTAAATTATCTTTGATACTGAAGTTTTATGGGATTGATAAATCTCAATTATCTTCTCTAGTAAATAATGAGGAAAGAACTTATTTTGAATATGTAAAGGATAAAAATCTGTTAAGTTCTATTCTAAATATAGATAGAGAAGATATTAATATCTTAAGAGAGGTTACAACTAATAGAGTTCTAGTAATAGAACAAGTTATAACAGACTTTCTTAGGGTAAATTCTGGTAATGAAAATTATCTTACAAATCTAAAATCAATTGCTAATGAAAGTGATTGGTATTCTGAGCTAATATCATTATTAGTTCGACAAATCAATTGGAGAAATTGATATCTTTAAACTTTATTTAAATATTTAAAACTTTACTTTACAAGGAGATTAAAATAATGAAAACTAAACTTATTAAATTCGGTAAATATCTATTTGTTTTTGTAATGGTCGTAGCAGCACTTGGTAAAATCTTCGGTGGTCCATCCGAACCTAAGTCCTATGTGGATATTACAGCATATGAAATTATTTCTGAAATGGTTGATGGTGTTCAACCTGCCAGTAAGAATCAGAAGTTAATGAATTATTTGGAGAAAAATAAAGGAGTTAGAATCAGTGGGTATGTATCAGAAGTGCGTATTATTGATGACAAAGCCCTTGTTAGTGTTGCTCCATTTATGGAATATAATTTATTAGATGACAAGCAATCTCGTATGGCAAAATATGTGGTTGCTCTTGAAGCAGGTAACAAAGACGCTGACTCTGCTATGAAAAACCTTCGTCGTGGTGACTTCGTATATGCTGACTCCACTTATTTAGGTTTCGACGATGATGGACATATCCATTTTACTACTTTTAAAGTAGATCGTCAAAAAGCTGGTATTAAATAATTAGCTTGGCGTTTACAATATAATACTAATTAATTTAACTATTTAAATTTAAAGGAGATTAAAAACAATGACAAAAGAATCTATGACTATTGCTGCATTGATTGCAGAAAGTAAAAAAATCACAAAGAAATTAGAGTCTATTATTAATGATAATAACTTCAGTATCATTAATTACTACTTTGACTTCAATAAATTTATTGGAGCTCAAACTGTAGAGCAAAAAGAAGATTTAATTAAAGCAGATTTTGATAAAATCTGTGCATTGCAAGCTAGATTAATCGCTGTTAATAGTGCTCGTATTAAAGCTAATAGTGAAACATATGTGGAAGTTCCAGAACTTCTAGATATTAAACAAATCTTAGCTAAAAAAGTTGCAAGTACTGAAAAGGTTACAATTGCAAATGCAATTCTTCGTAAGAAGTATTATGTAGACTTATTAAAACTTGCAAATGCTATCATTTACAAATACAATCTTGACGTTCAAAAGAAACAAAAGTTTGATGAACAATCTATGATTGCTATTGAGCAAGAATTAGATCGCAAATTCCCAGCAGATTCTAAACGAGCTTATTCTGCAGATGATGTAGATAAAGCTCGTGAAAAAGCTCGTAAAGCAAACGAAGTAATCGTATCCGATCCTATTGGTTTAGTTGGTACAAATGCTTTGACAGAATATGCTACTCAACTTGCTGATTATATTAGTACTATTGATACAATCTTATCTGTAGCTAATGCTTCAACAGTAGTTGAGTTCGAATACTAATAATACTACTATTTAATAAATGGATTTATCTATTTGCTAGAGAGGCGTTAAAAGTATAAAGGATTTAGGAGAGCACGTTGACTGAGGACCACCGGTTCTTGGCTCTCTAAAAATATTAGAACCACAGGTCTTCATCATATAATAATATTGGAAAATAATGATTCCTCCAATGTATATCCTGTTAAGATATATATTAAAAAGATAAGATGAAGCGACACTTATCAGTTTCGGGGCAACTGATGCAATGTAGCTAGGAGATAGTGAGAATATCTCCATGAACAATAAACTGTAAACTTTAAAAAACTTTAAAAGCCCCACCCTAAACTTTTAAACCTTTAGCCCTGGCCACAGGCACTGATAATAATGGAGTGGCATTTTAAATGACAAAAGATTTAAATATTAAATCTTTAAAAGTCTAATCGAGAAAATAAATCTATACCCAACACACAAAGAGACCGTGAAGAACGGCTACTGAGTATCTAAGTCCACTTAATACACTCTTGTATAGTCGCTAACTTTAGCAAATAACAAATTCCAAAAATAATTTAAATACAATGGTGATTAAAACAATTCCTCCCAGAATTGGTTTATTCATATTATACTCCTTGATGTTAATAATATAAACATCACAAACACTTTGTTTAAATAGTCAACTTTGTTTATGTGGCTCTATTTAAATCGTTTAGAGCCTCCATTGATAAAATACAAACAACAAATAAAAATAAACCACTGCACTCAATACACTCTCTACTCCAGCAGTGGTTTATTTTTTGTTTTCATGTATTCCAGAACAGAAAAATACATCTCCAAGCTTTCAATAACAATTTCTTAAAGATGTATGTTTTTCATAATAATTTAAATCTCCTACATTATGAGCATACCTATTGTGGGTATGCTCATATTTCTATATCATCATAGAAATAGAGAAATTTAAAAAATTGAAAAAAGTGTAAAATTTTGAAAAATGAAAATTTCATGAATTTCCAATTCTCTTAATTTAACCATATAAGGTTAAATTAGGATTTTCATTTCTTTCAAAAATGCCAATCTAATATGAAAAATAATAATATATTATAAATAAAAACGAGTATTTACTTAGTACTCTACCTTTAGCATTCAAAATCGTTAGATTTTGATTCTAATGGTTAAGACTTAATAGTCTACTTGAAACCGTATCCTTACAGTAGGATTTAGACTTCGAGTATTTATAGTGGGGTACGGGGGTATAAGCAATTTTGCTACCCCTAGGGCAATTGGGAAATCGACCCTATAATAATATTTTTATTCCAAAAGGAGAAAAGAAATGGAAAATTATTTGAAACTAATACCTGTAATATTTGAAGAACTCCAAGAAGGGAATTCAATAGTTAATGATCTAGAATATGATTATGATATTCATAAGACAAGAGATACTGAATTTGGATTGACTGTAGAGATATATGATATCCTATCTGATAAAGAATTTCTATTCAATATTCCTGTAGGAGAAAAGGATTTCAATATTAAGTATATGAATAAGTTTATATCTCTAGAAGAGTTAGAAGATAAGAATCCTGATTATTATAAAGAGACTATAAAAGTCCTATATGATATCTGGGAATATTTTGATAATATAAATATGATCTGGTAAGGAGATATCAAATGTACCCATGTCAAAAGAGAGATAAATTATTCAGTATAAATCCAGATAGGTTATTAACTGAATTAGAAGTATTGGAACTAATTGAGGTAGGAATAATTCCTGATGATTGTAAAGAAACCTTCTTCTCTAAATTGAAGAAAATATTATTTGGTGGTAAAAAGAAAAAATATGATTATGATTATCATATCATAGTAGTAGATGAGGATATTCATTACTATTACGATATTAAAATCCTTCATTCATTATATGATGCAATGTTGTATTGTGATGAACTTACTAAGAATAACAAACTTATGGTATTCTTATATTCTGTTCCCAAAGGTAATAAAGAACCTCTTTGTGAAAGATGGTCTGATAGAAAGCTTATGAATATGCTATGCTGTTATAGACAGTGGAGACATAGTAAAGCTGCTAAAAGAGTAGAGTATATGAGTAAAGCTAATAAAGAATTAAGAGAGTATATCTTGAAAGAATTACCATCTAGAATTGTTGAAAGAATGTAATCTAAACCAAACAGAGAGAGGAATTATTCCTCTCTCTATCTTTTTTTATAAAAATTGGTTATAATTATATACTATAATAATGATAGCATGTATATCATTAGAACAAAGCTATCCATTATTATATTTATTTTTTATATAAGGAGATTTGAAATGAGAAGAATAAAAAAGTACTTATTAATGCAATTGAAGTTTAAACGTGGTAAGGAATATGGTTATGAAAATTGTGGTATAGATAAAGACGATATCCATTACCAACCAAAACTTATTGAGAAATTTAGTTTGGAAGATAGTGACTATATCGATTACTTAGTAGAACTTATCAAACGAAATAATTCTATTAAAGGTCGAAAATACGATACTATCTATTATTTAGTAGAAGGATCTTTCTATTATGGAGAAGATAAGAAAAAGTTTATGGATAGAGAATATCAAGAAACTTTAATGGAAGATTTCTTTGATACCGATGAATATATCTTAGCATTGGGTAAATCTGAAGTATTAAAAGGAGTTAAACCAAATAAGTTATCAACTAATATCCATATCAAATACTCCAATTTAATACAACCATATCATTATACCAAATTAGGAATCTATAGATTAGATCCAATGACATTAGATGATATTAAAGAATCGATGGACTCGTTAATGTTTGAAGACTCTACTTTTAAATTAAATTCTTCTGAAGATGAAATCAGAGATTGTTTGAAACCATTAGATTCAAAAACAATTCTCAAGTCTTTTAAAGCGTATAAGGATGCTAAACTTAAATTGTTTGAAGACTTAGCTAAACTAGTAGCTAAATTAGATGATGAAGGATTTTATAAATAAGAGGTGTATATGAATATTATAGATAAGAAATATGAAGGCCTATATATCATAATGCAACTTACATTTGCTAAAGATGGTACATATGGTCATCATGGATTATCAGATGGAGATATTATATCTATAACTCCTAAAATAGTTAAAAAAGTATTTTGTATAGATCAATCTGAATTTGATCTAATGATGATTGATATTATTAATCTTAATAATAGAGAAAATAAAGAAGATAATGATGTTTGGTTAATGCATTATTTCATCAAAGATTCTGAATACTCTTATAACAATGGTGTATTTGATGCTATTAAAGATGGTACTTTCTATAATAGAACTATGCAGGAACTGTTTATGCTCAAATTCTATAATTCAATAGAATATAGATCCGCTTTGATACAAAACAATATTCTAGTTGATATAGAAGATAAATTGAATATGGATGAAACTGTTCATCTTAGATTTAGAATAGAACCAGATAATCTTATAGAAAGAATAAAAGGATATCGTAAAGTAGATATGAAAGATATTGATGGTATAAATAAATCATTATCAATTATTGATAAGACAATTTATACTATTAAGAATTATATAAGTAATTTAGAAATAGCAAATCTAAAGCAAGATGATTCTGATAATTTGGAAAATGTTGCAGATAAGATATGTAAAGATCATAATGAATTAAAAAATCTTATTACAGATATTCAAGCTAAACTAGATAAAGAAGGCTATTATCTTGATAAAGAAACAGGAGAACGAGAAAATGACTACAGAAAATAAAAGATTTATCGTACCAAATCTTCGTAGAGCTAGAGATATCGAAAAACTTAAAGACCAATTTTGTAATGAGAAACTATTAGGTTCTATAGTTGATCTTATGAACAAAGCATCTTCTAATGAAAATAAACTGAAGATGAAAGAAGCTACTGAAAAGTTTAGCAAAAGATTCCATGATGATATTGTTAAGCTAAACAGTACTATCAATAATCAGGCTAAACCATCTGATTCAGATTCTATCTATTATATTATAGGAATTAGTTATTATAGAAACAATGCAGAATTAACTTCTAAAGATTATGTAGTATATCCTCCTAAAATCGTTAATAGTATCGAAAGTAATTATGAAAGTGCATTAAGAGCATCAATCTATACAATGGAAGAAACAGAAGATAGATTGAAAGATTCTTATATGAAACAAATCTGCTATCCTATTAAAGTAGATGAAGTTATATTAGATGGGATACAAAATGGATCTTTATTCAATAGGGAAGAAAATATAGAAAGAGCAAAAGAAGTACTAAACTCTGATGAATACATAGATGCACTAATAAGCTCTGATACTTTCAAATCTTTAGATAAAGAAAGTTTAAAAGATAGTATTTATTTATCCTTAACAGATAATTCTATTGATCGAATTAATAATAGATTGAAACAGATGGAAGATCGTCATGAAGAAGAACAAATACTAGAATCTCTAAAACTACCAACTATTAATACAAAAGGAGAACTCCATAAAGTTATTTGTTTAATGAGGAGTGTTATTGGTGAGTATAATTGTTATAGAAATAAACCTTCTGTCAATAGGATATTGGATAAATTTGATATTATGCGTAAAGAATTATCTAATATTGAAGAAGAGTTAAATGATATGACTCTTAAATCATTTATAGTAGATGATATTAATACTGAACGATAATTTATTATAAATAGGGAGATTTAAATTATGAATATTGTACAAGATTTCGAATACGGCTTCAGTAGAGAAACAGAAATAAATTATCTTATCATGCAATTGAATTTCTTTAAGAATGGAGGATATAATCAATTCATCAATTTTAGAGAAATTACTAATAATCAAAATGCATTCATTCCTAAAATCGAAGGATATGACTATGGTGATTATAAATCAGTAGTTCGTTATTGTATCAAGTTAAATGAAAATTATAGGCATGTGGTTGATAACGAATTTGAAACTATTCACTATCCTATCAAATTTACAGAGGATACATATGACGATTTAAGATCTGGTAAATTATTCTCTAGAATAATGCAAGAAGATTTAATGAAAAACTTCTTCAATTCTAAAGAATATATTGATGGATTAGCCGATATTATTAAAGAAAGAATTATTTCAGTTGATAATCTATTATCCAGTGTTCATACTAGATATAGATTAAACTTTACTCCTGATGATCTAAGGAAGCTAGGAATCAAAGATATCAATTATAACTATCTAGATTCTATTGAAGCTGTATTAAATAGCATCGATGACGTTAAGCGTTTATTAGAAGAATACAAAGAAAGAGAAATCAATGGTATCTTATATCCTTCTAAGGAAGAATATAATGTAATGAGAATTCTAGTAAATACACTAAGAATAGATCTTGGTAAAGTTATGAAGAACTGTGTTGAATGTGAAGAGAAATCTGGTTATGATAAAGATGCGGTTGTCGAAGCGTTTAAAAATATAAAAATTCCAGACGAACCCGTATTCTAGGAGGTACTATGGAAAAGTATCAATTGTATATATTACGTTTAGAAGATGCTAAGATTATTCCTTCTAAAATGTGGTTTGATAATATCTACACAGCAATGGAGTACTGTGTATTAAAAAATAGAGCTCAGGTAGAGCTTTGTGTAGAACAATACTATTATTTCTATTTCTTAAATACTTCATACTTTGATAATGATGATCAGATTCAAGATGAACTTGGAGATAGAATTAGATTCATTATTAATGAAGAAGATAAATTAAGCTATAGACTTAGATCATTGAGATCTAAGTCTTTAGAAGTTTTAGATAATAAAAACAAGGAGAATTAATATGAAAGCTACTGAAGCTATGCTAAATAGTATTGACCGTTTAATGACAGAGTGGAGTGCTGTTACTATCAATGATATGAATGATGATTTCATTTATATGAATATCTGTGATAAAGTAGATGTAGGAGCTATTCTTCCTAGTGGTAGAGTTTTGACTAATAAAGATGATAATGGTTTTAGGAGTTTAAATTTTAAAATCAAAGAGTCTGGTGAGATTATTGACTTTAGAGGATATATTAATACAAAGAATGGTTTGAATGAATACTTTGAGCTAAACTCTGTATATGCAGTTCCTCTATATAAGAAGACTCATCTTACATTAGAGGAATTAGAAAAGATTGTAACAGATTATATTGTATTGAAAAAGAAATAAAATTATAGTATTTATATCAATGGAGAATAATATTATGGAAAACAAATTGTATTTAATCTACTTATATAATTTTGAAAAGAAAACATATATAGATCAACGAATTCATTTTAATAATGAAAAAGATGCAGTCAATTATTGTTTCATGAATAATATATGCATTAATTTACTAAGTAAAGATCTATACTTCCATATAGAATATGGAAAAGACCTTACAGAAGAAGATTTAAACAAAATGCTAAAAGAGTATGCCGTTTTCTATAAAGAAATTGCATTTAAAATTTTAAGAAGATGCTACGATGTTCGGGATTTTCTAAAAGAAAAAGAAGAGTAATAGAAATGTATACTATTTATATGCTCGATTTATTGAGAACCTATCATGTTAGAAAATCTTATGAAAAATTTGAAGAAAAAGACGAAGCAATTTTATATTGTCAAAGAGCAAATAATATTGAATCAGCAATTGATTCTGGTTGGTTTCATTTCTATATAAAACCAAAAAGCTGTTTTGATGAATTTCCAAAAGATGATGAAATAATAGAAGCAGTTAAAACTCAAATTGAAGTTAGATTAAGATCAATAGCGAATGAAAAAATTATTTTGGATAAAGCTAATAAAATTTTATCTAAAATGGAAGAAGAAGCAGTTTAAAACTGCTTCTTTTTTTTTGTAAAACTCCTTTAAATCAATTATATACTATAATAGTGAAATAGATGTGAGAATCTATTATTAATCCATTTAGTATTTATTTTTAGGAGGAAAACAAAATGGAAAAAGAATTAACTTTTAAAATCTACAAGCTTGAATTAGCAACTGGTAAAATCCATGAATGTTATAGAGAATTTGAATCTATTATGGATGCAAAAAACTTCTGTTTTACATTAAATACAAATAGTGCACAATATGAAAACATTAAATGTTTTTATTTTTATAGTTCCTATAGCGATTTTAAAGCATTTAGCTCTCAAGATACCTTGAGAGATATTGCATTGAACAAGCTTGAAGTTTGGAACGATGAGTTAAATAAGCTCAAAGCCTTGTATATGGTGACTACTAAGTCATTATTGATGCAAGGTGGCTTAAATAAAAAGGAAGCAGTTTAATACTGCTTCTTTTTTTTTGTAAATATCATTATATTCAATTATATATTATAGTAGTGAATATAGATTGTGTTATAAATTTAATAGGGCCCTGTGTGGCCCTATATCTCTTTTTTATTTTTTTTTTGCTTATTTCAACCACATCTCTATAATAGCGAGGTGACCTTATGGAACAGAATGAAATTAAAGTATTATCAAATGATGATATACAAGAACTTGCAGGTAAAAAAGATCTTGTTAGATTAGAACTTAGTAAAAGTTATGAGCATAATTTAAAAACGAATCTTATTGTCCCATCAGTAAACCAAGCATATTCTTGTTGCGTAGAATATATGAGAGCTTGGTTCTTTGATAAATTTGGAGATAAATTCTTTAAGACTCAATGGTTAGATAGCGAACACATGCTAAATCCATTTAGACGTAGAAGGACTAAAGATTTAGTTGTTGTAAATAAACCAGCAGTGGTTATCACTCCTGAATTAGATATGAATTTCAATAGAGAGAATATTGATCTTCATAATATGGGTATGCTTTTATATACAAATCGTTGTACTTATAGAGATGCATGGTTTGTGGATAGAGATAAATCATTATTCATTTCTATGACTATGGAAATGCTTATGATGAACTTTAACTATAGAATGAAGTTTAATGGTAGAGGTATTCAATTAGATATTGCTAAGATGTGCCAAATGGCTTTTAGAGCTGGTGGTACGCAAAAGCACTATAATGATATAGATTATCCTCTTCCTAAAGAACTTATGAATCAATTAGCTGAAGATGCATTAGGTCTATGCATTAGAGATGGGGATATATTAAATGTAACTAGATTCTTACACTACGTTAACTCCCATTCTAGATTACCAGTATTATATAAATTTAATGCTGCTACTCATAATATGGAATACTTCCTCAAAGTACCACAGACAATTGTCCATATTAAGACAAACGAAATATCTATTGATGCTGGTAATGATATTGGTATGGCTAAGTCTGATTATGGTGTATCCTTTGATACTAATGTGAGATTCCCAACCCCTAAATTCTATGCTTATTATTCCTTAAAAGTTAGAGACAATATTCAATGTACTACTCTTGATAAAGCTTCTGCTTTAACTTCATTAATGAATGCATCTAGAATACCACCTCATAATGAAAAGGGATGGCAATGGAATATCAAATCTGAATATGAGTTTACTGATGAAAAAGAAGTTCAAGATATTAAAGATGGTAAACTTATGAAGATTAAATTTGATGGATTGATTGGTGATCTTAGAGATATTATAGATTATACTAAATCTATAGCTATTTCTCCTGAAGTATTCTTAGATATTAAGATCTATAACTCATTTGAGTTTGTAGATACTGAGATTGATTGGATAAACTTCGAAATCAAATTTAAACAACCATTAAAATCTACAATGTGTTATTTTATAATCTATATAGATAATAACTACTTGAATGAACACTTGACTCAATTGAGAGGATATATGGAACAACGTGTAAATCCTTCTCATAATGAAATAGGTCCAGAATTATCTCATGATACTAAAACTATGATTTGGTAAAATAACCCCTAGAGTCATATTAGACTCTAGGGATATCTTTTTCTAATAAATGATATAATTATATACTATAATAGTGTAGAGTATGAATAAACCCCCACATAGTAAGTACTCCTACTATGCGTTAATATACTAAAACACCCCATATTAATATATCACCACTCCACACCCCCTTGATATATTAATAACTAACAACCAACCATTCATACTCTACACCCCCCATTTTATAGTTTACGACGTTTATCAGATAATTCCTTATGAGGTATAGAACCATTATGTAGCTAGAATGAATTTGATAAATTAAGTACTATAGATTAAGGCGCATATGCTTTAATCTAGAACATTAAAACAGGTTTTGTAGCCAAATTTAATAATTTTTTGTAAATTGTAAGGAGAAGTACAACAATGGCAGGAAAAGTTATTGATGTAAATATTGCAGAACAATCTCGGCAAGATTTACAAGACTATGCTATCTATGTAGCAAGAAACCGTGCTATCCCAGAAATGGTTGATGGTTTAAAACCAGTTATTCGTAGAATATTATGGTGTGCAGCAAATGACTTTAAAGGCCAAGGATTTATTAAGACTTCGAATATCATGGGTCAGGTTATTCGTAAATACAATCCACATGGCGATGCATCAGTTCAAATGGCGATCAGAAATATGATCAATGACTTTGCAACCAAATATCCTACAATGGAAGGCTCTGGTTCTTGGGGTTCTAAAGCAAATCCTAATCCAGCAGCTCCACGTTATACAGAGTGTAAAATTAGTAAATTTGCAGTAGATGTATTTGCTAGAGATATCTATGAAGATAGAAACTCTACAGACTGGGCTGATAACTATGATAAAAGAGCTGAAGAGCCATTATATCTCCCAGCAAGAATACCAGCATTGTTAGTATTAGGACAAGTTGGTATTGCCGTTGGTATTAAATCATCTATTCCATCTCATAATCTAGGAGAAGTAATCGATACTACTATTGCTTTGATGAAAGATCCTAAACATAAATTCTGTTTAATTCCAGATGAATGTATGTCTTGCGAATTGTTAGATACTGATTGGCAAAAGATTAATGAAACTGGCAATGGTACTTATATTGCTCAAGGTATTATTGAGACTGGAGAATATCAAGGTCACCCAGCATTGTTTATTAAATCTTTACCAGACTTCACTTATTTTGATTCTGTAAAAGATTCTATTGTAAAGTTAGTAGAAACTAATAAGATGCCATATATCCATGACCATATCTCTAGAACAAAAACAGTTATGGTTAAAGGTGAGCGTATTACAAACTTTGATGAAGTAATCACTCTTAAAAAAGGAACTGATCCTAACTTCGTTAAAGAATACTTATATGCCAATACAGCTATTAGACAAACACGTCAAGTACGTCTTATCGTAATCAAAGACAACAAACTTTGTTCTATGAACTATAGAGATTACTTGCTAGGCTTTATTAATTTCCGTCGTATGACAGTAACAAGACGTTTAAACTCTTTACTTCAAAAATATAAGACTTCTATTCATGAAAGAATGTTCTTATTACAAGTTCTCTCTAAGAAGAAAGAATTAGATGCTATCATTGCTACTATTCGTAAACAAAAGACTACTGATAATCAAGCATTGATTGACTTCATGGCTGATAAGTTAAAGATTACAAATCTTCAAGCTAAGTATCTATTAGAAACTGGATTGAACAGACTTACTGAAGGACATAGATTGCGTTATGAAAGAGAATTGAAAGAGCTTGAAGCTAAAGTAAAGCAAATCATGGATATTCTACTTCATACTAATAAGATTGATGAACTCATTATTCAAGAAATGTTAGAGATCAAAGCTAAATATAATACTAAGCGTATGTGTCGTATTATCTCTAAATCTGAAGCATCTGGTATCGCTCCTGGTACATTCAAGCTAGTATTTACTAAGAATAACTATATCAAGAAAATTGGTGAGAATGAAGAAGTAGGTTATTTGAATAAAGATGAAGTAAACTTTGTTATCAAAGTAGAGAATGATGAAGATGTAATCATATTCTCTTCTATGGGTAAAGTATTCAAAATGCCAGTTCATAAAATTCCAATCGCAGCCAAAGGCTCTAATGGTGTAGATATTCGTGTATTAAATAAATATGCAACTTCTAATATTGCTTGCGCAGCTAGAGAATCCACTTTAAAGAAATTGGTTGATTCTAAAATGCATAACTACTTATTCACTGTAAGTAGAAAAGGATTTATCAAAAAGATTGATATTGCTGATATCTTGACAGCTCCTCCATCTGGTATTATTTACAGTAAACTTGATGAAGGTGATTATATCAAAGATATTTTATTCGGCCCAGATAAGATGGATCTATTAATCTATTCTGGTTCTAAAGTTCTTCGTATAAGTTCTAAAGAAGTTCCATATTTGAAACGTTCTACTAAAGGTAATAGAGCATCCACTGCTTCTAGTCTTATTGATGGTATGAGCTTTGTGTTACCTCAAGCTACTAGTTTAATTGCAGTAACTAAAGATGGTTATGTAAATAAATTATCTTTAGATATTATTAAACGTTCTAACAGAGGTAAAGCTGGTATTAAAGTAATCAAACTTAAGAAAGATGATTCTATCTTAAATATCTGGCCTTGTGCAGAAGATGCAATATTGTTATCTTATCAAGGTAGAAAGAATGAAGAAATTCCAGTAGCTACTATTAAAGAAGGAAGTACTATTGGATCTGGTGAAAGATTATTGAAATCTCCGACTAGAGTCGTATTAACTTATCTTTAAGAATAACTAATTTAGGATATGGATTAATTTCCATATCCTAAATATTTTTTTGGTTATATACTATAATGGTGATGAGGTAGTAGTATACAACTAACATTGAACTACTCATAGTAAACAACTAACATTGAACTACTCATAGTAAACAACTTTGTTTTAAAACTCGATTTGGGTATATCATCGGTAGAAAACTGACTCCCTAATAATAGCTTTACGACCGATGATATGTGTAAAATTAAAAATATTATTTCATACTAATCCTAATACAAAATGCTAGTATGAGCTTTTCTCGCAACAAAATTTCTCTATTGTTTTTGTAGGTTGAAGTATGAACATGGTAGAGAAGCCTTTCTGAACAAATAAATATAACCATTAAAAGAAAGCTCATAATAGATTCTCACTGAAACTTTGTTAAAATAAAATCTATAACTGTATCTAACACTAAAACCAACAGTTATAGATTGCAAATAACATTATTTGATATAATACTATGAGTTCCCTTATAACAACAATTACAATCCAAACAAATCATATTATACTACTATCTCATCTTTCCCAATGAACACTCCTACTAGCTTCCCACTAGTAGGAGTATCTTCATTTTATTTCTCCTTATTAAAATAAAGAGGTACCCCTATACCTCTTTATTTTTTTTTATCAAATGCATAAATTGAGTATAGGAGACATTCATATAATTGGATAGGAGGTATGCTGAAACAATGCCTAAAAAACAAAATTTTAATACAGAAGCTATTCTTAAAGGAGTCTATCCTATTATAGAGAATAGTATGAATAAGAATATGATGGCATGGAAGAGATGTATGTCTAGCTTTATTCAAAAGAGAAATGAAATGCTCTTCGATACTATGCCTTGTGATAGAATCTTGTATAGAGACAATGATAAAGAAGAACTATATCAAGCTCTAAAGATCACTATGAATCAAATTAAAGAAAAGATGCAAGATACTTATTATGCTAGTATTCTTCACTTTAAACCAAACTCTGCTAAAGATGATCTAACTATAGTAGCTCTTTGTATTGTTAGATACTTTTCTTTAAAGAAAGATAAAAAGAATTTAGAATTAGCCAATATATACTTAGCTTTCTCTGCTAAGTTCTATCCATTGGTACATTATGAATTCTTTAAAACTGTAGCTCCGTCTAAATATAGGCACGTTATGGAATACGTCATCAATAATAAGCTTTCCCAAAAGTTTGATCTAAAATCTAAGGGAAGCGTTATTGGTGCTGTAAAATCTATTAATGATACTTGGGCTAATTCTTATACAAAGATGCTTAAAGATTTCGATGATGAAGAAGTTGTATATGTGATAGAGCAATTATATAACCGCATCAAATCTTTCATGAAAAATATTGCTACTCTTTATTATGAAGCATATAAAAAGAGAGAATATATTACTTATGAAAAAGACCAAATCCCTGAAGAAGGATCTGGTGATAGCACTTTCAATTTAGCTACTAATGATTCTTTCAGATTGCAACAATATGTAGAAAAGACAATGGAAAGAATCAATACTTCTCAGGTAGACTATAAAACTTGTACTATGTGTGCAGATGCTAATGTAAAGACTGAAGAAGTTAGAAGTATCTTTGAAAGTATTTTCAATAATGGGAATAATGTTGCTCTTGTTAAAGAACTAATCACTCTTATGATAGCATCTTATATGGTTCAAGCTACAAATAAAGATGTAGCTTCTATAGCCTTCTTTAAATTCTCTACTCAAGTAAAACCTAATACTAAAGATGAAACTCTTATTAGGATTAAAGATATTATAGAAGAGATGCTTAATGATAACTCTTTACAATACAGAAAGAGAAAGCATAGGGTTGCTACAAAATTATCTTACCAAAAAGCTTTCCTTAAATATTTTGCATTTATGATTATTAACGCTAATAAATAGAGGTATATGATGATTCCATTAAATGAAGTTTACTTCGGTAAAACAAATGAAGTTCTTTGTATTGAAGATCTTCTTATTAAACTTAAGAAGAAATATGCTAAAGATCAACCATTAAAAGATTATAAGACTTTCAAAACTATGGTGAAAGACCCTATTCTGAAAACTATTGAAAAACAAATCGGTGAAGCATTTGGTTTTAATGGCGTAATTCTTACAATCAATCCAGATCCTACAATTAATGCTTACACTATTCCATTTGTATTAGATAGAATGAGTGATAAAGCCTATGACACGAATGACAAAGAGCATGAGTTGGATAATCTTAAAAACTACGTTTCCATAACTTCTCGTGGAGCTAAATTTGATAAGAAAAGATTCCCTGTAAATCTTTTGGTTTGTTTAAATCTTGGTGCTATCTTTACTAGCTATATTACTATTCCAGAACTTATGTCTTTTATTCTTCATGAAATTGGGCATACCTTCTCTAAAGCTATTCTTGATAGAAATACTAAATATGGTAAAGTAGATGAAAAGTTCGCAGATCAATTTGCAGCAATGTATGGGTACTCTTCTGAATTGTCATCTGCATTTACTAAACTTGGACCTCAAGAATATAAGATCACTAAGACTTTAAAACAAGTTCCTATTGTAAATATCTTAGTTGGTATTGGTAAGATTATGGATGATCTTTCTATGAGAGCAAATATCTATGATCCTCATCCTTCTAACCGTAAACGTGTTATCTATCAAATCGAGCAAATTGAGCATGAGTTGAAAAATACAAAAGACCTAGATCCTAAGATTCGTAAAGAATTAGAAGAACAATTGGAAATTTGTAAACAGCAACTAGACAAATTCGATACTCCTACTGAAGATGATACTGTAGCTGATAAGATGCTTAAGTATTATAATAGAAATCTTACTAAATACCATGCTGGTGAAAAAGATACTGATGAAGTAATTGGTAAATATGGTAGTACAGATTTGATTAATCAACGTCTTGAAGTTCTTATGAGAAGAAGAAAGAAGAAATAGTCTATGGCAAATATCAAAGAAGTTAGAAAGAAAGTAGAAGAAAGAATCTACAAAGTATTTGATATGATTGATAAGACTGGTGCTAATACGGAATATTATAAAGCTAAGTTTGCTAAGATGAATGACAAACAATTCTATGATTTCTTTGATCAAGACTTTCCTTTAAAATTCCAATCTAAAGTATTTGAAAACGATCCAAAGATTGATCAAATCATGGATGCTTTGCATTATATTAACGTACCAGTTGAAGAAAAGGTTAGTATGCCTTTCTTATATAGAAATAAGGATGGTGTTCCAGTTAAATCTCAAAATGTATTAGTTCTATACATGACTTTGAAGAGATTGAAACAAATGGTTCAAAAGAAAACTGGCTATTCAGTTAATATCTCTAAACGTGATTATAGAACTGGTTTGCTTATTGATACAGATAAGAATGGTAACTCTACAGATAGAGAATTTGAATCTATGGTAACTTTAGATTTACCAGATACAATGAAAGAGCTTGCAACATATCGTGCTGATGCTATGAATGCTAAATCTAAGTTCTATAACCAAATCAACACAACTGGTATGGTTAGTCAGAAAGATGTTCCTGTAGAGAATGATGATTCTCTTGCAAGAAATCTTATCTCCTCTTATCTATTAGGTGCTCATATCAATTCTAACTTAGTTAATACTGAAGACTACTTACCTAGAACACTTAAGAAACGTAATACAGAACAATCTGGTCTTAAGAGGGAAGGTTAATTTTCAGTATAAATATATACTATAATAATGAGATTAGATTATGACTAAATAGGATACATTAAATAATCAATCTCATTCTAGGTTAGATTTAAAAGGAGGAATCAAAATGTGTAAAGAAAACGAAGAAAAAGTTTATTCTTTAACAGAACAAGGCGATTTCGGTTGTGGGGCAACTGAATTATCTAAAGAAGACGCTGATAAAGTTAAAGAACAACAAAAAGACAAACAATAAAATATTATTATTTTAAGCAATGACTATAATACTCACTCATAGCATTCATTGCTATGAGTGATTGTTTTGACTAAGAAAGGATGGTTGAATTTGTAATGGAATATAAAGAAATGAGACCACAAAAGACTAAGATAAGAAAAAAGAAGAAAGATAAAAAAGCAGCAGCAATAGTATTGGGATTCTTGCTATGCTTTGCAATTTCCATTATAGCTAACATTTATTGTGTTGCTAAGATTCGTTATTTAGAAACTCAAGTAGGAGAAGTATCTTTAAATGTAGATAAGAACTCAGAAACAACAAATGCTATATTGAATACTCTAAATGATATGAAGACAGAACAAAAAGAGTCTAACAAGAAACAGCAAGATAAATTAGACAAGATGCAATATTTAAGACAAGTATCTATTTCAAATTTAAAGTCTAGTGGTCTTAACGGAGATACAGACCTAGCGGCTAATAAGATTATTACAACAGATGATATGAATAAAATCATCGATAATTATGCCTCCCACGTTTCAGGCGGGACAAAATTTCAAGGGCATGGAGATATTTTCATAAAAGCATCTAGAGAATCGGGATTGAATCCTATTTATATTTTTGCTCATGCAGCTATCGAATCTGGTTTTGGTAATAGTATCCTTGCCAATGACCGTCATAACTATTTCGGTATAAACGCAGTTGATGCAGATCCAAATCAAGCTCATTCTATGGGATCTAATATGGAAGATGGTATCATAAATGGAGCGAAGTGGATCAAATCTAACTATTATGACAAAGGGTACACTACATTAAATAGAATGAAAAGCGGCGGGTATGCTACAGATCCTAATTGGATTGCTAAAATTACTAGTGTCGCTAATAATTCAATTTCATACCTTTAATCCTAATTTAGTTATGGAGGTTAGCCAATGTTAAATGCTAAATTTATTGGTGTAGGTGCTGCTGGTAATAAAGCAGTAATTCGTTTATTAGAAGATGGTATCATTCAAGATAATTCTTGTTTACTTTTGAATAGTACTCTTGCAGATGTTCCAGAAAAGTATAAAGAATTCGCTATTGAATTCGGTGATACTAAAGGCTGTGGTAAAGAACGCGACCTTGCAAAAGATATGATTATGGATGCATTAGCAGATCATACAGTTAATCTTGATGCATTAATGGATCCAGATGATCGTATGGTTATTATTGTATCCTCTTCTGAAGGTGGTACTGGTTGTGGCGCTTCTTCTGTTATTGCAAGATATATGAAAGAAGTAGTTGGTGCTAACGTGCAATTATTCGTATTTACAGGTTTTGAAGATGACGTTCGTGGTCTTAAAAATACTGTAGATTGGTTCCATGATCTTTCTGAAGATTATATCGTTCAAGCTATTTCTAATAAATCTTTCTTAGAAGAAGCTGAAGGTAATCGTAAGAAAGCAGAAGAGTTAGCAAATAGAGAATTCTCTAAACGCATCTCTACTCTATTAGGTCAAAATATTATTGCATCTGAAAACAATATTGATGATACAGATCTTTATAAGATTGATACAACTCCAGGCTTCATGACTATCGAACACACTGTATTAAATAAGATTCGCAGTGTAGAAGATTTTAATAAAGCATTGGAAAATATGGTGCTAGATACTCACAGCTTAGATAACGAACGCTCTGCTAAACGCATCGGTATCATTATTAACTGTGGTGAAAAGACTCAAGGCTTTATCGATCAAACCTTTGATGTTCTTAAAAAGAAATATGGTACACCATATGAATTATTCTTACATATTCAAAATTACCATGATGAAGAATATGTAGATATCATTGTATCTGGTATGAAGATTCCTTATGATGATATCAAGAATACTTATAATAAGTATAAGAAACAAATGGAATCTATTGATATGAATCAAGACAGATTCTTCAAACATAGTTTCGATACTTCTGCTGCTAATACTTTAGATATGAATTCTAAAGTTAAACGCTTTACAGAAACTGATACTAGAAAACTAGCAGCTTCTAGATCTAACTTCTTCAGCAAAATGGGTAAGAAAGCCGAACCTGCTGGGAAAGATAAAGAAGTTTCTGACGAATTATAATATCTATTTGGAGGACTAGAATGATAGATGAAGATAACTTCTATGCAATTAGTAATACTCTAGTAGATTCTGGTCCAACTATATTAGCGAAACGTCTGAGTAACCTTGATCGGTTACCAGACGAGTTCGCATATAGACTGGTGAAACAAGAGTATAAATCTTTTTTATCTTATATTGACAGATCTGAGGAATTAAGCTTCCTTAAATCAAATACTAGATTTTTAACTTATCTAATCCAAGTTTGTATGGAAGAAACACTTAGTTATGAGGATCGTATCTATTGTAATAATATGATCTATAACATGTTTCCAGTAAACCAATATATTGCTAAGTTGTATACTTTTTTGAGTACTGTTGTAAATAATAATATGACTCATAAGATTATTAATAATTGTGAATTTAATCAAGTATCATCTTCATATATTGCAGTAGCTAGAAAGTCTTCTTTCAGACAAGATGAGAATATTATTAGATTAAATTCAGCTATTATTTGTATAGGATTGGATCCATCTAATAATATTTCTGTAGATAAGATCATTAAATTATTTAGCACTATCTATACTAATATAAGAGACTTAACAGAGTTATTCTTGAATATTCTTAAAGATAATTATGTTTATCAATCAGATGATGATTGGATTACTCCAGAGGTAATCTATATCTCTAATTGTATAAATAGAGCAATCCTTACTATTATAGAATCTCAACCAGAACCTGTTATAGAGGAAATGATGCTAAGAGCATACAATATGATTAGTATTGAATCATTAGATCATACAGATCTAAGATTTAGCTTAAAGGATATTGATAAAACAATGTATCCTAAGATTATATCTGTCTTAAACAACTTAACTAAAAAAGAAATATACTTTAATTTCTAATAGCAAGGGTTTAATTACCCTTGCTATTTTTCTTTTGTAGAAACTTATAGAGTTTGAGACACAATATTATATTCGCAAATATTGTGAATTTATAGAGGAAATTAAGCAAGAAATGTAAGGAGGAAAACGAAATGGCTGAAACAAACAGCATCTTAGAGCAAATGTTTAGAGACAAAGTGTCTAAGATGGATTATAGTATGAGCCAAGAAGCCAAAGAAGATACAGGGTATCCTACTGGATTTTTAAACTTTGATTATCTCAATGGCTTCATTAACGATCAAAAAACATCTGATGGTGAAATGAAACAATACTTCGTATTAGGTATCACAGATGGTTCCTATAATGTATTAATTGGTAATACAGGTTGTGGTAAATCTACACTTGTAACACAAATTGCTGCTAATATTGCTAGACAATTTAAAACTACCACTATCTTTGAAGATAATATCGAAGGTGGTATGACTACTGCTCGTCGTAGATCTTTATCTGGATTCTCCTTGGAAGAATACAATAAAAGATATATCGTTCGTAATACAGGGGTTACAGCTGAAAACTTTTATGAACGTATCAAAATGATTCATGACTTAAAAGTCGGAAATCCTGAGAAATTTTTATATGATACTAAGAGAAATGATGTGTATGGTAATCCTATTATGAAATTAGAGCCTACCATCTATATCCTAGACTCTATCCCAATGCTAATGCCTAAAGAATATGCAGATGATGATGAATTAGCTGGCAAATCCTCTGGCGCTGCTACAGCTCAAATTCTAACCCGTATCTTTAGACAAATCATTCCACTTCTCAAAGAAGCTAATATCATTCTATTTGGTATTAATCATATCTTAGAAGAAGTTCAAATGACAATGTTCCCTAAAGCAAATCCTGTTCCTTATTTGAAACAAGGTGAACGTTTACCTAGAGGTAGATCCGCTACATATGTAGCTAATAATATCATTCGTTTAGATTCTAAAACTAAATTGAAAGCTGATGAAGGGTATAAAGTAGAAGGTTCTATCGTAGAAATCTCTTTAGTTAAATCTCGTTCTTCTGGCAAAAAACTTGGAGCTAGATTGGTATATGATTTTGCTAATGGTTTTGACCCATGGTTATCTTTATTGGAAGATTTAAAAGCAAACAAACTCATCTATGGTGGTGGGGCATCATTATCATTTGATATAGATAAGGTTCATAAATTCTCTTATGGTACTTTTAGAGAAAAAGTCTTATCAGATCCTGAATTTAGAGGAGCTTTCTTAGGGGTAGTTCTTGATCGATTGAAAAAGATTCCACAACCTATTCAATTAGCGGAAGAATCACACACTGATGAATTGTTATCTTCGGATGCTCTCTACGAAGTCTAAACAATATATCGGCTATATACTATAATTATGAGGCTATTATCTCTCTAGCCTCATAATTGTTTTCTTTAATTATAGGAGTGGAAGAAAAATGAAGAATGTTAGTATTGAATGCGAGTTCATAACCATCGAGGAATTAAGGGAAAAATGTGAGAACGGTTTAAAAGATAAATTAACTAGTTCTGAATTGGAAAAAATGAATAATTACAAAACAGCCACATGTTTATGCATTCCATTAGAAGATGAATGCTCAGATTATTCAGACGACGATTCAGTGGATGATAAGCTGAAACTTTTGATTGTCTCAGGGTCTAAAGACAATACAACTTTCCAATCAATCTCGAACGGTTTACGGGGGACGAAAACAATTATTTCTAATATCTATCCTGATAGTGAAGCTACTCTCCTTCATATCATGGTGAACTATTCTTACTTATTCGATTATATCGAATCTATCTCTAAGGAAGATATTAAGATTATGATTGGTCTCTTATATGACAACTATAACACTCGCTTGGTATTAATCTAAAATTAAAGAAACTTAGGGGATTTTCATATGAAAACAACTAACACAACCTTGAGTCTTGCAAAAGACATTGAAGCAATTGAAAAGCGATTGCCGAACCACGAGTACACTCTTTGTAAAGGTCTTAAACAACCTTTCAACAACACAAACTCTGGTTCAAGAAAAATCATGCAAGGTATTCAAATGGAGCAAATTGCTCAGTTGTTAGAACCAGAAGTACCTATCGTATCTACTGGATATGAAAACCAATTCGGTGAACTCAGCTCTAATTTTATTAGGGCTGAGCATAACTATAAGGTTATTGCCAAGATATCTAAATTTAGCAATGATCCTAATAGACGCTATTGGTTAATTCTATACAACAAAGCTCTAAACGAATTAACTTGTATTGAACGTATTGATTACAAACACATTACAGAATTCTATGGTTACATCTACAACAACGATTATTTAGACAGCCTCACTCCTGGCAAAACAATTCACAAAGGCGATGTGATGAAGAAAACAATATCTTATGACGAATATAATAATCGTGCCGAAGGTGTAAACTTATCCACAATGTATGTAGCTTGTGAGTACGTTAAAGAAGATCCTATTGTTATTAGTGAATCTGCATCTAAACGCTTTATTACGCCGTTAATAGATAAAGTAGAAGTAAAGATCAATGATAATGATATTCTTCTAAATCTCTATGGTAGAGATAAAGAATATAAAACCTTCCCAGACATCGATGAAGATGTAAAGAATAATATTCTTTGTGCTGTTCGTAGAGAACTCAAAGATGAAGAAGCTTTATTTACTCAATCTTGGGAAAGATTGAAAACCACTATGATGAACGATAAAGAATACATTGTAGAAGGTAAAGTTATTGACATCGATGTTTACTGTAACAATCCTGAGAAACTAGAAAACTCTCTTTATAATAATCAAATAAAAAGATATTATGATGAGACTATTAGATTCTCTAAAGAATTTGTTGTTGCAGTAAATCCTTTGATCTATGATCAAACTACTGGAGAAAGAAAAGATATTAATATATCTTACGATCTCCAAAAGATGTTGTACAACTGTGATGCAGTCGTACATGGAAAACAATATATCAGTGAAAAGGTTTTCAACAATATCACTATGGTTGTTTATATTCAACAAAACAAACCTCTTCACAGTGGTGATAAGATTACAGATAGATATGGTGGTAAAGGTGTTATTTCTAAAGTAATGCCTGACTCTATGATGCCTCATTATTTAA